AAGGGTGGGAAGATAATCGTATAACTCATTGGATGCCTATGCCTAAACCACCAAAAATAGATATATAAAAGACTGATTTTATTAAGGAGAAATGTTATGAGCTATAAAATTACTGAAAATGATGCAAATATAGTTATTGATGCTTTACATGAATATCAGTTTGATAATGATTTTTTTATAAATAAAGTCAAAAAAGCATTAACTAAATATGATGAACTGAAAGAAGCTTATATTGAAGAAAAATTACAAAGATATAAACTAATTGTTCCCAATGATAATTGTCCTTATATGTATTTTAATTTTGATAATGGTGTTGAATGCGGAGAACTTGATTGCCCTAAATGTAAATATAAATTTTTTCAGGATATCGAAAAAAAAATAAGAAGACTTGCTGATGAGCAGTTTTAATAAAAAAATTTAATAAAAAAATTTAATAAAAAAAGAGGTAAAATTTTATGAATTATCACATTTATCAAACAGATGCAGATTATCGCTTTCGTGGATGGGATGATATAACTAAAATTAAATTTAATTTTGCAGATTATCATAGAGTATATTATGGAAATATTATAGATGATTATACTAAAGATGATAATAAAATTTTGGAAGAGTTATACGAAACATTTAATATAAATCATCCTAAAGATTATCATGCAAGATCATTGTCTGTAAGTGATGTTGTTAAAATTGTAAGAGATAATACAATAAGATATTATTATTGTGACAATATAGGATGGCAATTAATATCATCTGAACAAATGTCAAAATAAAAGTCACATTTTAAAAAGGAGTTAATTATGCAAAAATTGATTGATATTTCAGGTAATACATATGGATTTCTTAAAGTTATTTCCTTCTCTCATATGGGTGAACGTAGACGGAGTTATTGGAAATGTAAATGCCTAAGATGTGGAAAAGAAGTTGTCCTTAGAAAAGATGATTTTATTTATCCTTATAGCAAAGTTAAATCTTGCGGATGTTGGCATGTTGAAGAAAGTAAAATAAGAGCTAATAAACAAAGAAATAAAAATACAGGTAAATTTCAATCTACTAATAATATAATGGGGGTATCTTGTATATGAACGATCTTGCAATAATTATGTCAATTATGTATATAGGTGTCACAAGTCTGATGGTATTTTTTGTCTGGGATGGTTTTACATATTTAAATCCTCAAACTATCTATGATAAAACTAAACTAAATTGGTTTGGAACACTATTGGTTACTTTGTTTATATATGTTGCCTTACCTCATATAGTTTTAGTTTATTGTATTGTTGAGTTATGTACCATGGGTAGAAAGAAAGAATAAAATTATCATTTTATGTTATATGCCCTCCAGAAGCTACAGAATTCGATTTTAGACACTTTATCATTTTTCTGGACAAACTATATTCCTGAATGATAAAATTGAAATTTCGAGCTTTTAAAGCTATTAGAAAGGATGTGTTATTTATGTATGAATATAATACAATTTATATATCAATCTATGGTTTTTATTTATTTGTATCAGCACTTGTGATTATATGTAAGTGTTCAGATTTATACTTTTTTAACCCTATTAGAAATTATAAAAAATGGAAATCTCTTAATTTCTTAGGTGTTGGATTTTTTACAATATTACTACATATTTTATTTCCACATATGGCTATTATATATTGGATTTATGTATTGTTTACTTTTGGTAGAAAAAAGGAGAATGAAAATGAGTAAACTTTATGCTGATGATTTTAATTATATACAATCAGAATGTTATGGCACTCTTGTTAAATTAGAAGAAATTAATAAAATGATTGAATATGGTGCTATTTCTATTGATAAAGATAAACTTCAAGAATATAAATTTGATACTACTGTATTCTATAATAAGGAAAGATATACTCGTGATGAAGCTTTTCAGTTTTGGAAAAATAATAAATATATTTAGTAGAAAATCAAACAGATAAAAAGGAAGAAGAAATATGAAATTTGTAAGAGACACAAATAGAATTTATACAGTTATGGATTTTGAAGATGGAGAAGAAATAGAATTTGCATATGCTCCTGATAAACCCTCTGCAGTAAATAAAGGATATGAATGTTGGAAAAGTAAAGTTGATGGTAGAATTAGATTGTTAACTCAGGAAGATATTAATAGGTGTAAAAAAGGAGAATAATAATGACTGTTCATGTTTATATGTATCCTAAAGAAAAAATAAATTATGATAAGTTTTTATTCGAAAATTATTATCTTGGATTATATAAAACTTATTATAAGGTAGGATCTGTTAAGGATTATTACTTAGACTATAGATTATATGATAAAGAAGATGATGTTATTGCTTCTATAAGTAAAAAAAATTTCTTTTTAAAAATTCAATAAGGAGATTGATTATATGTATAAAGTAGAAAGAATGGATGTTTGCATTTGTGTGAATTCTTCATATGATTATTATTTGCAAAATGTAAAAGTTATAAAGGTTAATTATGATAGAGATGATATTGTTTCTGTAAAAATACAAAGACCTGTATTATCAAAAGATCCTTGGGGTGGTCCTCGTATTTATTTTCATTATGAAACTATTATATGGGATACTTTTAAAATGGATTTTAAATTACTAAATTTAGAATAAAGGAGTTTTATATGATTACTAATATTAAAGAAAATGATATCATTATATGTGTAAGACCATATACTGTTTATGATGATTATGATTTGTTCCTAAAACCTTTAATAGTAAAAGAAATTATTCATGAACCTCACGATTCATATATAAAACAAGTTGTATTACAATCTGTTAAAACATATCATAAGTATCATAAGCCTTTATATGGACATTTTTCAATGACAGATACTCATTATTTATCTTTTTCTGACATTCAGGATAACTTTAAAAAAATTAATTTGGAGGAAATTCTATGATTGATAGATTGATTTATTGTAACCTTGGTCACGTCTATAATGTGACTGATTATTTTAATTATCTTACACAAACAAATCAAATTGTAGGTACTAATGATTGCTATAAGTATGGATATTTTATAGCTCATGATGTTTGGGATACTCATATCTACAGAATTCAAATTGGTCTTAATTCTAATTATGAATCTGAACCTGATACTAAAATAATTGAAACTTATAATATCCCTCATGAAGAATTGATTGAATTCTGTAAAGAAGAATATAATGTATCAATTAAAAAAGATATAGATCTTAGAAAAGCTATAGATGCTTTAATTAAACGTATTGGATTACATAAACTCCTTAAAATTATTATTAATTACGATTATTCTAATGGCTTCGATAATTGGGATGTTGATGAATTTAGATTTAATACTCCTCTCTCTGAATTGATTTCACTTATAGATGGAGGATATGGTATTACTAAAATTGAATTGGATGGTGATTTGTATGAATGATAAAACTTTGAAAATTATTGCTGTTTGTAAAGGTTGGGGACATTATACTGATGAATCTTCTACCCTTGAAGCTCTAACTAACTTTTTCTCTGATTTGTATGGACATCCTACTCATTTTTATACTTATGAAGAAGTTGAAAGAATTATGCGTAATGCTCTTTATGATTATATCGATCATTGCGATAGACCATCTGATGTCTTACGTGATATGTATAGTATGGCTGATTTCGATGAATCTCAAACTCTTGTAGAACGTATTTATATGGTTTTCGCTACATCTATGGTCTATGAAGCTTCTCTTGAACCAAAATTCTGTAATGGATTTGATGAACGCTTTGATGTTATTTGTGATGAATTGAATAAGAGGTGTTGATTTGTGTTTTTGATTATTATTACTATTACTTTAATTTGTTTAGTTATTCTGGGATTTTTTACATATAATTATTTTATAGCTGCATGTTGTCTATATGAGGATATAAAAACTGCAACACAAGTCCCTGTTACTACTAATATGCAGTTGCAAGAACAACCTGATGTTTCAAAAGAAATAACATCTTGTGATAAGCTTTTTAAATATGCTATAAGATTATTTATTGCTTTCTTGATTGCTTTGGTTGTTAATGTTTTTACTATATTTTATTTTATTTTTATGTGAGGAGATGATTTTTTATGACACTTTTATTGGTGACTATTTTTATAACATTTGTTTGTTTTATTATTTGTTTAGCTTTTTATTCTATCAATTATGGTAAATATAGTCAATGCTCTTATGATAAAGCTACTCATCTTGCAGGAAGTATATTCTTTCTTGTTCTTTCAATAATCTTTGGACTTAGTACTTTTATTTTGACTTTTCCTACTTTTGATTATATAATAAATTTTTAAATTAGAACCACCTTTATCTTTGTGAGTTATCCACTTCTTACTCTTTCTCCTTAGATATTAAAGGTGGTCTCTTTTTTATACCCTGTTATTCCCCTTTTCGTTAAAAATTCTATATACTTTTCTTATCAAAAAATTTCCTTTCTCGTAGAAAAAATTATATACTTTTTTCTTTTGCCTATTGACTTTTTTTATCTTTTATGTTATAATGTTTATATATATAAATAACTCTTAAATTACTCATTTTTAAGGTGGTTTTTTATAAAAGTGATTACCTATTTTTGAAAGGAGGAATGTAAGGTGAGTAACCTCTCAGAACAAGAACTTACTAAGGTGAGTGATAATTATAATTCTATAACTAAAGACTTTGTTGTTCATGATTTTGATGCTTTTCATAAACTTATTAGAGAACTTAATAGAAATTTTATGTCCGATGAAACTGCTAATATTAATCTTGATAATAATTCTCTTTTAAAAGGTAAATATATGTTACATAAGTTTAATTGGAATTCTATTCCTAATTCTGATGATGAAGATTTAAATGACTATGTTTTGGATGAAAAATAGGAGGTGATTTTATGTCTAATAATTTAACTCAAGACATTATTAATCAACAAAAAACAGGTGTCGCTAAAAATACTAATCCTTATGCTTCTAAATTAAAAGAAGAACAAGTGATTAATACTTCTCAATTGGTAGAACTTTTTGGCTCTCCTACTAATAAAAAAACTTATAAGAAAAATAAATATATTTCAAATTGTACTAAAGATTCTTTAATTAAAAAAGCAAGTCAATATTGTATAATTAATCCCTTAGGTAATGGGGAATTTAAAATAGAAAAAGTTTTTAATTTCTCTCTTAATAAAAAAATAGTAAATTTCTTGAATGGCTCTAAAGATAAATTCTTTAAAACAGTTCTTTTGAAACTTATTACATATTTTATTTTAACTCAAAAAAATGAAAATAATTGTCTCTCTTTTAGATTAATGGAATATGCTCAAAAATTCCGTTTAATTAATGAAAACTATCAGGTCCTTAAATATGCTGATAATGATAATAAAACTCTTATGTTGAATGAAATAAAAGTGTCAGAATTATCTCTTACTGAATTCTATAATTCTGTTGATAATGCTATTAATTCTGCTCTTTTAGATGTTCTTAATGCTTTGGCTAATGTTCATGCTATTTCTTTAACTAAAAATATGCTTATCTTAATTAAACAAGATGATAAAGGTAATTACTATAAAAAAAGAGCTTCTGAAAAAGAAGAGGGCATTATTACTAAAGCTATTGACAATTTCGTTACTAAATATAATGTCCAAAATTATAATGACTTGTTTTATGGTAAGTATATAAAACCTAAATTTGAAAAGTATATTCAACAAACATTACAAACTATTGGTGCTGTTAATTTCTATAGAACTTATGAGGTATTTATTACTAATTCTGTTCTCTTAAATCATATCCTTGATTATACTGATTTTAAAGAAGAACATATAAAATTTTATTATGCTTATTTAAATGCTTTATTTATTGATAAAATGAATGAAAATGCCTCTTCTCGTAATCAGAAAAGAATTTTAAAAGCTATTAGAAATTCTGACCTTATTTCTTCTTATCTTCAGGAAAATAATATTAATTCTGAAGATTTAACTACTACTAATTATTCTGAACTTATTCCTCAAGAATTAGTGGATTCTGTTGTTAAACAGTTGTTTCAAAATACTAATGAAAAAAATGAAAATAAAGATTTCTCTAAATTATCTTCTACTTTAGTTAATGAAAAAGAATTTCAAACTCTTTGTCAAACTAATATTAAAGATAATCCCCCTGTTAGATTATTTCAATTAGCTATTGATAATTCTGTTGAGGGTAAACCTATTGATATTAATAAGGGAGACCCTGTTGTCTCTTTAATTGAAGATAAAAAAAATAAATATATTGATGAATAATAAATTTTTATGTGTAAGTTTTTTATAGTAAAATTCATTATTTTGACCTTGTTTTTTATACGTCTATTTTTGTTTTAATATATACGTAGTATATAGTATTCTTAGTACGTAGTACTGTTAAGAAATTTTTAGACGTATAATTTTATGTTTTTTTTGTTAGTTGAATTCTACTTAAAAAAGCTATAAAATATTTTTTTGTAATATTTATGTAATATTAATTGGTGAATTGTATGAGGAAAAATCCTTGAATAAGATAAAAAATAAAGAAAAATAAACTTTTTCTTCGATGAATATTGGCTTTTTTAGTTCTTTGATTGTTATTTTATAGATAAATAGTGTGTTTTTAAAATTGTTTTTGTTCGATGCTTATTAGGGTTTGAGTAGATAAATAGTTTGTTTGGTTATTTTGGTTAAGGTGGAATGGATTGGTTAAATGGGTTAAAATGTAGATGTTTATTGGAAATTATTTTTTAAAATTTGGCTCACATCCCTTTCTCCCCTCTCTATTCACACTTTATCCACACTTAAAATAAAAGTTATCCACACAATACACGAAGTTATCCACATATTAAAAAGTAAAATAAAGAGCCTTCAAAAAAAATAAATAATTTGTCTGTGGTGATTGCAAAGCAAGCAAGGAACAGACTCCGCAGATGAACGAAGTGAGGCAAGGAATGCGAGGGACGAGCTAAAATAATTTAGTTAGGTAGAAAAATATTTTTAAATAAGACTTGACAAAAGGAAATATTTATGGTATAATAAATAAAAAAGAGAGGAGAGATATAATATGTTTGATAAACTAAAAGAGAAAATAGAGGCTAAAATAGAGAAAGAGTGTAAACCTTTAATTTATAATCCAAGTGATGGAGATACATATAGAGAAGTTATGATAGAGAATCATAGAAGGCTCTGGAAATGGATAATGTGGAGAACTATTATAGGAAAATGGAAAGAAGCAAAATATAATTATTTTACACATTATGATATAGATAATATAAAAGAAAATTGTTTTTTATGTGAGTATGTATTCCAAGAAAGATTAGGATTATGTTATAGATGTCCAGTAAAATGGAAATTATGTGGAGAAAGGAATAGTCTATATAAAAAATGGTATGCTTGTTTATCAACTGAATGGATAGAATCAGCCTATTATGCATGGAGAATAAGTAGAGTGAGAGAGAAAAAAGAGGAATAAGATGAAATACATATTAAGTGAGGAAGAGTTTAAGGTATATAGGCTATGTAGAGCAGAGATAATAAGAACCTATAATGGTTTTATTAAATTATTAAAAGAAGAAAGATATAAAGAAGATCAGAATATTATTAATAGAATGAAACAATATGCTGATATATTAGATATAAAAGCAGGGGAAGAATACAAAGGAGTATAAAATGAATTATAGAACAAATTTATTTAAGGTACTAAAAGAATATGGGATAGAAGCAGGAAAATATTTTAAGATAAAAGAAACTAATGAAGTTTATTTTATGGATAGTTGTTTTGATTTTTTTCAAGTAGATATTCCCTCTTATGACAAACATTTTGTAAGTGAAGAGGGTAATAAAGATATTTTCTATAATATACTTATGGGAGTTTATAACGTTGAAAAACATATAGTAAGAGAATATAGTGATGGAGAAAAAACTATTTTAAATCTACTATATACTAATAATTTTCAACATATAGCAAGATATAATAATTGTTTATATGCATATTATAAATTTCCAGAGAAATCAATGTTTGTAAATCCAACATATTATGAAAGGGTATTAAGAGTTCCAAATCAGTATTTTTCTTGGATTAAAGAAGCAGAAATACAAAAAATAGAACGTAATGATGTGGAATATAGATTGATAGATATGGGAAGGTATAAAGAGGAGAATGCAAATGGATAAAATAGATATAAAAATAAAATTAAAGATATTTTTCTTCAGGAGAAAATATATAAAAGAAATAGAAGAAAAGATAAAAGCAAGTGAAAAAGATATATATACATACTTTAAACCATACAATTTAGATGATAAATGTACTAACTACAGAGAATTAACTATTATTAATCATAGAAGATTATGGGGATGGATAGCATATAACACATTAAAGAAAAGGAAAAAATATCTTAAAATAGATTATTTTCACTATTATAATATTCCTCATAGTAAATATCCAGATTGTTTTTGTTATCTTTGTGAATATAAAAATAGACATAATCAGTTATGTGTTAATTGTTTATTAGATTGGGAAACAGATGATAAATATAGTTCTATATGCACCTATAGTTATTTTCAAAAATGGTATAGTTCAATGACATGGATAGAGAAATATTATTATGCAGATAAAATAGCAAATCTTAAAGAGAGAAAAAAGGAGAATAAATAAAATGGAAAATAAGTGTATTTGGTATAGTACAAAAGATAATCAGTGTAAAATACTTGAAGAAACTCAGTGTTTAGAGGGTAAAAAATGTACTTTTTGTGAATGTCAACAAGCATATAATGAAAGAATAAAAGAATTTAATGAAAAAATGAAACCATACATAGATGGATTTAATCAAGTAGCTTATAAAAATAGATGGACAATTCAGAAAAAAGAAACAAATTATAAGGATTTTATGAAAATGAGTTCTGTAAGAAAAACCATGTATTTAAAAGAAAATGGGATTATAATATGACAGATATAGAGAATATAAAAAATAATATTAAATACATATTAAATAATATAGAATTAAAAGATATTCCAGAAAGAGATAAATTAGTAGCCTTAGATATATTTTTACATAAAAGAGAAGATTTACATAAAGAATTAAGTAATGAAAAATTAATAAATATATTGAAATGGTTATTACACACAGCTTATTGGGTATAAAATGAGTAAAAAAGGAGAAAAGAAATATGTATGATATGACAGTACAACAACTAATAAATTTTCTAAACACAATTGAAGATAAAAATCAGGTAGTAACAATGAATAATTTTGATTTTACCTCAAGCTATCCTGTAAAATATGCAATAGAAATAAAAAATTCAAGTGATGAAGTTCAATATCCTGCTGGAGTATGTCTAATAGGAGATCTATAAGGAGAAAAAAATGATTAAATTAACAGAAAGTCTTAAGCAATGGCTAATAAAAAATCATCCAGATATAATTCATTTAATACTGTTTGGTCATCTTGAATTATTTACAAAAGAAATGCAAGAGGAATATTTATCTTGGTGTAAAACAGATGAAGGAAAACAATATTTAAAAGATGGAGATGTGCGAATTTAATTTATTTAAAATATCTTGAACAGCAAGAAGAAATTAATAAATTAAAATAGATAATAATGGATAAAATATTTGAAAATTTTCTAATAATAACAATGGTTTGTATAGCAATAATTTTTATCATGGCATATATCCTTAGTTGTATAATACATGCCTATATATTAATTTAACTAAACTAAATAAAATAAACTAAAATAAAGAGAGGAATGAAAGTATTATGGAAATGGAAGAAGTATTAAAATGGCAACTTGAAGTAACAGGAGTAAAGAAATATCATGATATGGGTTATACTGGAAAAGGAATTACAGTTCTTTGTCATGAAGATTCTGACCATGGTGGGAAAGCAATGCAAGTATTGAGACAGATTGCACCTAATGTCAAAGTAATATTTGCAAGTGTTTCATCAATGATTAGTGGAGGAAAACTTAAAAAATACACATGGACTATTGATGGAGAAACATATGAATTTGAAGAAGTAATGGAAAAATTTAAACCTGATATTATATCTAATTCTACAAAAAGTGGAACATATTGTCCAGATAGAGATGCAAAAGTTCAACCATACATAGATAATGGAGATGTTATTATATGTACTTCTGCAGGTAATGAAGGGCATAGAGGAGCAGAACCTATGTATCCTAATGGATTAGTTATTGGAGCTTGTCAATTCTTTAATAAAAAAGATGATATAAGATATGTCCCTTACAGTGGAAGGACAGAGGGAGAACTTGCTGTTGACTATGTAGGATTTATGTGGGATTGGGGAGGAACTTCTGCATCTACACCTTTTGTTGCAGGTCAGATTGCTTTGTTTATGGAAAGATTTGGTAAAATGTCTCAGCTTGAATTCCAAAGTTTAATTAAACCTTATTGTAGAGATTTAGGAGACCCTGACAAAGACTGGATTTATGGAGATGGACTTATTGTTCTCCCAGACGATATAGAAATGGAGATGAAAGATATGTTTGAAGATGTTATTGAAACAAGATGGAGTAAAGAAGATATTGAATGGTGTGCAAAAAATGGCATTATGGAAGGTTTCCCTGATGGTAAATTTCACCCAGAAAAGTCACTAACAAGAGAACAAGGAGCAGCTCTTATGCATAGACTGTATAAGATGATTGAGAATAATTTTACTTCTAATTATGGGTTTTAAATAAAATAAAATTGAGAACTTTTGTTCTCTTTTTTATTAAAAAATTTTTAATTATTATTGACATTTAGAAAAAAATATGGTATAATAATATTGTGAAGCTCATAAAAGAGTTTCACTCACATTGAGATAAATTTTTATTTATCTATAAAACACATAATATGGACAATCAATAATGAGTTTACAAGGTAAATGATTTTAAATTATTTTAAATTATTTTAATAATTTTTTAAATTAAGTCTTTTAATCTCTTTACCTTAATAGTTTTCAAAAAGATAAACTTCAGATAGTGAACTTTTTATTGTATGAATGTGACTGTCTTTTGACACAAACTTCACAATAAATTTGTGTAGGTAGTATTTTGTAACCTCAACTCAAAGAAATAAAACTTAAACTTTAAAAACTTTAAAAACTTTAAAAAAATAAAAAATGTTATGATATTTTGCACAAAAAGTTTTATTTCAGAAAGGAACAGGTGAAAAAATATGAACGAAACAATCAAGGAAGAAAATATCGAAGATAATTCTACAAAAAAACGATTAAGATTTATTGTTGCAATAATAATTATTTTTATTATGTGTTTAGTACCTTTCAGTTTATGTAACGTAGGAAAAACACATAGCGAATCTTTATTGTCCATGAATTCTAATGAACAATCAATTACTGTTGTTATGGAACAGGAAAAATTAAAAGCAGAAAAAGAATTACTTATTCAGAATGCAACTACTAAGTACATAATAACAGACAGTGGATTAAACATTAGAAACAAAAATTGGGAAGTAATAGGTACTCTCCCATTGAATTCTGCAATTACAGTATTAAAAGAGCAATTTACTGATGATAAATTATATGATTTAGTTTTATATAATAATGAATATGCTTATGCTTGTAATAAATATTTAGGTTTGCAGAAGATAGTGATCCAAATCACAAAAGATGAGAATAAAACAACGGATGTAAATTCTCAAAAAAACGAAATAAAGGCACAAGATAATAGTTCGGAAAATTGGGTATATCTTGGTACATTTTCATCAACTGCTTATTGCCCATGTCGTAAATGTTGTGGCAAATGGTCAGGTGGTCCGACAGCTTCTGGAAAGATGCCCCAAGCAGGAAGAACTATTGCAGTTGATCCTAAAGTTATTCCATTAGGTTCTCAAGTAAAAATTAATGGAAATATATACACAGCAGAAGATACAGGGTCAGCGATAAAAGGAAAGAAGATTGATATATATTATAATTCGCATTCAGAAGCTCTAAATTGGGGCAGAAGAAGCATAGAAGTTTATGTTTTAAGGAATTTCTAAAAGAAACGAGAAAATATTTTTACTTTAATTAAACTAACTTAAATTATATCAATCATTATTGAGGTATGCTAAAATAATTTTATTTATTATTTAGTTTTATGAGATGCTACAAAAAATATTATATAACTAACAATTAACCTGCATTTATTAATAAAGAAACTTGTTTTCTGAATTTACTTTTGTTAGTTTACAAATTTATTTTAAGATTAAATAATCTAATGGTAATCTTTTTAAAGATTACTTCTCGTTTGATCTTACATATTATGTGTTATTTTAAAAAGAATCTATTAGCTTCTACTAAGGTGAAATGATATATCCTTATAAAATAGATTCTTTTTTTGTTTGTTTTTTATTATGTTATGATTAAAATATGTAGAATCAATTTTAAGATACCTGAGACTTCGATTTTTGAATTATATCTTTTTACTGGTCTAATTATATTCCTAAATGCTAAAATTGAAATTTGGGGTGTTTTTGAGCGTTTAAATGCATGTGTATAAAAATATGTTTTGATAGGGTGATGGGAGTAGGAAACAGAATAAGTGCAAACTCCGTACACTACTCCCTTTTAAAAAATGATTTTGAAGAGGCTAATCCTTTTTTATTTTATCCTTTTTTATTGTATTTATTCTTGGGTTTTTATTATTTTATTTTGCTTTTCTTTTATTTTTTTAACTATTTTTTTCTATTTTATTTTTTGAGATGGAATGAGATGAAATGAAGAAAATATAAAAAATCCCTGCCCTCTTATTATATATTTTTGTTGAGATGAGATGGAATGGGAAATAGTCCCTAAAAAAATACCCCCCTTGCTTTAAAAAAATCCCCCTCTTATAAAAATTTTACTGGAGTGGGGGAAAAGAATGGGAAAGGGAGTAGATTAAGTGCAAAGCCAGTACACCTATCCCTCGGAATCCCGCGAACTTAAGAAACTCCCCATGGTAGAGAAGAACACCCAGATTTTGTGTTCCTTTTTTATTTTTAAAGAGAATAGTTTAGGGACATAACTCTTATTGGTCACAATAAGTTAAACTTATTATATATCAAATCTTCTGAGAATTAACATATTCAATCATATTTTCAATTTCAGAAGTTGAAACAAAAGAACCTTGAAATCTAATTGGATCTTTACCATCAGGGTTAAGAAGTAATCCATCACCATCTCCTGTAAGCTTTTCAGCCCCAGAAGTATCAAGTACAACTCTTGAATTTACAGCAGAAGGTACTTTAAAGCATATTTTTGTAGGAATATTAACTTTAAGTAATCCTGTTACAACTTCTCTAGATGGTCTCTGAGTTGCAAGAATAAGATGAATTCCACAAGCTCTACCCATCTGAGCTAATCTAATAAGAAGAGGTTCAACTTCTTTCTTATTACGCATCATTAATTCTGCAAGTTCATCAATAATGATTATAGCTCTTGAATATTTCTGTTCAGATATTGCATTAAACTCATCAATATCTTTACATCCCATAGCTGAAATTGTTCTATATCTTTGTTCCATATTGTGACAAATTGTATAAAGAGCAGAAGATGCTTTATATATATTATCAACAACATCACAAGACAAGAAGAATTTCATTTTATTATATCTTGAAAATTCCACCTGTTTAGGGTCTATTAAAACCATTTGAACCTGAGTAGGATCACAATTTGCAAGAATAGAAGATATAATAGAATTAACACATACAGACTTACCTGACCCTGTTGCTCCACAAATAAGGACATGAGGAGCTTTAGTAATATCAAGAGATACAGGTTTATTTTCTTCATCGAGACCCAAAGGCACAGAAAATGAATTAGTGTTATTTGTATCCATTTCTATGCAATTACCCAGAGGGATAATAATTCTTTCATCATGAGGAATACTAATAGTAAAACCTGCATAATTTTTAGATGGACCAATAAGAACAGAATCTTTTCTAAGGAACATTTCAAGAGTTTTCTCTAACTTTTTAACTTTTTCAAAAGTTATATTATAGTTAAAAAGTTCAAAATCATAAATAGAGCAAGAAGCAGTTCTAATAATCTTATTACACTCACAGGCAATATCTTTATTAATAAAAATTCTATTAAGAGTTTCAAGATTAAGAGTATCCTGTTCAGTAGTAATTTCTCCTATCTGAAGATTTTGTGGTTTAAAAATTTGTATTTTGTTTGGTTTTTTGTAATTCATAGTGTAATTCCTTTCTTTTTTGTCAAAAATTTTATAAAAACTATTGACAAATTTAAAGTTTTATGTTATAATATAAAAAGAGAAGAAAAGTATAGGTTCACTTCTCTAATATATTATTTACAAGCAGGGAAAGAAATTTCCCTTACATGTTCGTTAGAGTCATAAGACTCCAAATAATTTGCAGGAATGAATCCTATTGTTTTGTGTTGGGGATTCATTCCATTTTTATTACTCAAATTATTAACAAACATATTATAAGGATAATTAAAATTATTCATAATATCAACTCCTTTCAGTAAGAAATCTCAATTAAAGAATCCCTATACAATTCTTTTCAATCAAATCATAAACATCACTCCTTTCAGAATTTAATTATTTTTTTTATTCTTTTACCTCACATTCATAAAAATTCTCATCACACTCAGCACAAACATAATCATACTGAGGTAAATCACTTTTAAATAGATAACATCCACAATGAGGACATTCTTTATCTGTTCTACATTTATCAATTACTTTTACAATGGGTTCTACAATATCTGAGAGATAATCAAGTACTTCATTATTAGAAGGGATAAAGGAGCTTAACTCATTGATATAATCAACTGCTTTAACAATATCTGTTATTGATAAATCTTTTATTGTGTTTTGACAATCTTCAAAATTTTTTGTTCTATCTTGTGGTGTATCAAATTCATTAATTTTCTGATTATGATCTTCAAAAGTTTTATCAATAAGATAATCAAAACACACATCATAATATTTTTCATAATATTTTTCTGAATTATCACTATTTATTTCATTAGAGTGTAATTCTTGAATAACTGCATATAAAAATTTTTCTTTAACTGAATGAATCCAATCCATTTTACAAATTTCGATTTCATCTTCAGAGCATTCAGGTAAATCAGGTCTTGTTATACAATAATCTGTTTCAAAATTATCATCAAGAAAGCTATTTTTAAAATCAAGGTTCATTTTTTCAGCAATTTTATCAAAAACAGATATAAGTTCATTATACATAATATTATTTTTATTCATATAACTTTCCTCCATATAAAAATTCTTTAATACATTTTCTAACTCTTGAAGAGAAATTGTTTTAGTATATTTATAATTTGTATCCTCATCTTCATATCTACAATAAATGACATAATGAGGATTTCCATCATTAGATGATTTATATACATCAACAAATCTTTCTGTTCCATTTTTAAACTTTTTAATAATAAAACATCCACTACTATCTGTAACATCATCAAAACTACATGTTTTTAATATTTCATGGATTTGCTTTGCTGTATGTTTTATATTTTTCATATTAATTATCCTCCTTAACACATTTTTCAATTAAAACAATTGCATCTTCATCGACATCAAATATTGGTCCTGTTTTATTAATTATATTAAGAATTATTTTTTCGAACTCATTTCTTATTAATTCTTTGTCCATATCTAAATCTATAGAATAAATATTAGGGCATCCACCTCCATATATATCTGTAATAAAATTAGGGTCAAAAGAATCAAACCCAGTATCTATGCAATGTATACCACACCACATATGTTCAACAGCACTATAAGCAAATACTATATCATCAGTAATTGTTCCATCATAATATACAAAAGAATAATCATTCCAATTCCATGGTTCTTCATTTTTAGACATTACACTTTCTGATAATATTGTAGCAAAATTTTCAACAGTTATTAATTTCATATTTTTTTCATTCATAGTTTTTTCTCCTTTTTATAAAAATTTTTAAATTTTACTTGACAATTTTAAAATTTTATGATATAATATAAATAAAGAGAGGAGATATTATCTCCTCTCCTATGAAAGTTTATTTGAATTCTGTTATAGAAACAAAATCCAAATCGGGATTAAATCCCATATTTGTGTCAAATAATATATTTGACTGAATAGAAACTACTTCGGTTGGTGGAGTAGTTTCTTTTATTTGTTCTACATTCATATCATCACCTCCTTTCAATAGATATAAGTTAAAATATATTTCCATTCCATTCGTTATGGTATTCATCATATTCGAAATCAACATAATCATTTGTATAACGTTTCATTATTTGATTAAAGTATGACATATCATTAGAATGAAATTGAGTTTTATTAAAACAATTAATCATATGAAGAGTTTTTTCATATTCTGCTCTTAAACTTTCATCTTCTTCAACCCAATCTTCAACACATGTTTCCAATGCTATTTTTAAATACATCATATCTAAATTGTTTTGATTTTCAAACATATATAATGTAAATACCAATGGTAATCCATTATCCTTATATTGTCCACCAGATGCAGCTAGTTCAACAATATTTGGTTCAAGAGATGCTTGATAATTAAGAATTTCTTCTATTTTTTCTGTGAGATTTTGTTGAATTCTTGATAATTCTAAATTTAATTCAGGAGTGATACTCCAATTAAGAATACCTCTTGTTTCTTCTTCTTCAATAAATAGTCTTGTTACAAATTTATCAATTTTATTATAAATAGTCATAATAATTCCTCCTTAAATTAATTCAAATAAAACATCAAATCCATTTTCCTCACACCAATCACATTTAGACTTTTCAACATCATCTTCATCAAATTCCAAATCAATATCATGTCTAAGAGTTGGCAAATATCCTTCACGACTTTCAATAGCTGCTAAACAGTGTGAACATACCCACATTGTATTTCTTTCCATATTAATAACCTCCGATTTATTACTATTCTACATATTTAATATCTTCCATTGTGACAGCATCTTCTGGGTCTAAATCATTAAGCCATACAAGTTCATCCACATTACATTCATTAAGATGCGAGTGAATATACTCAAGTATTGCTTTATAATCATTTTTAATTTCATTTGGTATTTCTAATTCAGATTGATAAACTGCAGTACACGCTACACTAAATTTTACTTTTGACATATTATCACCTTTAACCTTTCTATTTTTTGATAAAGCTATTTTTCATTTATTTTGCATTAAATATCAAAATCAATTTCTAATTCTTCTCCAACTTTTTCCCACTTAGTAACGGACAATTCATATCCCTCATCTTTAGGGAATTTTTGAATAAAAACTTTTAATTTTTCTTTCAAATCCCATGGGTTAGTAATACTTCTTTCTGCAGTTGCAAAGAAGTGTTTTCCATTTAGTGTTACATTGATTTCATAATACATAAGATCATCTCCTTTATATATCCTGTTTTATATTTCTTTTTTGAATTGCTGCAAAAACGATATTCTCAAGAATTTCATCACCCGACATTTCATCTTCATAAGAAAATTCTTTTTCAAAATTAAAAGAAATATCAATTATAAATGATTCATCTTGTATAAGTTGTTTTATAATATTTTCATCTTTTATATAATCCTTTAAATTCACTTTTATTCCATTAATAATTGTAAATTCATATTTTTTTTCATTTAAAAGACCATATTCTTGATATTCCTCATCATAAGTTTCATCAAGTTCAATTTGAACATCTGTAAGAATATCATTATATAAATCACCATAAAAATTATTATCAACATGATAATGCAAGCTATATAATAATTCTTTTATAATCTCAGCAAGATTATCTTTTGTAAAACTATGAAAATTACAACTTATAAAATCATATGCTTTTTGTGGTTCATTTTTTAAAATCTCTGTAAATTCCATCATTGTTTTAGTATCTTCGTAATTATTACTCATTTTTTATTTCCTCCTTTTAATTATCTAATTGATATTTTTCAATTATTTCTTTTTTTGTCTTTTCAGCATCGAAAGTTATAACAGATTCATAAACATTCCAAGCTTCATCCATTAATTCAACCAACCATGAATTTGGACCTGATTCAGTAACATTAAAGAACATAGAGAAACCTCCTTAATTATCAAAATATGGACAACCATTAAATTTCATTTCTGAAGGTATAATTTCTTCAGGGTAAGCAAATATTTGTTTATTGTTTGAAAGTTCAATCAACCACATTGGTAAATGTTCGATAAATATACCATCATCTTCAGTAGCTCTTCTAATTACTTTAAATTTATAATTTTTATATTCTTCATATTGTTCAAAAGGTGTCCAATATTTATCTGAAAATCCTTCTTGTTCGTAACAATTAAAACAATCTTTTACAAACTCTTGATGTTTTTCATCAGACATCTCATCTCTATCCTCTGGATATTTAATTTTCATTTCTTCCCAAGTCATAACAATGCCTCCTTTTTGTTTCTCCCATTTTTCGAATTCATTCCATACGGATTCTTTATAATATACATCACTTAAAAAATAATTAGGATGTTGTTCTAAAAATATTTCTATATGAGCAAATTTTTCTTCACCAATTTTGTTTTTTATTGTTTCATATTCTTGCAAAATACTCATTATTATACCTCCTTTTTTAATCTTCATCTTCAAAAGTCTCTGCAGATATTAATACTTCATTACAATCTTCACATTCAATACAAATATCATCAGGGTCATTTATATCTCCATAAGCTACACAAACGATATTGTGTCCAATATGATTTTTAAGCAATTCATACATCATATTTGTTTTTACTATTTGAATTTTTGCTGTAATAATTATATCTTCTGGATTTTTAATATTATATTTTTTAATAAAATCTTCTAAAGCATCTCCATTAATTTTATCCCATATAGAAAAATTATTATTTTCAATATAATTTTTATAATCAATAGCCTCTGAGTTATTATTTGCATAACTATTATCCCAATGTACTCCATTTAAAAAAATATTTACTATATACTTCATAATATTTCTCCTTTCAAACTTTCAAATTATTTTCTTTTACTAATCTTTGCCACATCATACGATTTACTTCATTGCTATAAGGAATTGTAATATGACACCCTCTTTCATTATAAAATTTCACATGATCTGAACGACCTTGTATGATTTTATTAAATCCATTATTAATTAAAATCTTTTTAGCTATTCTGAATTTCATCAAACTCCTCCTTAAAGTTTTCTTTTAATGAATTAATATAATATCTTTTATCTTCACACTTTACAAAGAAACCATGATTTTTATTATAGTATATTTTCAATTTAGTATGAAATGTTATATAAATACCAAACGAAGGGAATATATGATATATATTATATAAATAACCCATAGATACTTTAACATTATCATCATAATATAACATTCCACTTCCTTGAGATGCATGACAAAGATGTGTTAATTTTTTATCTTGTATGAAAGACTCTAATACATTATAATCTTTTAAAACATAATTTTTCATAACTAATTCCTCCTTTATCCTAATAACCAATTTACAACAATACTTTTTATTATATCAACATTATTTATTTTTAAATTTTTATCTTTATAAATAAAATATAAATCATTATTTTCATCTATATCTAACCAAACTTCTGTTGTTGATTCAAATCTATTTGTGACATAAATATTTAATTTTTTAATCAAATCAGGATTTAAATGTAATGGGTCAAATTTAGATGATATTTTATTATATATTATTTCTTTTAATAATTTTTCATCACCTTTTATTTCATACATTAAATCTTCAGTTTTTCCATCTTTAAAATCTTGTAAATCTTTACTAATTAATTCAAATTTTTTCATAACTAATTCCTCCTTAATAATTCATTCCTAAAAAGTACTGAATAATATCATTTTTATTATTCCAATCAAGACTATCACTTGTAATATTATTCATATCTACAGTATCACATGACCCATCCGAATAAGTTACAATTTTATCAATATAAACATTATATAGATTATGAGTAGTAAATATATTAAATGAAACATTATTTGATGGTTTAAAAGTAGCAATTAAATAATCATTAGTATCCATTTCGCAATCATCTATTGCTTGATATAAATCATCTTCATCGGGTATTTCATATCTGTCAATATATAATCCTGCTTCTATTTCTTTGTCTAAAACAAAGAATTCAAAATTCATATTCACATAAGCTTGTTTTTTTATTCCTCCCATTTCTCTTAATCTATCTAAATCTTCATCTTTCCAAATTTTGAATTTTTTTAAACCTATTTCTGTTGATGTAGTTATTAAATGCGTAATCCAACCTAATGCAAATTCTGCCATTGTAGAATATCTATATTCTATTGTATTATTTTTTACACATAATTCCATAGTGTGTACATCAAAAGAAAGAGTATAATCATAATATTGACAAATTTGAAAAATAAGTTGAATTCTTTTAACCCATTCCCTCAAAAAAGTTTCATCATCATTATAAAAATCCATAATTGCATCATATTCAGATATATTATTTAAGTTATATTTACTATGATAAAATTCATTATAATATAAAACACATAGATTAAAAGATGTATCACAATCAAGCTTAAGATTATTCATTTCATTTTGTAATATATCATAACCTAAATCAAATACTCTTTTCATAACTCCTATACTTTCATTACTTCCAACATTTTTTAATACTAACATAATTAATACTTCCTTTCTTTTTATAAATTTATTACTGAGAATGAATTTCCTCTACAATGAGGGCATTTACAATAATTTGGATTTTTTAATACTCCTCTAACGAACTTACCCGCTTTTTCATATAACCACTCCTTTCCACATGTATTACACATCAATTTATATCTGTAATGTTTAGTTTCATTAAGATATTTACTATATTCAGGAACATCACTATGAGTTTTTACATTATATCCAAATTTGCGATTAACTAAAGAAGCAAGATATTGAAAATTTGGACCATGATTCATACAACCATTAACACTATGGATTAATTCATGCATCATTGTATTTTTTACATATTCTGGACATACTTGCATGAAATTTTTAGAAATTTTTATTGTATAAAACATAGATTTTCGATTATAACAACATTGACCTAATTTTTTTCTAAACCGAGGATTAATTTCCAAATTGTAAAGTTTTGAGTTAAGTTCTGAAAATCCTAAACTTACCAATTGCTGTTTACAGGTATACATCATTTGTTCTAAATTAGATAAAGTCAACATAATAACATCCTTTCTGAGAGTCTAACCACCTACTCACAGGGTAATTCACATTAGTTTATTTTACTATAATCATAATTGGTGTTTTTCATATCTTTTAAATAATCAATAGTCTTCTCAATGTTTTCCCAATGAGAAAGGTCACTATCTGCACATTTTTTAAAAGCCCAATATATTGTCCCTATATCTTTTTCAATATCATCAAAATCATCCTCAGAGACATCATGATAATCTTTTAACTTATAAAGAAAATCATTTAATATATCTTCTTTTTCAATCTCATTTTCATAATGTTCTTCTATTTCATGTCTTGCTAAATCAATAGATAATGGGACAATTCGAGTCTTATATCCAGAGTTAATATAGACTAATTGCATTTCTTCTGCTGAATGCATTTCGAAAAATATTTCATTTTCTATTTTATCTTCTTTTTGAGCTGTTAATAAATATCTTTTAATCATAATTTTATCTCCTTTCATCAATACCAAAATGTTGGTGTAAATATATGTGCAACATCATCAAGTCTTTCATCATCTTCAGAAAATACTTCATAATACACACCATCTAAGACAATATGTTCTGATTGAAGAATATCTAAATCTTCTTCTGTTACTGTATCACACGATTCAATATCTACGACCTGATGTGTTAGAACATTAATTTTACAAGGGACAGAAACAACTATTCCATTATTCCAAACAGATTGAAATATAGCTTCTCTTTCCCATTTCTTTTCTACTTGATGTTGATTTGTAAAATTCATACTTATTCCTCCTCATCTACTGCAAATTCCATTGATATAATTTGTTCCCAAACTTCAGAAGGAGTTAATCCTAAATGAATTAACTCATCATATGTTTCTTTTCTTGATTGAGTCATTACATTACCTCCTTTAATGTTGTTTAAAAACTACATCTTTGTTTGTATGCCAACATTTATAACAAGTTGAACAACAACCAGTTCCATCTTGACAACAAAATGCATCTTTCGGGATAGTAGGATTAATTGTTTTATCATCAAAATCAACATAAGCTATCTGTAAATTATATGGATTATCAATTATCCAATTCTTATCCCAAGCAGAAAAATAAACTTTTAAATTTTTAGGAAGAATTTTATTTTTATCCAAATATTCATTTACAATATTATACTTCTTAGTATACATAAGAAATTTAACATTTGAATTTTCCTTACATACTTTTATAATTCCTTTAAAAAAGTTAGCATCAGGACAGTCACCACTATCAAAGATCCTGCAATATCTATATCCTGAGAACTTAAAGTAAGCAGACCATTTATCGAAGAATTCATCTCCTAATTCATGATACAATCTTAAATTCTTACAGTAAGTCCCATAGACATTTGCAAATGCTTGAGGTCCTTTATTACAATAACAATTTTTAAGACAGGGACTGTCAGTTCTACACGTGATTTTATTAGGCATAGATAAACCACACACCTGTGAACCTAATTTTCGATTACTTGTTGCTATTGTAATTTCATCATTGATATTACAATAATAATCAATCTTTTTCTGACGAGTCCAGTTTTCTACTTTCATTTGTTCTTTTGTGATTTTTGTGTTTTTTCTACTCATTTTTCATTTCTCCTTTTTTGATTTTTTATTTTAAGTAGCATTTTATGCTTAATGTTATTCATCACCCAACATTTAATTTACTCTCCTTTCTTATATATTGTTTTATTTCTGAATAATATTTCTACAATATCTTCAGGATATAAATCTGCTTTTGGACCAAATGTTTTTTCGAAACTATCCCTATCTTGTTTAGAACATTGATACATAGAAATCCATTCATATACACTACAACGTTTTAGCTTATTAATATCTATTTTTCCAAACCATTCTATATTATCTTTTATAATTTTAATTGTAACAGTTTTGATTGGCTTTTCATATTTATTTTCTAAAGACTTTAAAGCATCTTTCATATTTCTTTCATGTTGAATATCTGGATTATTTAAAATATCAGACATTTGATGAATTGCAGATTCATAAGTTATAATAGATTCAAAGAATAAAGCCAACTTATCTTTATCACTCATAAATTTTTTTATTTTGTTTTGTATATATTCTTGAGGGTTTGATAAATATTCTATATAATCCTCAGCTTCCATATTTACTTTTATATCATATTGATATTCAGGAGGAACATAGAGATGATCTTCTACAACCCACTTTATTGCTTTCTCTTTAGCTCTAGTTTTCTTTGCATATTCAATATCTGTAAAATTATTTTTATATTTTTCATTTCTTAACTCTTCCCAATTATTTTTTATTTCCTGAGTTAATTGTTTAGATAAAACATCATCAAAATTTAAATCTACAAAATTAGTATATTGGATAACTGATTTTTCTTTAAAATTATCTAATATTTGAGTTAAATAATAATTGGGACTATATAAATGGTTATTTGACTTTTTAATATATCCGCAAACTTCAATTTTATCTGGTATAAATAATTTGTTTTCACGAAACCAATGTCTAGCCATATAAATAATATAAAAATGTTCATTTAAATCAACTTTAAACAATTGATAATAATAAGAAAAACTATTTTTTGACAACCCCTCTATCATAGTAACTTTATCATTTGTAAGAAATTGTTTCATTATATCTTGTGTTATGTGTATTTTTCTCATAATAATTACTCCTTTTAATAAAAATTTTAAAATATATCTTGACAAATATAATTATTTATGATATAATATAAACAGAGAGAGGAGATTTCTCTCCTCTCATATATTTATTTAAATTCATTAAATGGTATAAAACCCAATTCAAAGTCAAATCCTAAATTTGGGTCAAATAATGAATTCTTTTTTAATTCAGGTACTTCGTTTGAAGTACTTGTTTTTATTTGTTCATTATTATCGTTCATATTTCTCAACTCCTTCCTTGTTATATTTTTAATTAATTAAATCATATCCATCACCCCTTTCAATAAATTATTTTTTATTCTTCATCCCATTCATTCCAAAGAGTTGTAGGATGTTGCCAATCAACTGATTCAAATAAATCTTCAGCTTTCTCTAAATCTCCTGTAATATCAAGAAAATCTTGTTTTGTATAACAACTACTAATATCTAAAGTTGTAAATTCGATACCTTTAGAATTATTACCTGTTATATCACAATATTCAGGAATATAAACTATTACATCAGGACTATCAGAATCCCATGCCTCTACAGATTTATATCCATATCCTTGACCTATATCTTCAAATTCCATATACTCTCTAAAGAATTTAAGATCTTTTTCTTCATCAATTAAATTTTGAATTTGTGTTTTTGTGAATAGCATAATAATTACTCCTTTATCTTAAAATTTGTTTTAATATTTTTATTATTACAGGTAGGTTTTCAGGAAACCCATCTTTCCACCCTATATCAAGCATTCCACTACATCCACCATTTTTCATTTCATCCATCTCATCGAACCCAAGAAAATCAATATCATAATCTTCACATAATTTTCGTAATCTTTCAAGACGATTTTCAAATTTGACAGAAGTATATGGGATATTAAGTTCATATAAATCTGATAAATTAAATTTAACATCTTCTGGTGATATTTTCATAAGATTTTTACATTCTGGGCATAAAAAATTACCTTTATGATAATCTACCCAATGACCACATCTGTTACAGCTTGCACTTGTATGAATTTCCAACATAATTAATCCTCCTTATATTCTTCTAACCAATCATTTTTTATTTTTTGAGCAACTTCTAAAATATCATACAGTTCTCCCCATATTACTTTTTCGTGATTTGCAGGATATAATAATTGATAACTATCAATACTACTCTTACTATTTAATTTTGTTGCAATAATTGTTGTCCATAACCAACTTTGACCAATATCAAAATATGTGGTTTGAATAGTTATTGCTATTGGAAAATTGTTTTCAGCAATAATAACATCCAACAGAGATTTAAATAATTCTAATCTTTTATATTCTATTGTGTTATTAGCCCATATTGTAATATTTTTTGACATTCTTAGTTTCCTCCTTTTGATTGAATTCCGATTTTATCGGTTATTAATCGCATTGTATATATCTTCAACTCTATCAATTAAATAGGTTACATCATCCTCAAAACTCTCTTGAACTAATAATATCGTTAATATTTCATGTTCAAATGGTTTGTATTTATCGCTTGTTTCTACCCCAAAAAGCCCATCGTTATACAAATCATAGTTACCATTAGACCAATCAAAATTTTCAGGTCTATTATCTATCAAGTCGCTATTAATCAAAATATCTTGCAATAACTCACATTGCTCTGTATTTAGGCTTTCTCTGATAATTTTTGCATCTCTCCAATTATCAAAATAATATTTTTCCATGCCTCATACCTCCTGATAAAATCACTCTTTCGTCTGCTTTATTCTTCTGTTATCATTTTAGATATTTTTATATTTAGCTTCTGTAACTCTTCAATGTGTTCCTTTTGTTTTATCTCGATATTACAAGTTCCATCAATTAATTCAATTAACGATGCAATTCCATTTGATAATGTTACAAGTTCCTTTTGTGTAAAATTCTGTTTCATAATTATTTAATCTCCTTTTCCTATTAAAGACCTGAATTTATTCCTAAAATTTAACTTGATTTTCTGCCAACTTATCTAATTCGTTTTCATATTCCTCCTTTGAACTTTGATTTTATTTATTTTTAATTAATTTTTTATAGACATTATTTCATCAACACCTTTCCTTGCAAATTTGTTATAATTCCTTTATATATCAAAGGATACATACCTGTCCAATCCCAAAGATTGATATAATCTTTAGTTTTTTGATTCCTCTGCCAACAATCTGGTTTTGTTTGTCTTCCTTGACCTGTCTTATCTCCTTCATGAATTTTAAAGAAAAATGCTTTATTTTGATGTGGTTGTTCTTGAACTGTATATCTTGATATTGCATCAATAATACGTTGAACATTATCATATTCTTTAATAATACATAAAACGTTAGAGCAAATATAAATATCTGCATCAAATCTTCTTTCAAAAGCAACTGTTTGATCTGCCTTTGATTGATGATAAGGATCATATGGAATATAATCTATATCATATTTTTCTAAAAAATCTCGAATAAGATTAATAGTTTCTTGTTTGCCACAACCAAAATCAAATACAGTTTTTCCAATAAGTTTATTCCAATCAATTTTATTATAAATTGCAGGAAGTTTTTTAGTATTAATAGATGTGTTCTTACTTGTAAATTCTTGTTTCATAATTAATTCCTCCCCTTTATATATAAAATTTACAAACCATAAAATAAATAGTAACATTATTAAAAATTTCAATTTCAGCATTTGGAGCTATCGTGCCTAACTCAATGTGAATTTTTAATTTTTCTTCGTTGTATATTCCTCTTGCTAATATTTTATCTTTGTAATCATACACTTCATGAAGTAAAGACTCGCATGCTTCAGAAATTTTGTCATGCATAGATAAAATATTAATATCACCTTCTTCTGAACTAATTACAAAATATTTTGCTTTTTTGTTTTCCATTTTGGATTGCCTCCTATTAAATAAAATATTTTCTGCTTAAAGTTATTCATCAGCCAACTATGTAAATTAATATTGCTCAGGAATAGTTATATCTAATATTTCCTGAAAATTTACTTCATAACAAGGATTTATTGAAGTTCCTATACTCCTCATCCCTAATACATGAATAAATTCTATATTTTTTGCAATTTTAAAGAACTTATCTAAATTTCTTCTATTGTAAAAAAATCTAGAAGAATTTTCAGTTCTTTTATCTAAATATTTATTTTTGTCTGCTTTCCTAAAATACTGAATAGCTTCACGTATAGACTCTTCTACATATTCTACTTCTTCTGTTTCTTCGGTAGGGATATCATCATAAATAACTCCCATTATTTTTTCTGCAATTTCTTCATAATTGTTCATATTATTTTTTCCTTTCTTTTTTATATTTTAAAAAGGGGCTATAAAAGCCCCTAATTAAACATTGTTAATAACTGTTTGTTATACTAATACCATGTCCATAATGATTAAATCTACATTCTCGTAATGTTTCATCATCATCCCAATATACTGCAGATTGTGGATTAAATCCATTATTAGTATTAAGCTTTATATCAATATAAGCATAATAACCATTGATATAATATTCTATATGCAATAAAGTTACATATATATCTGTGCCTATTAACTTATCAGATGTAATAAACTTATCTAATAACTGTCCTTTATTCATGCAATATTCTAAAAGATACCAACCTCCTTTTTTATTTAATTGTACTGCTTTATGTCTTGGATTCAGATTATTTCTTTTGATATTCATTTTTTTCACTCCCTTCGATATCAAATTTTATATCTGACATTAAATTAAATATAGAAGCAGAATAACATCCTGTTTCTTTACCTTGTTTATAAATTTCAGACAATCTTTGATAAATTTCTTGTTTTGTTATATTATTTTCAATCATATTTTTCACTCCTTTCTTTCTTCCTCTATACTTAAAATAAATTTATTTCCATCTTCAGTCCAAACAATAAGCCTATTTTCACCTTCTAAACTAAAATCTAAAATACCATTTCCATCATCTAAAGAATTATATATTTTTCTTAATAGTTCAAATCTGGTCATAATAAAATCTCCTTTTCATTATAATATTTTTATTCATATGATGACCTATAAATTTTAATCTCTCATATATTCATCAATATATTCTTCAATCATGAAACATATATTGTTCCATGTGTCTGTATGAATCTCGGAATCATAACCTGTTTCAAAATTATATAATGTTTCAAGAATATAATCAATTTGTAAAAACTGAATCAATTCTTCGTCTGTAATTTCGAAACGTCCTGTTGTTACCATTGTTAGAGTATCCCATAATTCTAATGGTTCTTGGTCACAGAAAAACATAAAAAGATTCATTTTTGTATATATTTCAAAATTCTTCATAAAAGAAAACTCAGGATTTTTTGTTGTTTCTTTTATCATTATTTGTTTAAATTCAACATACTCATCTTCTACTTTCTTTTGAAAATCTCTTACAATATGAAAAATTTTTACTTTTTGTTTTTCTCTTTCTTCAATGCTTTCTCTCATGGCTGAAATACCACCATTCATCAATGCTCTAAAATCATCAATTGTTAATTCACATTTATAGTTTGGATTTTTCAAAATTTCAAACAATGATTTTACAATAGGTTGATTTAAAACATCTAATGATAAATCTTGCCATTCTTGCAACTGTTCTTTTGTTTGATTCCATGACCTACCTGCTTTTATAGGATCATAATATTCTTTATGATATTCTGTATGTGTTTGTATTATTGCATCTATATCTCTATCTAATAATTTATTGATAGGAACATATAAAGATGCGTTGTGTCCATTAATTTGGATATTTGTTTCTAAGAATATTAAAGTATCTAATCTATCAAGATGATAACATTTAAAATTAAAATATTTTAATTCTGGCATCTCTGTATGAATACAATCTAAGAAAAACTTATCTTCTTCTAATTGTGATTGAGCAGGAATTAAAAATGTATAACATTGTGTATAATAACATGCAGTTGCTGATAAATCTTTTTCGTGTATTTGCTTAAATACATAATCTAAATGTTTATCTTTTATTTGAATATATTTATCATATTGTCCTCGATAATAATTAATATCTACATTTTTCTTTTGTGTCCAATCTTTGATATCTTGTTTTGATAAACATTCTATCAAAGTTTCTTGCGAGAATAATTCCTCATAATTTTTTAAATTTCGAATAAATAATTTTGCTTCTGCGTATGTCATAATACATACTCCTTTCTTAATTTAATTTTAATAAAAAGAGAGAAGATGAACTTCTCTCTTAATATACAGTAACTATCTTATCTAAACCTATTGTCATAAATTCTGGTTTTTCTTTATGTTTCCAAAATGATGGTTGCATAATTCCCAATTCTTTTAATTGTTCATAATTTACAGGAACCCCATTTATCATATATATGGTCTCAGGTTTACCATTAATATTAGGAAATGCTCCAATATAATATTGATTTAAATTTCTATGTTTTAATAATATCTTATCAATATGATAATACCATGGTTCTCTACTTGATGGTACATATCCAAGTTGCATTCTTCTTTCAATCACTCTTTTTGTTTTATCATACGATATTCCTATTCTGACAGACATAGTTGTTAATTTTGTTACATTATACTGTGATTTATAATGTTCGGATACACTCTTATTCACATCTGTATAATATTGAATTTTAAAATATGTTCCTGGGTGTTTAGCATAAAGTTGTTTTAAGATTGTTTGTTGCTTTTTAGGAAACCCTAATACATCAAACCTCATAGTATTCTTTTGTGTTCTTGTGATTTTCTTTTCCATAATAAAACTCCTTTTTTATTTATTTTATTTTTTTATAGTATTAAAATTCGATACAATAATTATAGCCTGTAGTCTCTGCTTTATAACCTTCTGTCTTTAAATATTCACAAGCAAGTTCAATAATTGTATCAGTATCCCAATCATAAGGATTCTCCTCTTTGTATTTTTCAATGGCTTTTTTAGTTCTTTCAATTACTCCATTTGTTAATTCTGTTTTTCCCTCTACTTTAATATATGCATCAATATCTGTGCCACATCCATCAACGTTTACATCAATCATTTTAATAATCTGAATCATAATAAATTACTCCTTTCAATTATCTTACTCCCAATATGTTTTTATAAATCCTTGTTCTGGGTCGTCATAGCTTCTGTTTTTACATTCTTCATATGTTCCTTTATAAGAAGCTGAAACAAGTTTTAAAGGATATTTTAGATTGTCTATATCTTTATCGGAACATGTAATTTTGATTCCTTTGCAACGATTCTCTTGCAGACAAGTATTTCCTCGTTCTAAGATATCTTTCATTGTAGATGGATATTCTTCACCTTCAAATATCATACCTTCACATTTGTTCCAATATGCAAGAATTCCATATAGATCCGCATTTTCTTTTGTATCATCATATTCAAATACAAGTCCATAATCATAATATCTGTCTTTAATAAACCCACCTCCAAATTCTTGTGGAATTAAAATCTTATATACATCTCCATCCACCAAATTTCTTCTTTTTGTTGTTTTGTCTGCTCTTTCCCATGAAAAACTTCCCATGTTATTTTACCATCCTTTCTATTATTTAATTAAGTTATTATGTTTTAATATGCATTTATTGCATACATAAACCTCAGTTGTTTTGTTATCTATAACAGGATCAGAAATTTTTATTGAATATTTAACACTCTTTGTAGTCTCACAAAAATGACATTTGAGATTTTTATTTTGCCAATCATTTATAAGTTTACTTCTCATGATTAAACTTTTTTCTTCCATAATATTTCCTCCTTATAAATTCTTAATATTTTATTTATTGATTATTATATATTTTTTAATTTACATCAAAAGTAAAAGTAGCTATACCAAATTCTTCTTCTGTAAGAATGAAAAAGCTATTTTCATTTGCATCATTTACATCATGCAAATAATAACCTTTGTTATCTTTTTTTATAAGTTTACATTCTGCTCCATTCATACAAATCACTTCATGATTAAGAGAACATAAATTATAATAATCTCCATAATATTGCATAGAATCATTATCATAAGTTATATGTTGTATAATATAACCATTATCTAAAACAACTTTATTTTGATTATAAAGATTTTCAATGCTTAAACAATATGTTTTATTCATCTTTTTAATCTCCTTTTAATCTTCAAACTTTGGTTCATGTTTTACAGCTTTTAATTCTTTAGTATACTCAACCTTGCCACATTTCTTACAAGTTCTACTCCATCTTGCAACCTTACTTTCTGTATATCCTACTAATTCAGGCATATAATCACTACCTATAAACCTATCTTCAAATCTAGGCATCTGTTTAATTTCAGGATTATACTCGATATCCCCCCATTCATGATTGCATTCAGATTGCTCTTTACGTAGATTTGCTAATTCCTTTTCATACCTACTTCTGATTTCTTCCTCTCTTGTCATTTTAATTACTCCTTTCTTTTGCATAATTATATATCTTATCAGTAATATCTTCCTCAAAAATATTACCTATAAAATATTCATCTTTTTCATCCATATGACGATAACTCATATCACAACTCGAATATAAGTTACCATTATAAGAAATATATATTTGACCCTCATTTATCCATATATCTTCATCTTGATATTCAGATAATTCAAGATAAGGCTTTTCAAGAGGTGTTGTTCTATATCCCCATGACAGATCTTTAGCTCTACCTTCTTCTATAAGATAAACATAACTAAAATCTGTCTTTTTATCTTGTGTTCGAATATATTCTCTTTCCTTTTCATAATATTCTCCATAATCTTCTATGATTTCATATTGATATTTACATATGTTTTTGTTAAGTTTATCATATGGAACAAATTCTTCATGAAACATATCCGAAGAAAAAGCTAAACCACATATTTCTGGTTCACTTGATATATTATATAATCTATCACAAAGTTCAACAAGTTTATGATGATATACTTTACCGTTTGTGACAATATAAAACGCATATAATGAATTTAACCGATTAACAAATGATTCAAGAATGTCAAGAGCTAATGTTGGTTCACCTCCTCCAAAAGTTATTTCTGTTTGAGACATATCAAAAATATCAAATATCCGATTAATTACTTCTTCGGACATCTTTTTATTTTGAGCAGGTCCTCTCAAACAATGTTTACATGCAATATTGCATTTTCTACTTATTTCTGGAATTAATTGATAAGCATGAATTTTACACATATTATTTATCCTCCTCATCTTTTATTATATTTTTATTTTCACAAGAGAAAAAATCTTGTTCTAACATGCAATTTTCACAAGCTTCAAAATCTATTCCATTATTAGGACAATCTTTGCAATTCATATCATTTATCCTCCTTATTTATGTTTTTTGATATTCTATCCAAAGCTATTTTAAATGGATCTATATCTTCTAAACATGAATGTAATAAATCCCAATTTGTTGTACCTATCCTATTCATTGTTTTATCCATATAAAAACCTAACATATGTTGAATAACTTCTGATGCAATAGATGCAGATAGTAAATATTGTTGAATATAATTATCATTTTCAGAAAATTCTTGAATCTTTTCAATATCTATTATCTCTTGTACTAACATAGGAAATATAAATTCCAAATGCATCATATCGAAGTCAATCATATGAGGTTTTACATCATAATCTTTACATACTTGTTGTACTTTTTTGGGGTCTAAATATTCTGCTGTTGGCACAAGATATAATGTTGAATAAATTTTATTGTTTAATTCTTTAATTTCTAAAATTTCGAGATGAAGAACTAAATGATAATCAAATTTCATAGCATCTTCTTCAAAATCATATTTATATATTTCTTTTGATTTAAATATAATTTCATCATCTGTAGTCCATTCGATTTCCCAATAATCTTTCCAATCAGTCCGATTATGCTTCTTTGGGGTGATACTCCATACTGTTAGATAGTTATTCATAATAAATTCCTCCTTATTTTATTTTATAACAATACCATATTTTTTACATTTATTTATTATTTCTTCAATAGTTTTTTTACCTAAATTTCTAATTTGCATCAAATCATATTTAGTTTTTCCTTCAAAATCTGAAAGATAGTAATATCCTCCTCTTGTGCAACAATTATATGCACGAACAGAAAGATCTAAATTTTCAATAGATAGATCTCGTTGTCCATAAATCATTGTTCCATCATAATATTTAACCGTCCATTTTAATCCTTCAATAAAAGCTTTTGCTTCCTCTTCTGTTTCAAATTCTGCTATTGTATTAGATGATGAAAAAATTCCATTTGCTTTTACTTTTTTATTATCTTGAAAAATTTCTATTTTTTTATATCCTTTTATAAGAATAATATTTGTTAAAATTTTTTCATACATATTATTTCACTCCTTATTTATAGCTTTTGAACATCTTTCTTTAAACTCTTTAAATATTTGTTCTTGTTTAAATTTAAATTCTTCTTCTGCCATTTTTATTTCTCTCATTGTATATCGTGAGCAAGTTTTAAGTCCACAAGTTTGTGTGTTATTTGTAGCATACCCACATGAACAATCATTAGCTATATATTTCATAGAACTTCACTCCTTTATAATAAATTATATAATTTATCTGCTGTTTCTTCAAGTGTTTTTTGTTTCCATTGGGCATCTTCAACTAAATCTACAACACTATTTGGAATTCCATTTTTACCTCGATTTTCAACATATACTTCAACTTCTTCATCTATATCAAAATTACAAGCATATTTATAAAATTCTTGAATGAACCCATTGTTTGTTCCATCAAAGAATATTGTTATCCACCAATCTTCTCCTAATGGTGTTGATTGATTAAGTTCAACAAGTATTCCATTACTTTGTTTTGTTATTTCTCCAACAACAAAATCATTATCTTCAAGAATTTTTACAATATCTTTTTTAAATTTTTTCATTTTTATTCCTCCTTAAATACGATATGAGATTGTGTAATCACAAACTTCAACATCTAGATTATTTATTTTCTTGTAATAACTATTAAGTTTTAAATCTACAATATCACAATATTCTTTGCAGTCTTTAGCAAGTCTTGAACAAATCCATCTATGAATATCATAAATATCATTTCTTTCCAATCCCCATTCATGATTACCTGATACTTGAACTACAATTGTTTTAATTCCATCATCAATGTTTTGACTTATTTTTTTCATGTCAACAGTTCCATATCCTTGCCAATGTTTTGCTTTCATAATTAAAACTCCTCTCCATCATAAACATAATCATACTTTAAACCATATAGTTTTTCATTTATTTGATCTCTGTGTAATTTATTCCAATCTAATATAAATTCTCTTCTTTGATCAGGTTTATTCATTTTTTCATTATCATAAAATATATCAGGATTATTATTTAAAATATTATTAATGATAAACCTTTTTAATTTTTTTATGGATGTTGTTGCCATACATATACCCATAGGTTGGTCTATTAAGTTACATTTTTGAACAATAAATATTTGTTTTTTACTTGTTTCCATAATCGTAAATCTCCTTTAAAAAAGAGAGGAGAATTATCTCCTCTCCTTAATTTAATTCTATATCAATAATTGATTCTTCTTTATTTATTTGATAAATAGGTGGTAATGAAGGACATTGTTCCCATTTTATATACTTTGATAAATTTTTAGTTAAACTTATTTTTACTTTAACTATATACTCATCTGAATCAACATATCCTCCATTGTATGTTGTTTGTACTTCAACAAAGAGTTCATTATCATAAATTCTTTCAATTTCACAACATTGAAATATTATATCTTTAAATGTTTCAGTTGATGGTTTGCTATCTCCTATATATCTATAAAGATAAGATTCTCCAATAAATTTTCCTTCAATGTTTTTTTCTGTTATTGCAAACATTGTGACATATTTATTTTTTTCATTTTGTTGTTTATAATAATAATTATAATTTTTCCGAACTGGACATTTATCACAATTTGTTGCATTCATTACTATACAATTTAAACAAACTAAGTCCATAGCTTCTGTTAACTTGTTATATTCTTCTTGGTTCATAATTTTACTCCTTTTTTATTATTTTTTAATTTTAAGACTTGACAATTTTAAAATTATATGATATAATATACAAAAGAGGAGATTTCTCTCCTCTGATGTATTAATTGTATGGAATAAAATCCAAATTAGGATTAAATCCCAAATTTATGTCAAATATAATATTTGACTCTGTAGAGACTATTTCATGGGGAGGAGTAGTCTCTTTTATTTGTTCATTATTATCCATATATTTCAACTCCTTTCTATATTAAATTTTAAATAACTTAAATCATAAGCATCACTTCTTTCAAATATAATTTTATTATTTTATGCTGCGATTTTTGAATTAACCAACTGTATGAAATTCATCATTAGTCTTGGGTCAAATGTAACTGTTACAAATTTATTTTCTTCTGCTGTCGAAGTTTTTCTTGTTGGTTCTCTATGTGTTATATAATCTGAATATGCATTAATCATTCCCCACATTGAATTCCTAAAGTTACCATTGTCATTTACTTTATATGCTTGCATAAATTGTGTTCTTGCATTTTCCATACGTTCAATCTGATAATCTTTCATATCGTATTGTATAGGAAATAATTCATTAATAACTTTTTGAACCTCTATGTCAGAAACTAGTGTGGTTGCCCATCGTGTTGCTTGTTTATTAAGTTCCTGCATGTAATCTGCAGTTCCTTTAAGAACATGGAATGCTTCTTTAAGACGAACTTCTGCAAGAGAACTATGTCTAATTGTGATTGTATTTGGGGATTCTCTGAATGCAATGTTAAATTGATTTTGACATACAATTCTTAATGGACAAATTGTTGTCTGAAGCTGAAAACGTCCATTATGAGAATTTCTAAATATCAGATGAGGTTTAAATTCATCACCTAATATTTTAATAGGTTCTAAAGAAGCAATTAAATAAATCATGCCTCCTGATGTCTCCCCAATCTTTTCAAACTGAATATCATCTTTTAGATAATCTATAAATCCAAAAGCATCACGATTCTGAACAACATTATACTTATCTGATACAATTCCATAAACATGATTATCTGTATTTCTTACAGTTGCTTGATTTCCATCAATTATTGTACCATCTGCAAGAAATATTGGTTTTTTATGAACTTCATAATCAAGCCCACCAATTCTCAATGCTTCATCTACTGTTGTTGCCCCTATTGTATTTGTTCCTAAATTTGTAAATGTGTTTGTTCTCATAATATTTTCCTCCTATAATTAAATATGTTTTTTAATATTGATTAAATCTACAATGTTTTCAAGAAGTTCAATTCTTTCACTATAACTCATAACTTCTTTATTTACTTGATAATCACCTGTAAGTCTTTCAATTATACTATCAAAAACTTCTTCTTTAGTTCTTCCTGAGATTGTATAAATTTTCTTTTGTGTATTACAGTTATTACAATAAGTGTCTTTTGGATGCATAATAATTTCTCCTTTTTTATAAAAAATTTTTAAAATAATACTTGACAATTTTATTTTTTTATGTTATAATGTAGATATAGAAGTAAAGTATAGGTTTACTTCTTGATATATTATCTACATATAGGTAGAATTAATTCTTCTACTTGTTCACTATAACAGCAGTTATAGGTTTTTGATGGAATGAACACAGGGTTGAATGCAGGGTTCATTCCTTTTTTACTATCAATAATAATCTTTTGACCATTAGTAATAATATAATGATTATTCATATTATCATCTCCTTTACTTATATAATCTTAATTAAAGAATTCCTATACAATTCTTTTTTTATTAAATCATAATACATCAACTCCCTTCATATTAATCTAAATCTTCAGCTATATAATTTTCAATTTTATCAATTTCTTCAATTATTGGTTCTATCAAGTCTAATTCTCCTGTGTCTTTAAAATCATTCTTTAATTTGAATAGTTTGTTTAATGTTGTCATTAAATTATTATCAACAAATGTTTTAAATGATTCTAAACTTAGACGTTTTTTGTTATTTTCATTTATAAGTTTATTTATTTTATCATTTTGTACATTTATAATAAAATCTTCAATCTTATTACAAATTTCATCAAAATCTAATTCTAGAATTACTGGATTGTCTACACAAAATTCTGTATAATATATTGAACTGTTAATTCCTTTTGATAAATCTATATTACGATTATCAAACAATAAATTCCATTTTTCATGAGAATAATCAAATGTAATATGAACACTACTAACTCCTCTGTATTTAAGTGTATATGATTTTGAGGTTTGTATATTCATACCTGTTGATAATTCTTTCAAGATGGCAGTATAAATTCTTAAACGTGCATAGAGAGAACTTAATAATGTATTAGCTAATTGAATGCCATCATCTTTTATTTGTTCATTTAATTTTTTATTTTCTGCCTTTAATTCTTTTATTTGTTTCATGTTTTCTAAAATTTCTTTTTTCATAATATTTTCTCCTTTTATTAAAAAATTGTTAGACAGGTTATTTTGAGTGATTTTGTTACTGTAACACACTCTGCTTGAGTAACTGTGTATTATTACATAGAACCTTCATCAAGTTCTATCTCTCGTTCTGCTTCAAATTCATCATCTGCAGAACACATGAACTCTCCATTCCTAAAGACTTCATAATGTCCTTTGTTTGGAATGATTTCATAATAATTTGACATTGTTTTACCTCCTTTCATAATTTTGCTGAATTCAGAATATTTTACGTTAAAGAGTTATAAAATTGAAACTCAATAATCTTTATATTCTAAATTTTTTAGTTTTTTGAGGGCATAAATCTGTAAAGTTCAGTGGATAGTTTTATTTAATTCTGGAACTTGTTTTTAAAATTCCTTGAATTGTTTTTTAAACTCATAGAACCTCTTTTAGAAATCCTATGAGTTATTTGTTGTCCTTCCACATCACTATTTATCATTGGTATGTTGACCTCCTTTCTTGTGTATGTATGATACCCTCCGAGATGTAATAAAACATCTCTATAAGCCTACAATAAAATTATTATAAGCTTATAGAGACACTTTATCGTGTCTCTTTTTTTATAACCAATATTCTCCTTTCTTTCCCATAATACAAGGTATGTATTCTTTTACACCTTGTTTTATGGTTATTTTGATTCCTTTACTTCCATAAATGTATGGAATACGGACATCATCAAAACGAACTACATTAATGTCATAAAGTAATTCATTTACTTTAGTTACATTAAATGCAACACAACGTATAAAATCCATAATATAAAACATTTCGTTATCCTCTATTTCAGATAGTAGTTGTTTTACGTTAACATCATCTTCAAATAAATATGTAATATATCCATTTAAAGATTCTTTTGTCCGAAATTCCTCTGAATATTTTTGTGCCATCTTGTAAGTCTTGAAACCTACATTAATTCTTGTCCTTAATCCTATTTTTGCCATTTGTTTGTTCCTCCTTTTTATCTTAACGTAGTTGCTGTCATTAACCCGTAAATCAGTAAAGTTTGAAAGCATATACAGATTAATACAAACAGTTTTATTTCAATAACCCGATTTTTTCTCCGAATTCTCTTTTTCCTATTTTGCTCCATTTTATAAAATCTTTTCGCTGTAGCATTTTCTGCCCAAGTTTTTGAATAATACATATTTTTTCTCCTTTCGTTTTTTGCTGAATTCAGAATATTTTTCGTTAAAGAATTATATAGTTAAAACTAAATACCATAAATATTTTAAATTCTCGGTTTTTTCGAGGGCGTAATCTTTTTTATCATGGTGGCTTTCTGTTATAATCTTTGCCAACTTGTTTAAATCTGCAAGGATTATTTTTAAAAAGTTTTAAATTTTTGATTGATTTTACACCTTCCACAGTGACTTCCTCCTTTCTTCTTATGTATATCCCCCACCTACATTGTAGGACTGAGGTATTCTTAGAATACCTCTATTAACCCATAATTAAATAAATAATTATGAGCTAATATAGGTACTCTATAAAAAACAAAAAAAAAGAAGAGGCTCTACAAGAGAGCCTCTCTATGACTATTTAACTTCTTACATAATATGAATTTGTCCAAAGATAATCATATTTGTATTGTTGACAAATCAACAAACACATTCTCTGAAAGTCATAAGATGTAGAAATTATTATTCTTTTATCTCGATTCATATCATGATGGATATCGTGTTTCTGTTGAGATTGATGAATTAAACAAGTTTTAAATCCTGTTCTTTTATTAATCTCAACAAAGTTTTTAGCATCTTTATAATGAGAATAAGCAGACAAAATACTTATGATTTCTTCATTATTTTGATGTCTTTTACGATAATGTTCCATTTCTTTTAAAAATAAATCCATTTCTTCTTTGTATTCTTTTGGTCTAATAATTGACCTTAAAACACAAAAGAATCTTTTATCACTTTCAACTATTGTATCCCATATATACATACTACATGGAATTAAACAACACATATTAATAATTAATATAATATTATTTGCCATATATGTATTTAACATATATATGAAAAATAATAATATCAAAAGTGAAAATAATATTATTGAAATAAAAGATATTATGAATGCATTTAATGTTTTTTGCATATTAAACTTCCCTCTTTTTGTTTTTTTTGTTTCTTACATAAGAAGAGTCCGAGGAATATTTTCAGGATTAAATTAATTATTTATCCTTATGCTATTATGTAAAATATTTTTATTATTTTTTTAAAAATGTATTGACAAATAATATCTTTTGTGCTATAATATGCATAAGCTCAAAGTAAATATCTTACTATAGCAATAGTTTATTAGAGAGAAATATTTCTACTCCTCTCTTTGTCTTAACCTCTTATCAAGAATAAGAGAACTGTATTTGTTCTGAATTACAAGAATAATTCAAAACATCTTTGTTTAGATATCTTGGACGTATAGTGCATCCAGAATCTACATATGGAGCAACATTAGATGCAAAACAGCAAGCTACATCTAAATAGAAATATTTAGATTTTACTTTTAATTCTGTTTTAACATCTTCTACAATTTCAGAAAGTTTTATTTTCTTACCATTGTATGTGATTGTTCCATCTTTACCTCCATGACAAATCAAAGTGGGATTTGATTCGTCTTCTGGAAATATATAAGCATGGTCATTGATGCCTGAATTAAATTGAATTATACTTATATATTCCTTTTTACTGATAGGTATGTTTTCAAACATATACACACCTCCTTTCTATAAAATTTAAGAAGAATCGTTATACATAGATAACTCCTTTCTTTGTGTGTTTATCTTGCATTTTTGTTATTTAACACTAATAACAGATGCTCTCAAACCTTGTTGTTTGTAGACCTACCTATTAGTAACGCTTTGAGCTTAACTACCTATTTATACTCGCTCAAACGAGTTTGAAAGAGAGATATATTTCAATCTCTCTTTCTATAACTCAAAGTAAATAGTATGGTAATTTACTACCAATGCTATATCTTTGAGCATTTGTCCTCTTATTAAGATAATAGTCTATTACTGCAATATAATCATCTATTATAGTACGATTATTATCTCTTTTATCTCTTTTTTCTAAAAGAATATTTTTATACTCTTTTAGTTCAGAAATAGACATTTTTCTGCATTCCCATGCAATCCATTGTCTATCTCCAATAGAGATAAGAGGACAGCGTGTTCTCCATGTAGCTATCATAGGAACACCTCCTTTTAATAAAATATTAAAGAACTCCCTATTATAGAGAGTCCTTTTTTTATTTTATGACCATAAAAGATTGTAATGAAGATATATATTATTTATTCTTTCATCATCAGGAGCATTATTTAAACATACTTTATTCTGAACTTCACCATATGAAATATCTATTTCTTTTTTTATTCCATATTCTACTCGATAATAAAGTTCATAATATTTTTTATCACAAACAAGAGCTTTATATAACTCCCTTATTGCTCCAAAAATATCAGTTTTTGCTATTGATATAGCTCTCCGAAAATGTTCATTTGAATATTTTTGAAGATTATTTAAATATCTTCTTGTTGTTTTTTTCATCTATTTTTACCTCCTGTTATTAAAGAATATTTAATTCTTTTATAATTAAGAATTTTATTTTCATATTCTTCTCTGCCTTGTATACTATAAGTTGCTCCTGACTTTATATTAGCAGCAACTTTTTTAATTTGGTCTGTTTTTTTATTTTCTTTTTCTTTTATTTCTTTTGTCATAGTATTCAGCTTCCTTTCTTCGAGATATTATGTTTTTTAATTTTTTTATACCTCTTTCTTTTCTTTTTTTAAGTACATTAAGATTTTCATATGATAAGAATTTTTTTATTTCGCTCATAGAAAAACCCATATAATATAGCTTTAGAACTCCTTGATAATAAAAAGGAAGTTCATCTATATCTTGAAAGATATTCTGAATATTTTCATATTCAATAATTATATCTTCTGGATTTATAAATATCCATTCAGATATATAAACTTCTTTTATGTTCATTTTAGATTTATCATAAAATTTAATACATAAATTTAAGAGATTGTCAAATGATAAATCATTTGTTTCTAAAGCTTCAAGATATGTCTCTTGGACAATATCTTCGGCTAACTGTATAGAACATCCTAATGATAAAATCATATTAATTAAAAATGTTCTTTCTTCTTCAGTAACTATATACATTTTAATATCTCCTTTTAATCTCTTGCAGATATGTTGAATCATCAACATGATCTTTTAATTCAATTTTTTGCAGATATTCTTTAGGATTTGATGCATTTACAGTATAATCCTGTTTATCAAATTTTAATTCATTAAAAGATACTTTTATAATAGTATCTTCTATATACTCTCCTGAATTGAGAGCATAAAAATCGTATGTTTCTCCATTTGGATGTAACACAGTTATTACTTTATCATGTTCTTGAGTTACTCTACAATACCGAATTGTATGAGCTTTACTATACATTGCATAACTTAATCCTATTACTGCCACTAAACCTATAATTACTAAAATTTTTTTCATATCAATTACCTACCTTTCTTTCTCTTTTGAGCATAAGAAGATATGAGTTTGAACTCATGCAGAGAATAAATATTTTTTAGAGTATAATTAAATACTCAAAGAAAGAGAGAGGAATATTTCTATTCCTCTCTAACTTTCAGTATTTAACTGAATATTCCTCTTCAATGAAGTCTTCGACCATATCTTTAAAATGGTCTGAATTAATAGAATCTGCTTTATTTAGTATATTGCAGAATTCATTAATTCTTTGCTCAGAAGAAGTTAAATCTTTATATTCTTCACTTCCTCTTTTTATCCCATACCGAAGATATGTATTACCTTCGATGGTAATATTATTTTTAATTACCTCAAATTTTTCTTTTGCCATGATTTGTCATTCCTTTCGAACTTACGTACCCATCTCGTAAGACTATGACATGACACATAGTTTTATTTTTTTCTTTTGGGTGTGAGATATTAAATATCTCTATAAAGATACAACTTATGTTATACCTTTATAGAGGCATTTAAGCCTCTTTACCAATTTAATGTTGTTGCAGTCATAAGACCCCATATCAACATAAATTCAGTAGTAATAAATAAAAGAATAGAGATTCTTATATTATCTCTTCTTTCTTTAGCTCTTTTTATTTTGTTAATTCTTATATTCGTCATTGTTTTTTTCCTCCGTTTTAAGTTTTATTATATTTATGCTACTGATTTTAATATATTTAAACTCTTTGTTAGTTCGTTAATGATTTGATTATTGTTAGAATATCTCAATATATTTCTTATTATCTTTTGTGCATATTTAATTTCAAAGCTTGTTGATTTGTTAGAAAAAGCATTATTAATAATTCTTTCGCCTATTGCATCAACATGAATATTTAAAGAATTTGCAGAATTAAGATATTGTATAAGGTAAACTCTACCCCAATATAAAGAATTATCTTTGCCATTTGTCTTTTCGTTTATTTTTGAAGATGCTTTATAAATACGATTCATTTCAAGTGTTGATTTGATGGAGTTTTTGTTTCGATATTCGTTCATAACATTTAAAAAATTTTCAATGTCTGCTTTGTGGTTTTTAGTATTAAATTTTACTGACAATTTAATTGATATTGTCTTAATTGTGTTTACGATAATGTTGATGATTTTTTTCATAATATTTCCTTTCTTTCTCTTTCGAGATGACAACTTTTTCATTAATTAGGTTGATGTCAAGCAACCATTTTTTTGTTTAATCATGAATACATAAACATTTAATTTACATATTCGTTTTTTATTTTTTTATATATAATATTAATATTGGGTTATTTTCCAACTCCAAAATTAAAAATTTAAAAAATTCAAAAAAATTTTTTCAGCAAAAAATCCAAAAACCCAAATTTCAAACTTAAAAAAAAAACAAAAAAATTTTTCACCCTATTCAAAGTGGTAACAAAAAAAAGAGACTCAAGTTTTCACTCAAGTCTCTCAAATCTTTAACTTTATTCTTCCTTTTCGAAATCATTCATTACATTATCCTGATAATTATTAGGAATAGTATGAACTGAATTATTTTCAGCAGTTGTATAACCTGTAATTTTAATACCATACACCTCATTTTGTTTAAAACCAGTACTATTAGGATTATTAACAAGATTATTCACAACTAATTTCTTTTCAGTCTTAGGTTTTCTTTTAGCTTTTTTAGGTTTATCTTTTTCAACAGGTTTTAAAGAATCTAAGAATCTATCCAACATATAATAATCACCAGTAATTTCAGCTTTATAAATTTCTCTATTAATCAATTCTGAATATTCATTAATGATACAAGGGTCATTATATTTTTCATTTTTTCTATTTTTAGCATAAAGTTGTCCATCAATAGAAGTAAGAAGATTAATGCCTTCATTCCAAAGTTTACTTCTTAGCATTTTAAATGCATAATGAGGGTGTGTATTTGTTTTAAATAAGTTTTCAAAATCAAGAAGTACAAAATAATCATTATCTGAAGATAAAGCACTTATTATTTCATCAAAAATTTCATATTTACCATCAGTATACCATTGTTCATTAAACAATTCTTCAAAATCTTTTTCCATTTCTTTTTTAGTAATCAATTCATCTTTAAGCATATGTATGCTCCTTTCTTTTTTAATATGTATAGTAAGATATATTTATATCTCAAAGTAATTATAACATATAAAACAATAAATGTCAATAGTTATTTAAAATATTTTTATTTTTTATTCTTTTTATTTTTATTCTTTTAAATTGGTTTTCATAGAATCTATATAAGTTTTTAATAAATCTTCATTTATTGGTTGCAAAGTATAAATAAGGGGATAATTTTTTACTATTCCATTTTTAGTAATATAAGTCCCAAGGTTATAAGTATAAATCAAATTCATATCTTTAAGGATTGCGATTGTATTTAAAATACTTTGTTTAGAGAGTTTAGAGTAATCATGTAAATTTTCTAAAGAAGGATAACCATAAGGGATATTTTCCTCATGAAAGTTCATAAATTTTTTAATAATCAAATATAGATAGATAGTATTATCAATATAAGATTTTGTTTTAGATTTATTATTCAAATAATAATTTAAGATAGTATTAATTTCAGAATCCTCAAGAATAACGAAATTAGATTTAAAATTTATACAAACAGGGATATTATTTTCTTTTATAAATTTAAGAGTATAAATAGATTGTTTATTATTAGAATTTTCATTTATCAAAGAAATAGAATTATTAGTAATCATTTTATGTAAAGAAGATTTAAAAATAGTATTAATCCCATTTTCTTTAGTAGAAGGAGAATATCCATAATATTTAACCAAATTATTAATATCAAGATATATATATCCATTTCTACATTCAGTAGCATAAAGATACCAAGTCAACATAATATCTTTTTTAGAATTAGGATTAGTCAAAGAAGATTTATCAATTTTAATATAAAACACAATAGCACCTCATTTATTTTTATTATTATTTTTATTTTGATTTTTAGAGATTAAACAACTGACCTTTAAGCGAAGCGAAAGGTATTCATAATATTATTAAAGGATCTTTTATTATTAAATGGATCATATATATTATTACGGTCTAGTTTTACCCCAAAAAATCGGGAACTTTTTCAATGTTTTTAAAAAGATCCCTAAAAAAACAGGGAACTTTTTTTATTTTCGTAAAAAGTTACCCAAAAAAAACGGGAACTTTTTCATTAAACAGATTATAACATATAAAAAAACAAATGTCAAGTCTAAAAAAAATATTTTTTAAAAAATAAAACAAAAAGACTTGACAAAAATACAAATAGATGATATAATAAAATCAGTTAATGATAAAGTAATATTATAATAATCATTAACAATGCAATAATGGAAGGAGGAGGGGTAATGAATGAGGAATCTAACACAAGACCAAACTTGTACATAGATATAGACAGTACAATCATAAATACAGCAGAGACATTTATAGATATGTATTGTAAGAAAAAAGGAATAAAAAAGAATTTTTATGACCTAAAAGATTGGAAGTTCAGAAGTATAGATAGAAATATAAATGTAAAAGAATTTTTAAATTATATAGAAACAGAAGAATTTTTTAATAAAGTACAATTTTATGATGATTTTTTAAGATTTTATGTAAAATATGGAGACAAGTTTAATTTTATTTTTGTAACTATAGGAAGTAAAAAGAATTTAGAGTTAAAGAAAAAGTTTATATTTAGAAGTTTACCAACGATAGAAAATGTAAAATATATTGGATTAGAAAACAATAAAAATGATATAGATATGAGTAATGGAATACAAATAGATGATAAATATGACAATTTAAATACTAATGCAAAGTTAAAGATATTACAAAAAAATAATATTGAAACAGATTATAATCAAGTAAAAGAATATAGAGATGATTTATATATAATGCAAGATTGGAAACAAATTAGTGAAAGTTTAGAATTTATATTAAGAAACAAAGAATTATTTTAATAAAAAAGAAAGGGTGAATTCATATGAATAATGGATTAACACAATATCAGCAGTTAATGCAAATCAAGGGAATGAATAGAGCTGAAAAAAGAAAATTAGCAAAGAAGCTAAAAATGTCTTATACTGATTTAGTAAATTCATTAAATTTTGAAATTGCGGATATAACTGTAGAAGAACTCCCAGAGGGAACGTTAGTAAAACTTAAAACAGATAGGATTTTAGATAAAAAACAAGAATTAAGTGAAACGTACATAAAATGGGTAGAAGATAATCGAGATAAAGTGTTTACATGTGAGAAAGATCCAAGTTTAGGAGATGATTCTAAGAGAGTTGTTCTCAAAGAAGATGAAACTGAACCAAAATGGATATTCCATGTTAGTGATTTAGAATTAGTGTTAGACGAGAAAGAAATATTCAATCAATAAAAGATTGGAGTGTATTTAATGCCTAACAGATTATTTTATACAGCAAAATTTGATAGTGATTATATTATTTATTGTAAGTCTGATATAAGAGCAAATTTTTTTGAATTATTTAGGGCAGGAAATATTATATCTTTAGCAGATTCCCAGATGTTAAAAACCATAAGGCAACTTACAAATCATATTGTTGATTTAAATAAAATAGAACAGTGGTATGAAGAGCGAGATAGAATAAAAAAGAGAGCAAATTCAAAAGAAAATCGAGAGAGAATCAGAAAATTACAAAAAAATATATATGATATGATGTATATCCCTGAATACATAACAGTTGTAATAAATAATGCTAAACATTATGAAAAATTTTTCAAAAAGGGATTTTATTTCAATGGAGAAAAGTATACGAGGTTTTCATGTTCTGCTTCACAAGCAAGAGTTTCTACTGTTGTATTTATAAAAGATAGTTTAAAAGAACAGATGAAGGAAATATTGGATAATGGAAGAAAATTAGATAAAGCTATTGCACCGAGCAAATATAATGCATATTTTGGATTATATTCATCAGCAATAAAAGAAGTAACAGCTCCTAGATTTTGTATAATACCTGATTTTTGTGAAACAGATAAAGTTATAGTTGATTATATTATTACAACAGATGATTATTCAGATGATATTGTAGAAGAAAGACAAATAGAAGTAGAATTTAACAGATTTGATGGAGGAGGATTAATAACTCCTCAAATGGCTGAACAATGGAGTAAAGATATAGGAATTTATTTTCCTGAAGAAGAAAAAGAGGAAAAAAGAGGATATATTGCTTGTCAATTCTGTATAAGACAAAGTTTTGCAAAAGGTATGTTGAATGTTTTTGAAACAGAATTATTTTGTAGAGAAAAAAATAATGGAAATTACATAGTAAAAGATATCTATGGGAAAGATGTAGATTTAAGAGAAATAGATGTTATTTTAACAGAAGGACAAGTTAAATTATGGGATTCTTTTGGATATGAAGATGAAGAAGGTAATTGGATTCCTTCTCAGGAAGTATATGAAAACAATATAAAGAAAAATAATATTGTTTGGGGTGTAACCAGATTTACTCCAGAAGAAGATGATAAGACATTAATAACAAATTATCAATTTTTACAAACATTAAAAATGTCTGATGAAGATATAAAAGAGTTATGTCAAACTACTGTTGATTATATTACAGGAGTTACTAATGAAGATTATAATTATGCTTTATTATTTATGCTTGGAGAAAGTATGAATGAGAGAAAGATGCAAAATTATATGAAATCAAGCGATAATTATTGGTTAAAAAGTTTAATTTGTAATCCTGATTTATTTAATGATAAATACACTAAAGAGAAGATACGTGATTGTATAAAAAGAAGAATTGAACAAGCATGTATTGGTAAGATAATGGTTGAAGGAAACTTTCAAGTAATTATTCCTGACAGTTATGCTTTAATGGAATGGGTTTGTTATAGAGACTCAAATAGAGTTAAAGGATTATTAAGAGCAGGAGAATGTTATAGTAAGTTTTGGAAAGATAGAGATAGTAAGACCATATTATCTCAGAGAAGTCCATTAACACATTTTAGTGAATGTCATTTATTAAATGTTGTTTGGAATGAAGAAATTGAAAAATGGTTTAAATATAGTTATACTGGTTTTTATATTAATACTCATGATGATAGTACTATGAGATGGGCGGGTGCGGATTTCGATTATGACATTGTTGCAAGTACTAATAATCCAGTAATGATTAGAAGTGTTTACAAAAACCAAAAACCAGTAACATATGATATTCCAAAACCTTTTAAAAAAGTATTTACAGAAGAAGATTTATATATAGCAGATGTAAAGACATTTGGTTCATTAATAGGACCTTTAACAAATAGAGGTACAAGCATTGTTGCTTTAATTTCGGAATATAAACAACGATTTGATAAATCAGGATTAGATGGAGATAAGAAAAAATTAGAACTTTTACATAATCGTCTAAAAATGGTATGTGCAAGTCAGAGTAGGCAGATAGACAAAGCTAAGATTGGCAAAGAAGTAAAAGGAATTCCAAAAATTTGGACAAATTATCAGCATATTAGTATAGAAGATTCTGATGAAGAGAAAAAAAATAAGGAATTTTATAATAGTCTTTTATGTGATAAGAAACCATATTTCTTTAAATATGTTTATAAAACAGAAAATAAAAAATACAATCAATATTGTAAAAAAGTTGATTTAAGATGTTATAGTTTGTTTGATATTACATTAAAAGAATTATTATCAAAAGAGGATAAAACAGAAGCTCAAGAAGAATTTATCAGATCATTTAAGGATAAAAATGGATTTATAAATTCAGAATGTGAAATGAATAAAATATGTTGGTATATAGAAAATGTTTTTAAAGATATAAATAAAAAAGTAAGAGATGGTTCATCTTTTGATTATACATATTTTATAACTGATGAAATTGAATTTGATAAGCACAAATATAATCAAATTAAAGAATTTTTAAACTTATGTTTAAGTAAAAAAAGAGACAGTATTGGTCAGAAAAACAAGAAAGTTTTTTCAGAAGAGAAACTTATAAATAATAATTCTGACAAATCTGATGATAAAAATACATGGGTACAAGATATAAAGAATGAATTATATCAAAAATATTGTTCTAATGGATATGAATTAACTAATTATTTAATTAAATTTTTCTATGAAGATAAGAAGAATTTTAGCAAAAATACCTTATGGAAAATATGTGGAGATGTTTTATATAATATATCTTTAGAAAAAAGTAATGGAAATATAACAATACCTATCAAAGATCAAAATGGAGATATAGAATTTTGGTTTGATAAGTTTTCTGTACAAAACATTATTTTAGAAAAGGAGAAAGAATCAGATGATAAAAATATTTGATGAAAAAGCTTATATAGATATATATATAAAACAAGGGTTTAAAAATTTACATTCATGGACTAGAGATGCTATATTATATGTAAGATGGCTTAAACTTCCTTACGAACAAGGAGGTTGTGGTAGAGAGTTATCTAAAAAAGAATGTAAAGAAGAATTAATTAGAATTTGTAAAAAAAGTATTCCATTATTTAATGAAATGTCAGATTATAAAAAAATTGAAAATATTATAAAAAAAGCATGGGCAAATAAAGAACCACTATTACAAGTAAAAAATATACGTATTAGTCATACATTATTTTCATGGTTTAAAAAACAAGGATTGAAAAAAAATGAATTAAAATTATTATTTACTTTATATGTGGGATATTTAATCAAGAAAAACAATTTAAAGATTAAAGATGCTACATGGTTTGGGCAGATAACAGACAGGGAGTTTTTAAGAAGTAACTCAAACATATCAAGTAGTTTTTCTATTAAAAAAGCATTAAATTCATTTAGGGATAAAGGGTTAATTGATTTAAGAGGAGAATATTTTTCTATAATTTTTATTAATCGTGAGGATTTTAAGGTTTGTGAAAATAATGTTAGTAATTTAGAAACTCTAACAGGATATGATTTAGAAAACATAGGGGAAGCCTTATATAAATTTTATGACAATTATAGATATTGTGATGATTGTGGAAGATTAATTGATAAGACAAAATCCACGAATAAAAAATATTGTGAAGAATGTGCTAAGTTACATAAATATAAGCCTCAAGGGACTAAAGTTGTAACATGTAAAGATTGTGAACGTCAATTTGAAACATCTGCAAAAAACAATAAAGAAGAATACAGATGTGAAGAGTGTTACAAAAAACATAGACGAAAGAAAAAAGCTGAAACTATGAGAAAATTACGAGAAAAAAAGCCTATGTGGTCAGGACAAATGGAAAGTTGAAATGATTTTTTATAAGGTTTTTTTGCTGATGTTTATTAGAAAAAAAGGGATCGAAAAAAATAAAAAGTCGAGATTTCATTTATGGAAGAGAATATAGTTCTCATAAATAAAATAATTAAGATAAATTATATATTTATCGAATGAAGCGTAACATTTCAACACTAAATAAAAAAAAATTATTAAAGGGACTTTATAAGTCGAAAGGAGAAATTAAAATGAAAAGAGAAGATATGATTAGAAGAATTGCTCAGAGAGCTAACATGACACAGAAGGAAATCCTTCCTATTTTGGAGGTAATTGAAGATGAAACACTTTTTGCGATTTCTAATGAAGAAGAAATGCCATTTAAATTTGGAAAAATTGGTGGCAAGACAGTTCCTGCAAGAAATGGAGTAAATCCAAAGACAGGAGAAAAGATTAAGATTGAAGAAAAGAGAGGATATCCTTATTTCAAGGCATCATCAAAAGCGAAAGGCAAGAACTAATTGATGATAGAGTGAAGGAGTTTAATCTCAGATAATTAGAATAAGATGAGAGGAAGTAAGACACTTCCTCTCTATTTATTATATTTTAAGTAATTAAAACAAGTATTATCTAATATTGTTTTTATAGTTTTTCATATACATCCTTTCTTTTTTACAAATATAAATAGATAATGCTTGTTTTAATTATTTAAAATATGATAATAAAAATCAAATTTTATTATATAAAAAATACAATATATAGTGTATTATATTTATATATATACTATATATAGTGTAAAAAAAAGTTATTAAAGGAAAGAAAGGAAAATAAAAATGAGTGATAAAAAAATAATAGATATTATTATACCCGCATATAAAGCACAAGATAGTATTGAAAGAACAATTGCAAGTATTGCAATTCAATCAATTAAAAATCAAGTGAGAGTTACAATAGTTAATGATTGTGATGGTATTGGATATAGTAAAATAATTAAAAGGTATTCTGATTTATTAGATATTAGAGAAATATGTTTGGATAAGAATGGTGGACCTGGTGTTGCTAGACAATATGGTATAGACAATACTGAATTGCCTTATTTTACATGTATTGATGCTGATGATACTTTTGCAGGAGCATTTGCTTTAGAAACATTATATAGAAACTTAATATCAGATCCTGTTGGAGTATGTTGCGTAGGAGGGTTCTTAGAAGAACATGAAAATTTACAATTTGTACCACACCAAGGAGATTTAATTTGGATGTTTGGTAAATTGTATTTACGTAAATTTATTGAAAAATATGAAATTAAATTTAATGATACTAGAGCTAATGAAGATAATGGGTTTAATACTTTGGTTAGACTATGTTCTGATGAATATGAAAAGATTATATTTATACAAGATATCGTCTATTATTGGCATTTTAAAGAGGATAGTATAACTCGTATTAATAATTGTGAATATTCATATAATCAAAGTTTTCCAGGATATACAGAAAATATGATATATGCAATTAAGGAAGCTAAGAAAAAGAAGCCATTTAATGGATATATTAATTTATGGGCAACACAAGTTATGATACATTTATATGTGTATTGGTTAGAGACGTGTGAAAGAGACCCTAGATTTAAAGATCAGAATTTTAATAGTTGTGTAAAATTTTATAAAGAAGTATTTAAAGATATCTATAAAGAATTATCAGAAAAAATCTTTAAAGAAGTTTATAGTAATGTAATGATGACATCTGCTCAAGGAATGATTGGAGTTTGTCCTGAAGTTACTATTTATCAATTTTTAGATATTTTAGAAGAAGAAATAACTGAGAAAAAAGAGGAGATAAAAAATGATAAAACAAAATAATGAAACATTTTTACAATTCGCTAAAAGGTTATTAACAACAGATAATATAACTGAATATGGATTAGTTGAAATATATCGTATGTTATTTGGAGAAGTTGTATCATATGATAATGCTCAAAGACAATTAAGAGGAATTACTCGTTTTATAAAACAATGTGATATAGAAGATATAAATAAAGCAGGAGAAGAAATTCAATCACATCAAATAGATATAAGTTTAAATAAAGATGGTAGTCAAACTAGAAATGCTTTATTATATTTATCTGAAGAACAGGTAAAGACACCTAAATTACTTTTAGAAGCACATGGATATGATCCTAATGTTTTTGAATTAGTTAATAGTAAGAATTCAATGTGGCATCAAAAAAGTAATATTCATGGATTATCTACTTTATATTGTAGTAAGATTACAGTAAAACCAAGAACTGAGATTAGTTTAGAGCAAGTTGAGGAAATTTTTAAAAAACTAGATAGAGAAAAAACAGATGTATTGGTAAGATCAGATAATAATATATTAAGTATTATTAATGATAGTGATGAATGTTTTGTATTAAATTTTTTTGATGTTCATTTTGCTAAATTAGCACATTCAGAAGAAACAGGTGAAGAATATAATTATAAAATTGCAAGAGATAGAATGATAAATTCTGTTATGGAATATAAAAATAGATTTAATAATAAAAGATTTGATTCTATTTATTTTGCAATAGGTCAGGATTATTTCAATTCAGAGCCAACAGGTGCAACTGTGAATAACACAAAGCAAGATAATGATGTTAGATATTCTGTGATGTTTGAAAAAGGAGTGGAAGCTCTTATAGATGTTATAGAAATATTAAAAACTATGGGTAATATTATTTATATTCCTTTAGTTCAAGGTAATCATAGCACATATACTGAATATTATGCTGCACAGTTTTTAAAAGCATGGTATAGACATGAAAATAATGTAATTATAGATACATCAATACTTCCAAGAAAATATTATAGTTTTGGTGTTAATCTATTTGGATTCACTCATAATAGTGAAGAAAAAAATAGGATATATACATTGATGCAAATAGAAGCTCCACAGTTATGGGCAGAAACGGAAGAAAGAACATGGTTTACTGGACATTTACATAAAGAGGATGTAAAAGAAGATGGGGGAGTGTTTATTAGACAATCTCCTTCCATGTGTAGTACTGATTCATGGCATAAACAAAAAGGATATGTGGGGTCAATAAAAAGGACACAAGGGTTTGTATATAATTATTTAGAAGGATTAACTGAAAGTCATTATGTAAAAGTAAAATAAAATATAATAAGAAAGGAGTTGAGATAAAATGCAAATAAGACAAAAATATATTATTTTTGACAAACCTACAAATACTCCTTTATCTTATGAAATAGATTTCACAAAATCTGATCTATTAAAAATTCAGGTTAGTGGAGATGGAGAATGTGATATAAAGATTTATGGGAAGATACATCCTAAATCAGAGTATTCCCTAATGAGTATTATTAAAGATTTTGATTATAATTTTATTAATACTATTAATTCAAAAGGTGTATATACAATATCTGCAACAGGATACGATAAACTTAAAATTGAAACAAATAATGCAGATAGCACTTTGACTTGTGTGGCAAGTGAGGTGGTTGAAGTATGACAGATATTACAGCACGAGCATTAGCTATGCAAGCAATTAATATGAAAAATATAAATCAGTTTAGTTCAAAAGCTGAATTTCCAATTATTGGGCAAGAAGGTATTTTATATATAGATGAGATTAATAATCAATTGTATTATTGGAATTTAAATACTCAGAGTTATGCATTATTAATTTCAGGGAATTTAGATATAGAAAATATCTTATCTGGAATAATATTAGATGGTGGTTCATCATCATCTTAAATTAAAAATATAGGAGGGGGTTTTATGATAAATGATTCATATAATCAAATTGATGTAAAAATAGTGCATAAAAATGATACTTATGAAAATTGGACAAAAAACAATCCTGTTTTATTAAATTCAGAGATTGGGTATGATACTACTAATAAAAAAATTAAAATAGGTGACGGTGCGACTAATTGGAATTCTTTACCTTATTATGATGAAGACTATATTAATGAAAAAATTGCAGAATTAGTTGATACAGCACCAGAAACTCTGAATACACTAAATGAACTTGCACGAGCTTTGGGAGATGACCCGAATTTTGCTACAACAATAGCAAACCAGATTGGTAACAAAGTAGATAAAATTGAGGGAATGGGTTTATCTGCTAATAATTTTACAAATTCAGAAAAAGAAAAACTTGCTAATTTATCAAAAATTCCTATTAATAATGGTACTGGCAAAAATAGTATAGTTATAAATGATGGTGAGGCAAATGGAGAATATTCAGTTGCTGGGGGTGTTACAGATAAGAGTGTTATAGAGTCTCTTGTAGGTAGTGTTGCAGCTTCGTTAGTTAAGGTTGATAAAGCTAAAGCAAATGGAATTATGTCTTTATCTTATGGAGTAAATACAGAAACACAGACTTCAGGAAGTATGGCTCTGGGAGTTGATAATATTGTGGGTGTTAAAGGTTATTATTGGCACACAATAGATTTTATAAATAAAACAATAACTCTATCTACTAATAGACCAACGACATTATCAGGTTCTGTAAAAGCTCCTAGTAATTTAGATTGGGAAGTTGGTGACTACATATCAATTACCAATGAAAGTAACTATCCATTCTGTACCAAGATTACCGCAATTACAGGCAATATTATTACTGTTGAATCATTGCCGTTTAAGAGTAATCCATATGATACAAAAAAAACAATACTTGGTCAAGAGGTAATAGTTTATCCTGCAGTATATGCCACTCCATACAATAGAACTATTTATGCAGTATATCGAGATGAATATATATCTGTTCTTGATAAAACTATAGAACATTGGGCTTTTAGAAATGGTATTGTAGAGTTAGGTTTTGGTGGAACGGCTATTGGTGCTTTAAATAAAGTGTCTGGATTGGTGGCATCTGCAAAAGGCTTTGAAAACTTTGCAGTTGGAGACTATTCTGAAGTTTCTGGATCACATAATATTGCTGGAGAATATGCTTCTGCAAGAGGATTTTGGACTAAAGCATTAGGTCGATTTTCAACAACTGATGGTAGAGGTACTGAAGCTTTGGGAGAAGCTCAATATGTTCATGGTAAGTATAATATCCTTGATCCAAGCAATAAATATATCGAGATTGCTGGTAATGGTAAAAATGAAGATAATCGTTCTAATGCTTATACATTAGATTGGAATGGTAATGCATGGTATGCAGGAAATGTTGATGCTACAGATGGTAATTTTTCTGGTAATGTATCTGGTACAAACGCAAATTTTAGTGGATATGTAACTGATGGCTCTGGTAATAGACTAATAGATTCAAATACTGCAATAAATAATGCGGCTAAATGTTTTGGAGAAGAAGTTTTAATTAATGGCGATAATTATGTAGAGTATTTTAATGCTCTTGGCATTAAAGATTATTCTATTACAGGAAATGGAGCTGTGACTACTTATGATGAATCTACAAATTCTTATTACCTGCCTATAACTTGTGGAGTTAAAGAAAATATAAAAGCTGTTGATGGAGATAAATATTTATTGATTGAGTCTCCTACTGCCGCTATAGCACATCGCTTTATTCATTTATTACGAAATGATAATACAAATATAGTAGAGATAGGTCATTCGTATACTTTTACTGCATGGTGTAAGACAAAGAAAGGCACTAATACTGTTAAAACACATATTAGTTCATCAGCATTAAGTACAAATACAATTATGCCAACTCAAACAAAAGCTTCAGCCGTAACTATCAATAGTAATGAATGGACAAAAGTTATTGGAACTTTTAATATTATAGAGGCAACTGGAGATAAAACTCAAAATAATGGATTTCATTTAGGAGTTGAATTTACATCTTCTAATTTTAGTGATATATATATAGATAATTATTGTCTTGTAGATAATGAAAATCCTGATGTGAATTTGCTTGAACATAGTATTGCTAAAACTAACAGTAAATATGTAAAGTGTGATTATATGTTTGAAGGCATTAATGGGACTATAGATGGACTAGTTAATGGTACTGCTTCTTTTGTAGAAGGTGGTACTGCTGATTATATTCCATCTTCTGTTACAGTTAATATTCCTGTAGATGCGGAGACTTTTACAGGCACATTAAATTATGTTAACGATAGTTTGCCTGAATTACCCGCATTTTTTGGATATACATCTACGTATACACTGGAAACAACATCTGACGTAATATTTGATCTAGTATGCTACAGTAAGATAAATTCCCCTACAAAAGTATCCCAGCTTGAAAATGACATAGGCTATCTTACAGAGCATCAGGACATATCGGGAAAAGCTGATGTAAACCATAAGCACCCTGAGTATTTAACCGAACATCAAGATATATCAATAAAAGCTGATATAGACCATACTCATACAGGGGAGCAGGTAAATGTGACATTGGAAATACTTGATGATAACAGAGAACCTACAGGCGAATCATCAACAATATCTTTGAACGAATTTGTAAATCAGGTGGTTTTATTAGAGGGTAGAACTATTATTGAAGGTATAATCAATGAGATTGACATCATAAATACCGATAAAGTGAACAAGTCAGAGTTGGAGACAAAGGCAGACAAGACTATCATACAAACTGATACCGAAGCGACAGAATATGCATTTGACTTTTCTGATATGTATAACAAGGAAATGAGATTGCAATCAGCATCTTCTATAAGTATTAAATTTGCAGACAATGAGTATGCGAATGACTATATCTCAGGGTTGAGCTTTAACAGTGGTGAAACACCTACAGGATTTGATTATGCTGATAGTGGTATCATAAATTGGGTGGGAACAGATTGTGTAAAGAATGGAGATCTCTCTATATTCCAACCGTCTGCCAATACTCATTATGACATTGTGTTTTATTTTAATGGTGTGCAGTTTATAGGACTAGTAAACGGCTTTGTACCTGCAATAGGAAATGAGGCGGTATAATGACATATTTACAGAAAAAGAAACTTGCCTTTATGAGTATAGTAAATCAGATTAAAGGCTTTGTAAGAACTGTATCAGGAGTACCCCCTTTGATATTGTCTGATTGTGTAGATAATGACAGCCTTATCAATTACACAATAGACGGAAACAGCATACAAAACGGAACTCCCACACCTGATACTCCTGTTGAGGTTGAGAGTGTGGGAGAAAAGACAAAGAATATAGTTAGAGATTATGTATATGTAGACCAAACGACACGTTATAACTCACCTTTACATGCGAAAAATTCGTTTACACTTAAGCAAGGGGTAACGTATACTATTTCATTTGATACTCCTAATACTATGAAGAATGTAGCATACGCACAATATGCGTATACTGAAGAAGGGTTGAAAACAGTATTATTAAATGGCACAAGGCAGTCAATAACTGTAACACCTACAAAAGATATGACATCAGCAACAATACTTGTAGTAACATCTGTCGTTTCTGAAGGTGACAGTACAGGATTGTGTAGTAATTGCATGATTGAAGAAGGTAGTACCGCTACCGATTATGAGCCATACGGATACAAAATCCCTGTTGTATGTAGTGGTAAGAATTTGTTTGATAAAGATAATTTTACTCCTAGCATGACTAATGGCACACGTACAAAAAACGGCTACGATTATACAGTTATAGGCAATAAAGGGAATGAGGCATCAGCATCATCTGGAAGTTTTAATGTAAGATTCTCTGAAGGTATTATAACACCAACTAAAAACCTCACTGTATCAGTCTATATAACAATGTTAGAATATGGTGGCATTGGCGACAAAATAAGATTATGGACGGTTAGCGGTAGTTCGGCAAAACAACATACTTTTGCTTCAAAAACTGTTTCTTTAAATGAGAGACTTCGACTATCTTGGACTTATACGAATGTTGACTATGAGATTGATGCATTATGGTTTTATGTCAATGGTAATAAGTTATTAATCGAAATGGACACCCTACAGATTGAAACAAATGATGTTATGACCGATTATGAGCCTTATTACCTGCCTATTACAACTAACATCTATCTTGATGAACCCCTTCGTAAAATCGGTGACTATGCGGACTATGTTGATTTTGAAAATCGGAAGGTTGTAAAAAATGTATCCGAAACAATTTTGAAAGGCACAGAGGATTGTTATTCATCAGGGATAGGAAGTACAAATGAAAGGATAATTTATGATTTATCTGTATTCAACGGGTTAAAAGGGAATGGAAATACACCAAGCTTATGTACACACACAAAAACCACAATTGATGCAAATGTTGGTTGGGCAGGCACAAAATTTGTAATGCAGGTAGCTAATGCAGATGTCCGTTTCTATCGTCCTTTTTATTGTGAAATAACTGAATTTACTGAGAAAACACCTTTTGAATGGAAACAATACCTTGCACGATTGTACGCTGAAGGAAATCCTTTCAAGGTTTATAGTGTACGAAGTGAAACCTCAGAGGAAACCATTAACTTACCCAAACTACCCTCATTTAAAGGCACAACCGTCTACACAATCAAAACAAGTGTGCAACCATCAGAAATGAGTGCGACATATTATGCTATGAATAAGGAGTGATATAAATGGAACTTTATAAGTTTATAAGCGAAACAGAGATTAAGAAGTATAAAGGTGGATTTGTTGTTGTAGATAATACAATATACACAAATCCCAAAGAAGAAATAATAAGGATGGCAGGATATAAAGAATTAATTGATACACCTATCCCTGAATATAATCCTGAAATAGAATATATTGTATTAACATATCAGGATGGTGAAAAAATTACTCCTTGTTATACTGTAAATCAAATAGAGTTCATGGAAGAATTAGAAGTAATAGAATAATAAAAACTGAATTTTATTGTATAATATAGCACAACATATAGTGTATGATTTTATTTTCATACACTATATATAGTTGTGATTTTGAAATGTTTTAAAGGAGAAAGAGGTGAAAAATATGCCTAAAAAAAGTCAAAAAGTAGAAACAGTTGGAATAAATGAAGTAAAACGAAAGTTAGGACCAATGGGGAAAAAAATAAAAGAATTTTATAGAAACCAAGATGATGTTATTGGGACATATTTTTCTCCACAATCAGAAAAAATAAAAGAAGATAGAAAAATATGTACTATGTGTAATAAACCTTTACCTGCAGGTGATTTTTGGCAAAGTTTTTCATATATTAATTCTGCAAGAACAGATATTGATAGTAAGATGCATTTACCTGTATGTAAAGCATGTTCTCAGAAGTTATTTGATTATTATTACGAAAAAGTACATCATAAATCCTATGTAAAAGCAATGGAACATGTATGTTGTGATTTGAATTTATATTGGGATATAGATATATTCAATGCTTGTAAAGAAGTGTATGAGCATAACCAGAGAAAACTACATATATTGTCTGAGTATGTAGGTGCTTTAAGTAGAAGAAGTGCTAATTTTATCGGACAGACTTATTGGGATAGTCCTACAATAGTGAATAGAAATATAACTATTGTTCAAGGACAGAATCAAGATTTTGAAAAAAAACTCATTAATCCTGAGGATAATCCTGAATTATTAAAGGATGGATGGGATACCCCTTTAGATTGGGAAAGGGAAGATGCAGAAAATAGAAAAAAAATTATACGTGTATATAGATATGATCCGTTTGAATATGAAACGGACGAAGATAAAAAATCACTTTATAGGGATTTAGCAGCAATGTTAGATGATGCAATGGAAGATGATTTTGTTAAATCTAGAGGTGCTTTAGAAGTAGTTAGAGGTTTTAATAGAATAGAAAAATTAGGTAAAAAAATAGCAATATTAGAAAAAGAAGAAGCTGAGGCAAATGTTATTCAAAGATATGTTGATATGAAAACTAAAGAACGTGCTTCCATTACAGCATATTGTAAAGATAATGGTTTTGCTGCAAGCTATGGAACAAAAAAAGCAAAAGGTGCAGGAACATTATCAGGAATTATGAATGAAATGAATGAAAAACAATATGAAAGAGGTATTTTAAATAGGTTTGATGTTAAAACAAGTGAAAGTATTCAACAAGCAGCTAATGCATCTGTAAGAGCTATTTTTGACCAATTAAATATTGGAGGTAATGAACAATATACTATTATTCAACAGCAAAGAGATTTGATTTCAAGTTTGCAAAAAAAACTAGATAATGCTGAAGAAGATTTAAGAAAAGCTGAATGTAAAATAGTTGAATTAAAATTAAATAAACAATTGGAGGAATCTGAAGATGATTAATGTTATTTTTAATAAGACAGATTATGAGATTTCTCAAAGAAAAATTGATATGTTTGAAAAATATAATAAAGTTATTCAATGGGGACGTAGAGAACCAGTTAAATTTATGGAAAAATTTTTTGGACTTCAGTTTACAGACCATCAGAGATATGTATTGTTATCTACATGGAATGCTACATACGCAGTATGGCTTATGTCGAGAAATAGTGGCAAAGCTTGTGAACTTTCAACAAAAATATGGACACCAGATAATAATTTTTTGTGCATGAACGACATACATGTAGGAGATTATGTTTTAGATTATGAAGGCAATCCAACAAAGGTAATAGCTGAAAGTGAAATATTTATGAATGATACATATGATGTATATTTTTCTGATGGAGATATTGTTACAGTAAATGATAATCATACATGGTGGATAGGGATAGATGATATTAATTCATTTATACTATGTGATACAAAAAATTTATATGAAATTCTAAAAGATGAAAAACATATAATTTTTAATATAGATAAAAAAAGAATTATAGGTGTAAAAAGAGTTCCGACAGCTCCTACTAAATGTATTGAGGTTGATAATGAAACTCATACATATTTATGTGGAGAAAAAAAAACAGCTACTCATAATTCATATCTTTCAGCACCATATATGATGGCAAGAAGTATTTTAATACCAAATCATAAAAGTTACATAATGTGTCCGTCTGGTAATCAGGCACAACAAACATTTAGTAAAATAGAAGACTTAGCTAAAAATAAAATTGCTTCTGTACAAGGTGCAACATCTGTATTCATTAATGAATTAATGAAGGCTAACTCTGGAACTGATGGATTTGTTCATGATAAACATTCTCATTATTGTGAATTATTTAATGGTAGTTCAATTAGTACTTTGAATAGTATTGCAAAAAATGTTGTGGGTTTTCGTTCTCATCTTAATTTTTATGATGAGGCAGGAAAAGTCGAAAGAGATTTCTTTGATTTAACAGAACCATTCTGTACTCAGGATAGAGACTTTATAACTGGTGCTAATTTTAATATAAAGTGTATGCCAAAACAAATGCCTAACCAAATGATTTATGCAAGTTCTGCAGAAGGTGTTGATAGTAGACTATATGATATTTATAAAGAGAGTGCTTTAAGAATGATTGGTGGAGATATGTCATATTTTTGTTGTGATATAACTTGTGAATTAAGTCTACATCCATATTTAGATGGTAAACCTTATAGACCATTGTTATCACAAGATGTAATTGATAATGCCTTAAAAATGAATGAATTTAGGGCAAATCGTGAATATTTCAATAAATTTGATTTATCTGGGGGACAAGATGCATTAGTAAAAAGAACAACTATTATAGCAAATAGTTATGCATATCATCCTATCTATAGGAATGATACTAATGAACGTATCTTTTTAATTGCATATGACCCTGCTACAAAGATAGATAACAGTATGATTGGTATAGCAGAACTTATAGAGGATGCTGAAAAAGGATTAATGTTAAAAATGGCTAATTTAATTAATTTAATAGAAATTTTGCCGAATGGTGACAAGAAAACTATTCAGAAACCAGAACAGGTAGAAATATTAAAATCTTTAATTTTAAAATATAATGGACAAGTTCCTGATTATGAAAATCTTAGTTCTTTAACAATAGATGCAGGTTCTGGAGGAGGAGGTTTTGATATTGCTCAATATCTACTTCGAGATTGGACAGGACCTGATGGAAGAAAACATATTGGTTTTATTGATTTAAATGATAAATATTTAAAATTAGAAAGAGATAAATTTCCAGGAGCTTCAGATAAATTAACCATGGCTAATTTTACAGGACAAAAAGTAGAAATGTATCAAGCTTGTCAAGATATGATAAACCAAGGATTAGTAATGTTTCCAAAAAGTTTAAATTTAAAATTAGAAATGGAATTTGAAGAAGTTAAAGAAGATGGAACTGTTAATATTACTTGTGAAAGAATGAGTTCTGAAGAGGTAAAAACAATAGTGGAATTTGATATGATGAAAGAAGAACTTGTTGCTATGCAAAAAATTAAACAAGGAAATAATATAAAATTTGATTTATTGCCAAGTAAAAAAGCAGAATCTATGCATGATGACCGCAGTGACGTATGTGCTATGCTCTGTTGGCAATTATCAAAATTAAGAAAAAATGAATTATTAAATGTAGAAACAAAAACAGATGGATTTCAAAAATTATTTAATCATGGATTTAAAAAACAATCAACTCCATTTGATTCTCAAACAAATCCTTTTTTAAATGACAGTAAAAGAAATCCATTTTTAATGAGGTAGTAATATGATATATAAAATTATAATGGAATTTAAGGATTTAGATATTTTGATTAATAAATTATCTAAAGACTTTAATATTTTATTTTATAACAATTGTTTATACATATGTTCAAAAAATTTTAAAAAAAAATCTTTAAAGACAATCAAGAGTATTTTAAAAACAGATAATGTTTTTTTAGTAGATATTAATGAAAGTAATTTGAAGAATGAAAGTGATTACATTCAAAGCTGGTGTAAAAATTATTTCATAGAAAAAGACATTAAAGAGTTTGAACAAAAAGAACAAGAATTATTAAAACAATATATGTTATGTTTAGATGATTGTGAAAAACAAATTCAAGAAATGATAAAGAAAGGAGGATAAAATATGGAAAAGACAAAAGGTAGACCAACTATTGAAAAAGATACTACTAATGAAGAAAAAAAAGAAGTATTAATGGAGAAAATATCTGTTCAAGAACCATATATAAGAATGTCTCAGATGTTTTCACAATATCAACAACAAGGACTTAATAGTAGTCAATTTTTAACAGCATTAGGTTCATCTTTTAAAAATAATCCATTTATACAAAATTCTCGATTAAAAAGAATTAATTCTCCTATAACATCAACAAATAAAAGCGAATTAGATAAAGCGATTAAAATTCCTGAAAATAATGAAGATCTTTTTTGTTCTGAATCTCAAAGTTTGTATTTTCAGAATTATGTATATAGTAATTTATTAAAAATTAATCGTGAAACACCTCAATATTTTTATTATGCTATTCCTGTTGATGTATCATCTAAAGATTGTGTCAAAGATGATTTTAAAAAAGAAATGCATCTTGTGAATGAATTATTAGATAAACTTAACATTCGTAAAGTAGGTAAAGATATTGCTATGGATATAAGTTTGGAAGGAAAAAGGTCTTATATTTTTAGACATAGTTGTTCAAAAAATAAAGGACAAGTTGATTTTGCTTTATTTCAAAAAATACCATCTCGTTGGATTAAATATACAAATATAGGAAGCACAACAGATTATGTAACATCTTTAGATTTTATGATGTTTTTACAACCAGGGGAATCATTGGATTTTTATCCACCATTCTTTACAGAAATTTGGAATGAATTAATTGAAAATGAAATTTTTGTAGATGATAAACAAGGAAATAAAACTTTAAATATAAATGCTATTAATAATAATCAAAGGAATGATATTTTAGAATATGCGAATGGTAGATACATGTATTGGGTACAATTACCACAAAATGAAGTATTTGAATTTGGTTCAGATAATAGCCACACATTAAGACTTCCTGAATATATGGGGTTATTTAGTGATTTAAGGGGATTAGATGATTATAAATGGCTTCAAAATCAATTATTATCTAGATCTGTAAATAGTGTTATGGTTGGTACAGTTCCACTTATAAAAGATCATAATCTTGCAGGAGGAGATCAAACAGCTATTTCTATGGATTCAATTATTGGTTTTAGTGATATGTTTACCAATGCTGTTAGTAGTAACATTATGCCATTCTTTGCTCCATTTACAGATTATAAATTATTATCTTTACCATCTCCTCCAGATGCTAAAGAAATCAATAATACAGCATTAAAAAATTTAATTAACACGTCAGGTATGGGTGCATTGATTTCTACCACTGATAAACCTAGTATTATTAGTGTAAAAACAGCTCAAAAATTAGCAGAAGCTAAATCTGAGTATATAATGTTACAAATACAAGATTGTTTAAATTATATTGTTAATAATAAATTAGGATTAAAATATAAATTTAAAATTACTTTATGGGGTGGATTGTTTAATGCTGAAAATGATATTAAAATAATGAAAGAAATGGCAATTGCAGGATATACTGCTGTTATTCCTCGTTTAATGAGTGGGTTTAATTTAAATATGGAGGATTGTGTTTCTATTGGGAATTATTTAGAGTCTATAGATTTTTATAAACATTGTAAATCTATGGCTTCTTTAGGTAAAGAAGATGAAAAAATAGGAGAAACAAAAAAAGTAGGAAGAAAACCAGTTGGTAATGATTTAGAAAATGATAATACAGAAATTTCTATATCTCAGGGAAATAACGTTTCTGATATAAAAGAATTTTCAGGTATTTCTCGTTGTTTAAAATGTGGAGAACCTGTTGAAAATGGAGAGTTTTTGTGTGATGATTGTTTAGAAGAGGAATATGAAATAAGATTACAAGAAGTAATGTCTTTTATTAAACAAGATAATATACAAGGATAAAAAAAGGGGAATAAAAATGAATAAAGGAAAAAAAGAAAAAGAAAAAATATGTAATCATAATCCTAAAGATGTAAAAACAACGTTAAAAAAAATAGAACGAAAAACTATGGTTTTTCCTGCTGTTGATGAGTATTGTTGTAAAACATGCCATGAGTTTTTTGTTTTTGAAAAATGATATGATTATATGTTTCACTCTTTATGTTTTATAAAGGTTAAATACTTTTAGAAAGGAGTGAATATTTTTGAAAGAATTAATAGCAACATTAAATTTAGATTTTCGCAGTATAATTACAACAATTTTTGTAATAATGTCAGGAGTTGTTTTTGCTTATCAACTTATTGGAAAATTTTCAGAAATTTTAGGAAAACCATTTAAATGGTATACTAGTAGAAATAAAGATCATGAAGAGTTAAAAAATTTAGTTGGAGAATTAAAAACACATAAAGAAAACAATGATAAGGTAGAAGAAGTGTTTGTTAAATTTATGAATGAGATGAAAGCAGAAATGCAAAAATATAATGATAATAGAATTCATGATCGTCAACAATCATTTGATATTCAGAGACAACTCACATCAACTATGGATAAAATGGCTGAATCTGCAGGAAAAAATAAAGTATTAATTGATGCTTTATTAGCGGCACAGAAAGAAATGATGGCTGAAAAAATCAATGAGAAATATAAGAATTATATTGCTATGGATGGTATCCCAGAAGATGAATATGATGAATTTGTTGCTCTACACGCTGCTTATAATGGGGTTGGAGGAAATCATCATGGAGATGCTAAGTATAATTATTGTATTAATAATTTAAAAGTTAAACCAGTAGAAATTAAAGTAGTAACAAGGGAAATTAAGAAACAAGGTGAATAAATGATATATTTTATCACAGATACAAGGAATATAAAAATAGGATATACAAAAGGAAAAATCGAAAAAAGATTACAACAATTACAAACTAGTTGTGCTGATAATTTGTATATTTTAGGATGGATTGATGGAAATATAAAAATGGAAAAACAATTACATGTTAAATTCAATTCAAGTAAAACAAGATCGAATGGTGAGTGGTTTTATCCCACAGAAGATTTATTAGAATATATAAATTCTAATAATCAAAGAAATAATACATATGTAGATTTTGTAGATGGTAAATTAATGGCTTTATTAAAAATATCTACTTAAATCAATAATTTTTATTATTTTTTATATTACTGAGGGGAGGTGACAGAGGTAATGGCTAAAAAAACAATGTGTTTTGATTTAAGCTCTTCTTCTATAAAAATAAAAGAATTAATGCAAACAAAGGATTTTATAATGATTGAATTATGGGCAATATCTGATGAATATCCTAATAATAATAAGAGTCATTTTCCTTATAATACAATGAAATCCAATGTAAAAAATAAAGTATTTTTTAATAAACCTATTTTGGGTAAATTTAATAATATAACATTAAATTATGAAGTTCATAATAGTCAAAATAAGTATGACCCTGAATATGATTTAGAATATAAAGATTATGAAAATGGTGAAAGACCATTAGGTGTTATTCGAGAAAGTGACAATGTTAGAATCGAAATAGATGAAAATGGATTGCATTGGATTGTTTTTACTGCAATTTTGTGGGTAAAATATAATTATCAGGGTGTAAAAAAAATATTAAAATCTAAGACTAGCAAAGTATCTGTCGAGGTGACTGTTACAAAGTCGCATTTAGATGAAAATAAAATAGAAATTTTTGATGAATGGATGTTTGATGGTGTAACTATTTTAGGATATAGACCTAATACAAAGATAGTTGCAAAAGAGGGAATAAATAATGCTCATTTAACAATCTTGGAGAAAATGGGACAAAGTGAATTTTCTCATCAAATTAGATCTTTGCAGTTTGCATATGATGAATTTGATAAAAATAATGATATAAAAGAGAATGATTCTCGTTTATATATAGAAAAAAATGAAGAAGAGGGGGGAATCAAATTGCTTACATATGAACAAAAAATTGGGTTGCTTCAGGAAAAATTACATTCTTTTTTAGATTTAGATAAAGAATGGGGGTATGTTTGTGACTTAGATGATAATAATGTATATTTCAGAATAGGTGATGTAACATATCGTACATCATATTCTTTTAATGAAGATGAAACAGAATGTACTCTTGACTTTGATCAAAAAATACGTGTAATTAATACATGGAAAGATTTTGAAACAGAAATGTCAGAATCTGAGAATGAACAACAATCATTTGAAGAAAATGAATTTAAAGAAGATTCTTGTGAAAAAGATGGTTCTAAGGAAGAAAATACGTCTGAAGAAAAAGTTGAATCAAAAGATGATTGTAATGATGACAAAAACGATAAAGATGATTGTGATGATTGCGATAATAAAGATGATGAGGAAAAAGACGTAGAAGAGAAATGTGAAAAACAAGAAAGTGAATCTAATTCTGATGGTTTTGTTTCTGAATCTGAGTTTAAAGATGATGAAGAAAAAGATGATCCTGAACAACAAGAAAATGAATCTAATTCTGATGATGAATCTGATAAAGTGAAAGAAAAAGAAGAATCGTCTGATTTAGATGGAGAAGCATTTGAAGATACAGATAACAATGTTGAAGAATCTGAAAAAGATTCTGAAGAGAAAAATGAAGATTGTTGTGTAAAATCAACAATGGAAGCAGAACAGATGTTTGTAATAGAAGAAACACAATGTACTGCTAATGAGGTATATGATAAATATATATCATTAAAACAAACTTTTGATAATCTTGAAAAAGATTATAATGATTTATCAGCAAAGTTTGATAATTGTCAAAAACAATGTGATGAATTTTCAAGTGAATTAAAGAAAATTGAATATGAAAAAATGAGTGTTGAAGTAAAAGAATTAGCAACTAAAGCAAAATTCTCTAAAGAGGAAATTGATGATTATGTCAATAGATGTAAAAATGGAGAATTTTCAACAATTGAAGAGGCTACTAAAGAAATTGCATATAAGGCATTTATGAATAGTGATGCTGATGATAATAATGCAAATACAGAAACACAGGTTGAATTTTCTGCAAAAGCAGATGTTCGTAAACAAGTTATATCAAATATGTCAAAGACAAAAATAAGTCCTATTGACAATTTAAAACAATATATTAATAAATAAGGAGGAATAAAAAATGGCTAAGAAATTATTTTGGAAAAATCAAATGGCATCAGAAGATGTAAATTCTCTTTTAGTAAGTGGAAGATATTATGATACTGATGGCAAAATAGCAGAAATTCATGATGGTGCAATTGTTGTAATTGGAGATTTAGAAAATCATGCAATATATGAGGGAGTTAAAGATCTTAATGTGAGAAAGATTACAGCTCCTGAGGCAAGCACAGATGCAATTGCAATTGTTGACATTGCAAATGTAAGTGAGGGTGAAATTAAAGGTGTTGTTTACAGAGAAGGTATTAAAACTACTGATATGACACAAGAAGCAGGAGTTCCTGTTCGTGTTAGAATGCTTAAGAAAATAGATAGTTTTAATATTGGTGCAGGTAACATCGAAGGAACACCAGTTGTTGGTGAATATCTTATTCCACAAGCTGGTAGCACATTGTTAGCTCCTTCAGCTACAAAAGTAGAAGGTACAACATGTTTTAAAGTAGAAGCAAAATTAAATTTAACAGAGGGTGTTATAGATACTGATGTTAAGTATTTATGTACTGCTGTTTCTGTAGTAGAATAATAAAGGAGGTAGAATATAATGAGTAGATTATTTACATACAATAATGAGGGTCAAAATAAAACTTTAGATGATATTGTTAGCGTTTTTTCATCTCTTGTAGAACAGAGAGCATCTAAAGATTTTGTCAACAATGATGATTATAAAGAAGCTAATAGAGTATTTAGTGAATCTTTAATTAAATTTGTTTTTGAGCAAAATAATCAAGAATTTGAAAGTCTTGATTGTTTGAAAAATCCTATGATAACAGGTAGAACTTCTTTTAAAGAAACTTTCGATACTGTTATTGCTCAAATGATTACACCAGTTATGCCAAAATTAACATCTGAAAGATATAATACTCTTTATGATGTAGCACAAGTTGGTTTTGGTGATAATGCGAAATATGAAGTTGAGTCTAATGAGTTATTTATTATCAATGAATTTGCTGAAGGTATAGCTCGTGGTGGAATTCAAACACTTTACAACGAAGAATACACTGTAAAAGCAACAAAGAGAACAGTTACAGTTGGTGTTGACTGGTTTCATGTTGCAAGTAATAAACATGACTGGGGAAGATGGGGCATGAAGATTGCTAAATCTTTTGAGGCTTATATTAATGCTGCTGTTATTAAAGCTCTTACAAATGTAATAGCTACAGAAGATAATATGAAAGCACATGGTATTGGTGGATACTATGCAAATGGTATTGATGATACTAACTGGTTGACTGTTTCTAAGAACGTATCTCTTGCAAATGGTGGTGTTCCAGTATATGCTCTTGGAACAAATATTGCTTTATCAGAAGTGCTTCCAGAAGCAACAGAAGGTTTCAGATTTAATAGTAATGATGATGTTGTAGTAACAGGTTATCTTCCACATTATAAAAAAGTACCTCTTATTGAGATTGATAATGCTTTAGTTCCTAACACAATTAATAATACTCCAAAATCAATTGTAAGTGATGATTATATTTATATGATTGCTATGGGTTCACATAAACCTGTAAAAGTTGTATTTGAGGGTAATACTGTAAGTGTGCATAACGATGCATCAGAAACAAAAGATAGAACATATGCATTAACAATTGATATGTGGATTGGTATTGATGTAATTGTAGGTTCAAAATTCGGTGTAATTTTGAAATAATTTTAATAAGTATTTAAAGGTTTTTAAAGGAGGACAATAAAATATGGCAAACACAAAGAAAACTACTAAAGTAGAAGCAACTGAAAAAGTCAATGAAGTACCATCTCAAGATATTAGTAAAATTCTTGAGATGGTCCAAGTCATGCAAGAACAACTTAGTTCTTTACAAGCAGAAAATCAAAAATTGAAAGAAGATATTGAGAATACTCATCATTTAGAAATAGAAGAAGGTGTTATTGTAGATAGTGTAGCTCCTGTTGTTGAAGTTATGGATTCTACTTCTTCTAAAATAGTTGTATATCATATGCAGGAATTGATGGGTAATTTAGGGACAGTAATTAAGCTCACTAACGCAAAGAGAAGACCTACTAAGATGGGGCAACGTATGACTTTTAATTTAGATGAGTTTGAAGAGCTTATTGATGTATATAGAAATTATTTCGATAAAGGAATCTTAGCATTAGATGCAGCTCATTTAAATTATGCAGAAATGTACGATTTGCCTATTTATGATTCAAAAACAAAAGCTCAATATAATTCAAAAATTTTAAAAGATGTAGTGTCTTATAATTATGAACAACTACAAAAATTTTATAATAATTTATCAGAAAATAATAAGAGTGCTTTTTTAACCTATTGGTTAGGACAAGTTTATGAGAAGAAAGATGGTTATTATAATATGGAAAAAATGAGATGGTTGAATACTATTTCTAACACACAAACATTTGGAGCGATTCTTACAGAGATGGAAAATGCGGAGCGTAGAAAAGTTAATACAAGAATTGATGCAGATAAAATTTAATAAAATATTAGAGAGGAGAGGTAAAAATGATTTTTTTTAATGAAATATATAAGCAAGCTATAAGTTTATTTGATGATCCTGATATAACTATGGCTTATGATAATAATAAGATACAATTTTATAAAATGATGTATCCTTTTTTAAATTCATCATTATCATTATTTACTAACCCCTCTATGATAGGTAGAATGCTGTCCGATTATATAGAGCCAAAAGGAACTATGGAGATTTTTGAATCAGATGGAAAAACAAATGAATTTGAATTATCTTTTACTCCTGAATATAATTGTTTATTTGATTGTTTAGCTGATGGTAAAAAAATTGATTATACATATGATAATAAATCAAATAAAATTATATTTTCAGAAATAATTGATATAGGTAAAATATATAGTGTTGAATGTTATTCTATAGGTTATTTTAATACATCATTAAATGTTACTAACAATAATAGTATAGACAAAGACATAAAAAACAAAACTATAAGTATTTTAGCTAGGTTATTGGTTTTAGCATGGGGAGAAAAAACAAAAAATTTTTTATTAGACATTGAAAATATTTTGACGGATACTGATTTTAGTTTACATCCTGCAAGCAATGCGTTAAATTCAAAAATTGCTTTTGTGAAACAAATTACAGAAGAAACGTACCAACTTCAAAATAAATTAAGTCATATTATTCGATTTGCCAGCAATGCAGATTGGGGAAGGAGGTACAACTAATGGATTTTAAATTAAAAGTTGAGCTTACAAAAGAAGAAAAAGATATTTGTTTAAAAGATATTAGACGTAGAATTGTTCGTAGTATATATGTATATGAACAGTCGTTTATAGAAGATAGTGGTTATGATTATAAAATTTATGTTCATAGTCTTATGTTGTATATATCAAGTTCTAATTATTTATTTGATGGAGAATTAGTTAGTTTAATTGTATATTTAAATAGTATTTTATTAAATGATTTTGATAAAAAACAATTTAAGAAGATAATATTTGAATGTAAAAACTATATTGATTATCTATTAAAAGAAGGTGAATCCAATGGGTAAAGTTATTGATACTACAGATATTATTGATAGCTCTATGAGTTTAAATGCAAGGATTCCAAAAAATATGTCAATGAATAATTATTATTTAGATGCAAAACAAAAAAAAATAAACAGAGAATGGAAATACAGATATAATGTTGTAGATATAGAGGAAGAAAATATTTTTGGAAGTGAAAAATTTGATCCAGTCGAGGTTGTAATTCAAACTGTTTATGATATAAATCAAAAAACAGTATCTTCTGATGATTGGAAAAAATTAATTTTTAAAGATATACAACATCCAGTTACAACAGGTAAAAGATATAGATTTTCAACAGATTATTTTGGTCCAAATGTAAAAGATATTGATAAAAGTATATGGTTAACAATTAATACAAATAAAACTGCACCAACTCAAGGTATTTTGGTTAGGAAATGTGATAGTTTTTTTACTATACCTTCCATTGATGGTTCTGATATTCATTATGAACCAGTTGCTCTAGATGCAGATTTTAAATATATTAATTTTTATTCAGATATGAGCATTACTGTTCCTCAAGCGGAGATATATGCTGTAATGCAATATAATCAATATACAAAAAATATAAAAATTAATCATAGATTTTTAATAGGTCCAGCTAACACTGAAGATAAAGAGGATAATTTAATATTTAAAGTAAAAGCAGTAAGAAAATTTCAGGCTGAATCTACTTATGATTTAAATTCTATCCCTTTGGTGTTTCTTGCTTTGGAACGAAGTTCAGTAGACCCAAATGATGATTTTGAAACAAGAATTATGTCACAAAATTCAACATATAAATTTGATAAAGATGTTAATCAAAAAGATGATACTACTGAAGATATTATAGATGATAATAATATAATTCATGATTATTATATTAAATTAATATCGGATGAGAATTTAATCAATGATCGTATTTTATTAAATTCAAAATGTAATTTTTCTTGTTTTGTTTATGATGGTTCAAATAAAAATATAAATGTTCCTATTGATATAAAGTTGGAATTATTATCAACAGATAAAGATTCTTATTATTATGATTATATCAGAGAAGATAATAATAATTTTTCAATTTTTAATAAAAAGGCTTATATAAAAAACAAACTTCAAATTATGTGTACAGCAGAAATAAATGATAAAATAATATCATATGAAACTTTTATTGAATTAGGAGGAAACACATAATGAGAATAAGTTCTGATGAAGTTAGTTTAGTAGCTAAACAAAAATTTAATAGATTTACTAATTTAGATTCTATTGAAGAAAGAATTATAAACTATTTAATAAAATCAGATTCAATATATGCAAATAGAATATGGAAACTATTAAAATATGCAGACTCAAAAGCTTTATTGAATGATAATCTTACAAAAAAACAAAAAGCAGAATTAGTGGATAATGATTCTGAAACACAAACAAAGAAACGAGTATTTAGATATCCATTTATAGAAGATGCTTTTACTGAACAATGTAGTATTTTAAGAGTATATATAGATAGTATTATTCCTATAGATCATTTAAAAAGCATTGTAAATGTAGGTATGGATTTAATAACTCATAATAAGATTAATAATGTATATAATGATTCAGGAGATGAAATAGAAGCTCCTGAAAATTATAATCCTACAGAAAATGAAATTGTTATAAAATCAAGAAAAAGTGTTTTTTTAAAAAATATTTTAGCTGAGTTTAATGGAGTAGATATAGAGGGAGTTGGTCAACTTCAATTTAATAGAGATTTATCTTCTTTTTCTCAAGCAAAACTAGGTTTATTTAACAATAGAGATTATACAGGATATAAAGTTATTTTTAGTTGTTTACAATCAGGAGTTGAATAAAAATGGCTAAAAAAATTAAACGAGAAGAATTATTAAATTTAATAAAGTATTATGAACAGGCTTTTTTTACAAATGATTTGCCTATTCCTTTTAAATATAATTTAACGATATATCCCATTCTTGTAGAAAATTATTATAAATTTTATGCGAGTATAGGATGTTTTAAAATAAATAAAAATGAAGATATAAAAGGTGTAGGTATGTCGAATTTAGATTATGTTCTTTATTTATCTGAACAAGAAGATGGTAAAAGATTTTTCTTTCAGTTAATCTCATTATTAGAATTAATATTTCATATAAAAAATGGAATTATTTGTCCTGAGTGTGGAAAGGTAATTTCATATGAGGAAATAAATGAAAAAATTGATAAAATAAAATTGATAGAAAATGAAAATGAACGTAATAATACAATGCAATTATATATTGAACAAATAGAATATTGCGATTGTAATAAAGATAATAAAATAAAAAGAGAGCCTGTTATACAGTATAGTCGTGAGAAAGGTAATAAATATATTTCTATTAATGGAATAAAAATAAATCCAGAAGAATATGATTTATTGCGTAATATTGTTTTATATTATAATATTCCAGATTATGATGATGAATATATTGATCCTGAATTAAAAGCAGAATTAGAAGAAGTTGCAAGATTAAAAAATCCTAATAATGTGCAACCTTCTTTAGAAAAACAAATGTCTTGTATTGTATCGGCAGGTGTGTCATATACTTATGAGACAATAAAACAATTATCTATTCGTAAAATGGTATTGTTGCTTCGAACAATTGATGCAAGATTGCATTATTTTGCTTATAGACAAGCAGAGGCTAGTGGTTTTGTATCTTTTAAAAATGAATTAACACATTGGATATATGGAGTAGATAAGAAAGATAAATTCTCGGATGTTATGACAATGGATGCATTAAGAGATAAATTAAAAGATGTAATTTAATAAAAAAAATAGATAGAAATATCTATTTAATATAAAAAATAATATAAAATTTAAGGAGGAAAAAATTATGGTATTTTTAGCTGGTGTTGCAAATGCGGAAATTTTTAAAAATAATGATCTTTTTGCTACTGCAAAAACATTAATTGATAGTTCAATCACAATCGGAGTATCTGCAGAAGATATTCGTGCAGGTCAAGGTGCAAAATTGTATGGTAAGTATTTCCACACAAGTACTTTTGATCTTAAAATGACAGATGCTATGTTTAAACTTGAGTACATAGCTGCAAACGTTGGTGCTGATTTAACTCTTGGTGGTGACGTATTCACAGAAGAGGAGCATATAATTGAAGCAGGTGGAGCATTTGAACTTGCACATGCTGTTGTTCCTATGCAAGAAGGTGCATCTAGATTTATTTATTATAAGAAATCAGATGACAGTTTCTACAGAACTCTTAAGCTTAATGACGAAAATTATAAAGATGGTAAAGTAACAATTACAGGTATTGAAGCAGGTACATGGTGCGTTAAGTATTTATATACTAATGATTCTGCACGTAAGTTAGTTGTAAGTGCAAACTTTACACCTGATACACTTTCTGTATATCTTACAGCAAATCTTTATGCAGGTGATGATGCAAATCCTTCAACTGGTACAAAAATTGGTACAGTAACAATTAAAGTACCTCGTTTCTTACTTTCTGGTTCACAAGAACTTAGCATGTCTATGACAGGTGCTTCAAATACAGCATTTGAAGGTTCTGCATTGGCTTCAAAAGGTAAGGGATGTGATAGTGATGGTGTTTATGCTGAAATTATCGAAGTTGTAACAGGTAGAACATATGCTGATTTAGTTGCTCTTGCTATTGATGGTGAGGCTGATGGTCTTTCTTTAGCAATTGGCGAATCAGAGGAACTTGTTGTATATGGCAGATATGAAGACACAGCTCCTGCAATTGTTGATAATTCAAAAGTAAAATTTGAAGCAACTGGAGAGGCTGTAACTGTTGATACAAATGGTGTTATTACAGCAGCTTCAGCAGGAACAGCTACTGTAACTGTTTCTATTAAAGATAGAGATGGTAAAGATGTTTCTTCAACAATTGAAGTAACAGTACCTGCTGCTGAATAATGAGTGGAAATCTTTGTCCTTATAGTAATAGGGTAGGGCGAGAATTAAAATGCACACTTGGCGAAAGTCAAGTGTGCAAATATGTTAGATATTGTACTATTGATTCAAAATGGTGGAATTCTAATAATTTTACTTCTTGTGAAAGGAGGAAACAAGAAATGTCTAAGAATAAAAACAGAAATTATGAAAATTTTGAAAGAAAAAATGAAAATATTGTAATTGCTAAAGAACAAGAAATTGTAGCAACTGAAGATATTAAAGAGGATGTTTCAATTGAGGTTGAAGCTATAAAAGAGCCTAAGAAAGAAAAAGCTGTGAAAGTATCAATTCCTCAAGTGCCAAAAAGATCAAGAAGAAGGACTTTATATTAATAAAAAATTTATCAAAAGGAAGATAAGCTACAAGAGTAGTTTATCTTTTTTTTGCATAAAAATGTAATAAAATTATTTTTTTATCGTATATTTTACCACAATATATAGTATTACATATATGATGCCTATACAATATATTGTGTTTAAAAATTATTATAAAATATGATTGGCAGGTATTGTTATGAGCAAAAAAAAAGAAAAAATAAAAATTAATTTTATAGGAGCTAACGCTGATCAGGTTACAGGTTCTTGTACTCATATTGTAATGAATAATAAACAAATTTTATTAGAATGTGGGTTAATGCAAGGAGGTAAAACTATATTAGAAGATTATAGAAATAATGTAAAAAAATTTAGTTTTAATGCCTCTCAGATTGATTATGTTTTTGTAGGGCATGCACATGCAGATCATTGTGCTATGATTCCTAGATTGATAAAAGAGGGATTTGAAGGTAAGATAATTGTTCCTAAAGGAAGTAGTTCAATAATTTATGAAATATGTAAAGATTGTGCTTTTATTATGTTTAAGGATTGTGAATCATTAAGAAAAAAATATAAAGATAAACAATTTTTACCTGCGTATACTGAAGAACATGTAAATTTAATGATGGACCATATATATGAATATGAAATGGAAACTAATTATTGTTTAGACGATAATGTTTCTTTTACTTTTTACAATAGTCAACATATTGTATGTTCTGCTCAAATTATGCTTTGGTTAACGCAAAACAATCATACAAAAAAAATTATATATACAAGTGATTTAGGTAATATTTCTGTAGAAAATAATTATGTTCAAGAAATTACAAAACTTCAAAAAGCAAATCTTTTGATTGGAGAAGCAACGTATTGTGAACATTCTAAACCACTTACACATAAACATAGAAAAAAAGATTTAGAAAAAATAAAATGTGTAATAGACCAATGTGTAGAAAATAATTCGTCTTGTTTAATCCCAACTTTTTCTTTGCATAGAACACAAGAAATGATAACAGAAATATATAAAATATATAAAAACAATAATGTAAATATTGATTTTATTATTGCTTCTCCTTTAGCAAATAAAATTTGTGATATTTTTTTACAGATTTTAAAAGGAGAACAATTAAAACTTTTTACAGAGGTTATGAACTGGAGTAAATTAAAAAGAGTAAGAGATTATGATAAAGTAAATGAGTTATTAAATGATAAAAAGCCACATGTATGGTTGGCTTCTTCAGGATTTATGACTGCAGGATATTCTCGCAGTATTTGTTCTTATTTATTAGGTAATTCAAAAAATACAATTATTTTATCAGGATATGCTCCAGAGGGTTCTTTAGCTTATAAGATAAAAAATGGAACAACAAAAACGATTACTATAGATGATAAGGTTTGCAAAAATTTAGCAACTGCTGTAATTCTTAAAAGTTTTTCAAGTCATATGCAATATTATGATTTATTAAAATATTATTCAGATAGTTTTGTTGAAAAAATTTGTATTGTTCATGCAGATAAAAAACATAAGATAGATTTTTGTAAAACTTTACAAAGTGAAATAAATAATAAAAATAAAACGCAAAGAGTAGTATGTGTCACTAATGGTACATCTATTAATTTATAATAAAGGAGAAAAACGATATGAAATATAATAAAGGTTTTGAAGACGTTATTACTTTTTTAACTCCTCAGGTGGAAGAGTTTGCAAATTTTAAAATCCCTTCTGTTGAATCATTAGAAGAATGGAATGATTTTAAAAATAGAAAAATTTATCTTGATTTTGAAATAGGTGATTATTTAATTACAATTTCAAAACGTATTATTTCATGGAATAGCGAAGATAAAGATATTCCAAAAAATGAAAGAAAACCAATAACAATATATATTAATTCCCCTGGTGGAAGTTTACAATCATGTATGACATTTATAGATGTATTAAAAATGTCAACAACTCCTATTAATTTAATTTGTATTAATGGAGCGTATTCCGCAGCAGGGATGATTTTTATGTGCAAAGGAGAAAACATTGTTAGATCTATTGTCCCACATGGAAAAGTTTTGATTCATCAAGGTAGTTTAGGTATGGGTCAGGTTCAAACACATCAATTTTTAGATTTAGCTTCAGATGTACAAAAAGATGAAAAAAAAGTAAAAGATTATATTTTAGAAAATACAAAAATTACATCTCGTATGTATGATAAAAAGAAGAAAGATGAATGGACTTTAAATGCTGAAGAATGTATTCTATATGGAGTATGTGATAAAATAATTGAAGATATTTCAGAATTATTTTAAAGGGAGATATAGTGATGAAAAATACTAATAGAGATTATAATCAATCTAAAAAAATAAATAATTTTAAAAAAAATAATTTTAATAATTATTATAAAGATGAAGATGAAGAAAGTCAAGTTTTTTATAAAAAAAAACAAACTAAAAAGAAATCAGACATTGAATCTAATGAGTTTGTTTTACAGTGTTTAGAAAAAGAAAAAAACAATGAACGTAGAAAGTTCAAAGAAAAAGAAAAAAATAGAAGAAGTAAAAAAGATCGTATTTATGAAGATGATTAATTAAAGGAGGGTTTTATATGAGTACAATGAATTTAGTATTAGAATATATAACACAGTATGGAGCAATTGTAGGAATTATTATTCTTGTTGTTGTAGGATTCATATTAAAAATTCAGCAAATTGTTAATGGAAATCTTGTTGAGTGGCTTGTTGATAAAGTTGCTTATGCTGAAGCTTATTTAGGATCAGGTACAGGGCAGATGAAATTAAGATATGTGTATGATTTGTTTGTACAAAAAAGAACAATATTAGCTTCTTTAATTTCATTTGATAAATTTTCAAAATTGGTTGATTTAGCTTTAGATAAATTTGAAACAATGCTTAAGAATAATAAAGCAATCAAAGAGTGGTTTGAAAAATTACAAGAAGAAAAAAATAAATAATATATAGAGCAATTTTATATTGCTCTTAAAAGTATATTATTTATTATAAAATAATGTGTTTTTAAGAACAATATAAAAGATAAGGAGAATAAAATAATGAATAAAACATCATTGGGAAAAAAATTTGAAAAAAATTTTGGAGATTCTGCGAAACAAGATGGTATTTTTACACATAGGTTAAAAGATACTGATTTATCATATAATGGTAATTCTGTTTCAAGTTTTACTCCGTCAAATAAATGTGATTATTATTTTTTAGGTAATGTAAAAGATGGTAGAGGAACTTTATTTGGTGTTGAATGTAAAAGTACTAAATATTCATCTATAGGAATTCAAACATCCCCAGAAGATCCAGAAAAAATGATAAAATATAAACAAATTCAAAGTTTGATTGAATTAAGTATGTATGAAGGTATAAAATCAGGTTTTGTATTAAATTTTAGAGATGATGATACAAATATGGAAGATACATATTATATTTCTATAGAAGATTTTTCTACGTTTTTAAATGAAACGCATAAAAAATCTATTAATAAAGCTGATTGTGAATTAAGAGGTCTATCTGTGGAATCAAAATTAAAAAGAACAAACTATAAATATAATGTAAAAAAAATGTTAGAAGATATAATTAGAAAGGAGAGTTAATATGGCAAGAGAAACTTTTAAAAAACAGTTTACTACTCCTGATATTATAAAACAGATTAATCCTAAAAATGTAAAATTAATGAATTTATATTTAAAAGATAAGAGTAGAAAATGTAGTGATGCTACAATGAAAGTGTATGCATCTAATTTAAATATATTTTTTTGTTGGAATGTTATATATAATGATAATAAATATTATCCAGAAATTAAAAAAGTAGAATTAAGTGAATTTTTTGATTTTTTAGTTAATGAATTAAAAATACAAGGAAAAAGGTTTGCTCACTATCGTTCTGTTTTGAGTACCTTATCTGACATTGTAATAAAATATTATGATGATGATTATCCTACTTTTAAAAATATTGTAAATACAATTATTGAACCCATTCCAAAAGATGCAGTAAGAAAAAAAACAATTTTAACAGATGAAGAAGTAGAACTTATTTTTGAAGTTTTGATTGCAAAGGATAGAATACAAGAAGCCTGTTGTTTTGCTCTTGCTGTATATTCTGGAATGAGAATTGCAGAGATTGAACAAATGAAAGTCGATATGATTGATAGAGAAAATAGTTTATCGTTTGGAGGAGTTTCTTTACAAACTACTGAAAAAATAAGAACAAAAGGATTTGGAAAACAAGGAAAGGTTATTTATAAACATATCATTAAAGATTTATTTTTACCTTATTTTGATAATTGGTTAGTAGAAAGAAATAGGATTATTGAAGAGTTAGGAATTGAAGACCATGGATATCTTTTTATAAAAAGAAATGGTCAAAAAGCTACACAACATGTTATTCGTAATTGGGCAGATAAATGGAGTAAAATTGTAGGTAAAGATGTATATCTCCATTGTTTAAGACATAACTTAGTTACATATTTAACAAAATTAGGATTAGGTAGTGATTTTATTATTGCTTTTATGGGATGGTCCTCGGCTGATATGTACAAAATCTATAATGACCTTGAGGATTCTGAACTTGATTGGAAAGATAGTAAAAAATTACAAGAAATTATCAATAAAAAATTATTAGAAGAAGATGAATGATTGTAAGCTTATAGGAGGTGAATATATGTCTGTAAAAATAAAATTTAAAACAGGAGAAGGTATTCCTAATAAATTAGAGGTGGGAGAACCTGCTTTTGATACAAAATATAATATTGTATATATTGGTGATCAAAATGGAAATCCTATTTCTTTAAATTCTGTTAATACAGATAAAATTACTCAAGGTGATTTAATTCTAATTTTAAATGGTGGTACTTCAGAAAATGAATAAATATTTACACATAAGATAATATCGAAAAAGATTTTTAAATAGTATTTATTTAAGGAGTGAAATATATGAAAAATATAGAAAAATTAATTAACTATGCTTTAACATGGGTTGGATATTGTGAGAAAAAATCAGCACAACATCTTGATGATTTTTCAAAGAATGCAGGAAGTGGTAATTATACTTGTTTTGCAAGAGATTATAAAAAACATTCTGGTATTGATGTTCAGGGGCAACCATGGTGTGATGTTTATGTAGATGAATGTTTTATAAATGTGTTTGGTGTAGAAAAAGCAAAAGACCTTTTACATGGATTTTCTGCTTATACTCCAACTTCTGCAGATAATTTTAAAAAACATAAAGAATGGTACAATAAACCTCAAATTGGAGATGTGATTTTTTTTAAAAATTCAACTCGTATTTGTCATACAGGAATTGTTTATAATGTAACAAAAGATAGAGTGTATACAACAGAAGGGAACACATCAGGAGGAACAGAACTTGAGGCTAATGGAGGATGTGTTGCTAAGAAAAATTATCCATTATCTTATAGTAAGATTGCAGGATATGGTAGACCTAATTATGAGAAATATGAACAAAAAGAAGTAGTTGTAGAGGAATATATTGATAATGAACCTATAATTTGGGAGCTTCAGAATAGAAAAATTATTACTAATGTGAATTTATGGAGAAAGAAAATTCAAGAAGATCAGAACATATATTGGCTTTGCAGAAAAGCAATTCAATACATAAGAACTAAACAAACTACAGAATATGCCGATGTTGTATATACAAACAAAGATGAGATTTTGTGGGAGTTAAAAAATAGAAAAATAATAACGGATGTTGATTTGTGGAGAAAATATATGATTGAGGATCAAAATGTTTATTGGCTTTGTCATAATCTTGTACACTATATGAGGACTCAAAAGAAGGAAGTGTGAGTTATGTTTTATCTTGATAAATCAGAGTATAATAAAAAGTTAAAAAAAATAAAAAAGCAAAATGAAAGTTTTTTGAGAAAACAAGAATTAGCAGAGATGCGATTAAAGACCAAAAAAGAAAAAAGCAAAAAAACAACTACTAAAATAGTGATGTTTTATTTATTTACTGTTTTAAATTTAGTTCTTATTTATTCTTTGATTGCAATGTGGCATTTTGAAGATTTGACTCATTTAGGGGTTTTAATTACTGATATTATTGGACAAATTATTGTTTTTTTAGTATATTGTTTAAAATCAGCTAAAGAGAATTCTCAGGGTGGAATTGTTTATGAACAGGCGATACATAATAATTTAAATTATGAAGATGATAGTTTATTAAAAGATAAATAAAATTTCAATTTTATTGTATATTTAACCACAATATATTGTGGTTTTGTTATTATATGTATACAATATATTGTATAAAAAAGTTATTAAAGGAGAAAAAATTATGAATAAAATGAAATTAAGTGAAGTTATTAAATTACACCAAAGTTATCAAATGAATGAAATGACTCATGATGCATTTGTAGAGGCTTTAAATAATGTTTATGTGAAGAGTTATATTACAATTAGAGAAAAAATTGCTGGTGTGATTAATGTTTTGTTTGGATGTGAGTATGATGAAGAAAGTATTGTCGAAAGATATGCTCAGTTAGAAATGAATAAGTTTTGGTATATTATGATGCTTTATACTGATATTGAAATGGAAGAAGAGTATATTAATGAAGATAATTATGAACTTTTATATCCTACATTAAGTACTGCTATATATACATATGCAATGAATGACTTTAGTGTGACTTTAAGAATTATGGAGCAAATTATTAATGATAACAGATATGGTGAGATGATAGAAATATTTGAATCAATTTCTGGTACTAATTTTGATGAATTAATTCAAAAAGATAATGAAGTGATGAATGCTTTAAAGGGAGATAAAGAGTTTATAAATAATCTTGTACAGTTATTTAATCATACAGATCCTGCGATTGGTAAAATAAATAAAGAAATTGAAAAATCAGTTGCAAAAGAAATCAAAAAAACAAAAGAATAAAGTTGTGTGTAAAATAATATTATATACAATGATAAGAAGTCATGCTTATGCATGGCTTCTTTTTTTATCTTTTAGGAGGGAGGAATAAAAATATGGATAATCAAAAAAGATGGCAAGAAATTAGATCACAATTAGATAAAGCAACAAAGGATTTAGTTCCTAAAAATAGGTTTAAAATTAATGATACAATTATGAAAAAAGCACAAAATATAATGACTAAAAAATCTTTAAGTTTAATTTATGATGATTATGGAAATCAACTTTATGAAAAAACTTCGGATGTACAAAATTTTATATCATGTAAAAAAACAGGAAGCACATTTATTCTTGTTAAAGATGATAACAAATTGATAGAAACACAAAACAAAAATGATGAATTTAATACTGACTTTATCTCTTATGATTCTTTAGAAGAAGTTCATAAAGATAATGTTAAGTTTGATATGAGTATAGATGAAAATACAGGATTTAAGCGAAATACTGATTATCTATATTTGCAACAAGAAAAAGATAAGAAAAAAGATGATGTTATGAGTCAAGGAATTGATGAAATAAAAGATTATATAAATAGAACAGGAAGAAGAGAACTTAATAAAATTGATATAAATTTTGTAGGTTCTATTACAGAAAGGGGTATATAATATTATGGATAAAGATATTAAAAAAAATGAAACAACTGGTTTCTGGGATACAAAAAAATGGAGAAATTTTCTTTCAGATATGCAAAGAAATGCAGGTTCTTTAGGAATAAATAGTGAAGTAAGTGAATTGATGAAAAAAACTCTTTCAGATAATGCTTTTAAAGCAGATTTTAAAGGAGTTCAGAAACTTTTTGGGCAAATTCAAGATTTGCAAGGTGGGTTAGATGCTCTTAAAACAATAAAAAATAGTTCTACTAATTTATATAAAGATTTTGTACATAATCTTTATGGAACTACTTCAGGAAGTGATTATCTTAAGGAATATACATCTCAACAAATAAAACGATTAAATCAAGTAAAATCTATTGTGAGTGGTCAAGAAAAAGAATTGACATGGGCAACTAAAATGATAGAAAATGGAACTATTATTGCAGAGGGATATAATCTTGCAGGTAATAAAGTAAGACGTAGAGAATATACTCAAGGTAAAAGCAAACCTGTTTTTTCTAAAGGTGTTGATTATGATAGAAGTGGTAAAATTTCGGCTTCTTATTCTCCTTATAGATATAATGATGTTAATAGTAGGGGAGATGTTGTATCAAGAGGGGGTATGTTGAAAACACATTATGATAAAAATGGAACTGTTGTAAATCAAGATATTGTAGATTATAGAACCTCTAAATCTATCACTCAACCTGTATCTAAAACATATAGACCAAATCAAGTTCTTAAATCAACATATAAAGGAGTAGGTCCTACAAATAATGATATTTTTATTATGGGAAATCAGAGATATTCTAAGTTTGTATCAAATAGTCCTATTCAATTAGATAATCAAAAAGATAAATTTGGAAGATACAATGGTGCATTAGAAAGGTTGAGACAAGGAATTGATGAATCAATTGCTAACATTGTAAATCAAGGAACACAAGCTATTGATAAAATGTCTGTTAGTACTGTAAAAGGAAGTAATTCAAGGAAGATAAGTACATCTTCTTTTAAAGGAATAGATCCTAAGAAAATGAATTATTTTGATTTTGAAACAATTGGTCAATTAGGTCTTGGCAATTTTATGCCTACTCAATTTTCTGTTAGACACCAAGATGGTAAAGTTGATAGTAAAGTTTTAAAAATGTCTCAAAAAGGACAGGAGTATATAAGTGGGATTTTAAAAGATTTAAAATCAGGAAATTGGGGAAATTTGAATAATGATAAACTTAGGGATTTAACACATATGGCAGATTTCTCTGTAATTAACGGAAAGATTGCTACAAAACACGAAAATTTTTCTGGAATTCGTCCAGATCAAATTACTGGTAATTTATTAGCTAATATAGAATCTGGTTTTGAGATTTTAAAAAATGCTGAAAAATATACTAATGGTACTGCCGATGCAAAAAGTGCTATAGAAAATATGTTAAAATCAACTAAAGGGACTATGGTTGGACATAATATTAGATCTTTTGACAATGAAGTATTTAAGCAATTAGGTGTTGATTTTTCAGATTTTAAATTTTTAGATACTTTAGAAATGGCTAAAAAATATTATAATTATGGAGATATGAGACAACATATTAGTGGAGGAAAATCAGTACATAAACGATTGATGGGATTTAGTCAATCTCATCTTCAGGATTTCTTCAATATTGATATGAGTGATTTATTAAAACAAGGTATTAATCAACATACTGCAGAATATGATACGGAATTAAATAAAAGAATTGCTGAAGCAATGTTTAAAGAAATAAATTCAAATCAAGTAAAAAATCGCTATGTGGGAGGAAAAGTTGGTTCAGTAAAAGTTGGACAGGTTGGAACAGCAACTAAAGGGCATTTCAGACAACATGCATATGATTTTAAAACAGATGCAATGGGAAAAGTTTTAAGAAAAAGTGAAAATGAGTGGAATGATTTATTGATGAGAAGTGGTGGGCAATATGCCTATGAAGGAAAAACATCAATAACTGATACTAAAGGTGTGGCTCGTAATTTTGCTAAATTCTTTGATTTAAATAGTGGTGAATCTGTTTATAAATATGTTGCTGATGATGTTGACCTTGGAAAATTTATGAGTGATATTTTTAATGGACATTTTTCAACAATAAAAGATACAACAACATCTGCAAAAGCTTCGATTTTTAGAGGAGATACAGGTTATGCTAATTTATCTGCATTAATGTCTGCATTACAAGGCAATTCTGTTTCTCAGAGACAACAATATAGAGCCAATATGCTTAAAGAAGCAGATGGTGGTAAATTTATTACAATGGCTCAACAAATCTATAAAGGTTTAGAGGGCAGTGGGTTATCAGATATTCAAAAAAGTTTAGCTTTAGAATTAATGGGTTCAAAAATGGGAATGTCTCAACAAAAAATGTTTTCTATGAATAATATTAGAGATTTAATTTCTTTAAGTTCTGGAGGTACTGTTAATGGGACAGTTTCTGCTTTGAAAACATTTTTAGGAAAAAATAAACAGTTCTTTGCGAATTCATTAGAGTATAGTAGTTTGTTTGAAGATATTGATATAGCATCAAGAGGTATGTCAGATTCAGCTATGGGAACGTCAGGAGATAATTTTTATGGAATTTATCAACGAATTGCTGAACAACTAAGAGGAAGTGATTTTGCAAAACAATATGAATCACAACTTAAATTTAATAAAGATGTGTATAAAAATGGATATGATATTAATAGTATAGTAAAAAAATCAATTGAAGACGTAAATAAATTTGTTAGTAATACTGGAGAAGATGCTTTGGAAAGAATTTATTCAAGTTCATCCAGCGAAATAAAATCAGCTCTTGATGGAAAGTCATTAAATAAAAGATTGGGAAATCTACAAAAATTAGGTGTATTAAAAGATACGTCTATGGTTGCGACAAAAAGTATTTCAGAACAATTATCAAAAAGTATAAAAGGGTTACAAGAAAGTGGTATTGGAACACGAATTAGTCTTTCTGGAGATGGTACTGGATTGAATTTAAGCTTATTCGATAGTGCTGATTCAAAAAGTATATCATTTAATTCAGAAGGAAAGATGATATTAGATCCTAATAGATCTGCTTCTGTGTATATTCCATTAGATAAAGGAAATGGAATATTAGATGATAATGGAATGTTAAAAACAAATATGATGACTACAACTTATGATGGAGAATCAGGTTTTAAATTAACAACATTACAAGATAAAATGATTGAATCTATTACAAGAGTTTTAGATTCAGGTAGTATTAGAAAAAATATGTCGGAGGGTAAATTTTCTGCTATAAATAGTGCTTTATTTCATGCGAAACAAAATGCGTTGAATTTATCTCCATCGGCAGGTACTTATAAACAAGGTTCTATTTGGAATGACTATGAAGATTCTTTTAAAGTTGGGGCATCTCCTGAACAAATGGCAATAAGAACAAGTATGGTAAATTTAACAGATGGTATTGTTAATTTGTTAGATCAAAATTATGATATTACTCCAAACAATACAGAATCATATAATTATAGTCAAGCTATTCAACATGTTATGGATTATGCAGCCTTATTATCAAAAGGAATTCCGAATATAAATGATATGATTTCAGGAGAAAACTCACCATATTCATGGATGATAAAAAATGGTAAAGAAGGAGCTTTTGAAAAAACAACATCTCATTTACAAAAATTAGTATCTAATTTACCTATGAATTTAAGTGCAATAAAAGAAGCAGCTTATTTAAATCAAACTTATGGCTTATTAGGGACTGGAGGTTTTGCTCCAGGATTTGAATGGCATCCAGAAGACCAAAGAAATATTGCTCAATCACATAATAGACTTAAATTGAAAAAAGCAACAGGATATGCTAAAGAGGCTATGAAAAAAGATGTATTTACATCAGACGTTGCAAAAATTTTTGGTTTTACTCCTCAAGATACTGTTGAAGCAGGATTAGTTACAGAACAGCATGTTTATGAAGGATATAAAAAAATGTATGAAGCTCAAATGCGAGATGAGGGTAAAATTAAACCTGAAACAGATGCATGGAATAAAGAATTAAAAAGGAGAATGTCTTCATCTCCTATGTTGTCGGTAGAAAATGATAGTGGTATTATAGCTAAAGATTTTGCAGATAGTGCTTTTTATTCCATGGAAAAATCTATGACCGTAAATGAAGAAGATTTTTATAAAATTTTAAATGGTAAAACAATTCAAAATATTGAAAAATCGGGGTTACATGTATTAGACAAAGGATATAATCTTAGTCAAATGTCTATTGGAAATAAAACTATTCATGATGGAGATATTTTAAAATCAGTAACAAATAATGGGGATGGCACATATTTCTTAAAAATGGAAGAAATATTGAATATGGGTAAAAATGCTCATTCAAAGGCAATTTCTGGATCTGGAAATAGATTTACTGTAGGTTTGGCAAATAGTGATTTAATGAAGTATATAGCTGAAGCAGCAGGATTAAGTTCTGTTCCTACAATGTTTTTAAAGAAAAAGTTAGAGCCAAGTGAAGATGAAAATGGTAATAAAGTATATAAAAATGAGCTTAAACAAAAAGATATTGCAGGAGCATGGAATGAAAGACTTCAAAAAATATTTTCTGATTATTTATCTCAGGGTGGAGATAATAATATACAGAGTTTATATAACAGTTTGCCAAAACAAATGCAAAAATATTTTTCTATATCTGATGGGCAATTAAAAGGTAGTAGTTATTTTGATGGGACTTCATGGAAAATAAAGGGTTCTAATGAGGAATTATTTGAGAATGAATCAGATATGAAGCATTTCTTTGATTTAAATCAAACAGGATTAATTGCACAAACAGCAAAAAATTTAGGTGTAACATATGACCCAAATATGATAAGAACTGCTGTTAATATGGCAAATGAGTATTCTTATTTTTCTGGATTTGGATATAATCCAGATGAGGCTGAATTTGATAGTAAACATAAAGTAACTATGAAAGAACAAGATGCTGTTCGTAGAAAAATAGGAGCATTAAAAACAAAAGATAATACGTTTGAAACATTTTCTAAACATATGGCTGATTATATTACTAAATCAGAGTTACAACTACAACCCTTACGACAAAAAGCTACGAGAATTGATAAAATAGTAAGCACAGCGGCTAATGCTAACGCAAGTGAAGCAAAAAAAGCTATTGCTTTAGGGGAACGTACTCTTAAAGTTGTTGATAGATCAATAAATAGTGAATTAGCTGATGATGAAATTAGTTTACATTCATTAGGAAATCATAGAGGAATTACAAAAGATGGTAAAATATCTGAAAATGCATGGAAAAATACTTCTGCAGGTATTTTTGCAGAAAGAGCTAAAAAATTAGGATGGGGAGAAGATTATCAGATTGTTTATGAAGGACAACCTGTACAAATTACGACAGGTGAAGGTCATGTAATGCAAGGAAGTACTATGGTTTTTGGCAATCATGGTTCAGAAATAAAAAAAGGAAAAGTTGCTCCTTCTTCTTTAGATTCGTCTGCGGATAGAGTTTGGAATGCTTTAAAAGCTATAAAGACAGGAACATATCAGGGAGATATCCCCGCTGATGAATATGTTGCAAATCTTTATAGTTCTTATTTAAAAGATACTTATGATATGACTCATAGTAAAGAGAGTCCTTTATTTCAAGAATTAAATTCTAAAAGATTAACAAATGCGACAGCAGGAAAAGCTGCAGGTACGAACTATGTTCAAATGAGAGCAGATTTTGGGAATGCATATAGTAATGCAGTTATGGTAAACCCAGAGCATTTAAAAGAAATGCTTTCTATTGATAAAAAAAATGTGTCTAAAGAAGATTATAATGCATATAAACAAAACCTACAATGGATGTATGAAGATTTAGTCCCTCAAAATAATCGTATAAAAAATATGAATAGCGTATCTTCTTTAATTGATGGAATTGTTAATGCTGTGACAATTGAAAATTCAACATCTGGACCATTAACAAAAGGATTAGAATCAATGTTCCATCGTTTCCCATCAACTAATGGATTGGATGAGTATTTTGGACAATTATTTGTTTCTAAAGGATTACAAAAAGGAAACATATCTGTAGGAGCAGGTCTTGCGTTAAGAGAAAACTTAGACTTTGATGGTGATGTTCAATATGCCGCATTATTGGGATTAAATAATAAATTTAAAGATAAAAATGAATGGAATAAATTTAGAAAAGAAAATACTAAAATAAGAACATGGGATGAGAATATTTCAAAAAAACTACAAGCAAAAGTTCTTAGTGAAGCTAATGTAGAAAATAGTGATGTATATGATTCAGAAAATGTTGTAAAAGCATTGCAACAATATAATGAAACAGTGTCAACTCCTGTATTTTCTAAAAAGAATTTTGGAAAAATAGGTGGATTATCTAACTTCTCTACTGCTGTTAGAAATAAAATGAAAAATGCAGGTATTGATGAAACTTCAAGTTCTGCAACTATAGAGCAAAAAGCAAATGCAATAATGACACGTTCTGTATTTGAACTATTTGAACAAGATGCTATAAGTTCTAAAAAAGTTGCTCAACGTATGCTTTCAAAATCAGAAGGAAATGAAAAAGCACTTATTGATGATTTAGATAATTTTTATAAAATGTTAAGTAGTATGGATTATTCATCAAAAGGGGCAAAATGGAGTTCTGTATTTGCAGAAGCAGAAAGATTAGGTATTTTTGGGAAAGATGGAGTTTTTGATACCAGACAAGCTCATAATGCTGTTTCTACTATAGAAGAACTTGGTAGATATCATGGTTATGGTGGTTTAAAAGGTGGAGTTGCAGGTAGAGCCTTATTAGAAAAAGTATTTGGAAAAGGCACTGTTGGTAGTTTTTATGATGAAAAGGGGAATCTTTTATCTGGAGATGTATTAAAAACAGCAGGTGTTGTATCTCGTGATGCTTATTTGAAAGCAGTAACAGCTATTGATGAAAGTTTAGGAAAAGATTCTTTAAGTTCTGCGATATATGATGAAAAAAATGTTATTGGTCGTGCTTCTCAAAAATCTTATGAAAAAGCTGTAAGAGAATATATGAAAACGTTCTCTAAAAACCATGGTATGGGAAAAATGACAAATAAGGACATTTATGCATCGGGAATTAATGGTACAACACTTATTGATAATTTATCGCAAGAGAGTGGACAAACAGTTATTCCTGAGGTTCAACAACAAGGAGGTCAAGCAGGACTTGCATTATCTCAGGATGCAGTTGCAATAATTGAAGCTATTACAAATGCATTAAATGGACAGACTGCAGCATGGAAAGAAAATGGAATGGCTGTAGGAAATGCTATAAAAAATACAAATGCAATGACTGTAGCTCAAAGAAAAAATGCAGAATTAATGAAAAATCCTGTTAATGCAAGAAAGGCAGGGTTAAATGTTCTTCCTGGTGAAAACATTATGGAAAATTATGATAATATTGTTCATTCTGCATTAAGTGGCTCAGGTCAATCTATGTTTACTGATGAACTTATGTTTAGAAATATAAGAAAAGCAGAATTAGACCAAGAAACTCATAAATATTTTGTTGATGGTAAACAGCAAAATATTGATTTCTCATTATCTCAAGCAGGAATTTTAGGAAGAGAAAATAAAACTTTTACTGAATCTTTTGCGACTTCAGAAAGAAAACAGTTATTTAAACAATATTTAAATGGTGAAGATATAAAAATTAGAAATTCTTTATCTGATATGCCTACTGTTTATTCTAGTGCTAATGGCAATCAAATTAGAGATTTAAGAGATTTAGAAGATAAGGCAGGATATTATTTCCAAGATATCGCTGCAACTGAAAGAGGTAGAATATTAGGTGATGTTACTCATGATATGTTAGATCATTATTCTCAGTTGAGTAATACTCGACTTAAAAGTATGACTCCTGATAGTTTTATTTCTCAATATTTCGCAGGAAATGTTGCAGGTACTAAACTTAATGATTTATCAAAAGAATGGAGTTTAGCTGGAGGAACAGGTTCTTTGTTAGAAAATCTTCAAGGAATTTCAGGAAATACTTTTAAGGCTATAAATGATCTTAGTATTGTAGGTATTGATAAATTATTTAAAGATGCAAGTAAAAATAATTTATTGTCTCAATCCGAACAATCTTTTGTGGGTGAAATATATGATCCAGTTACAGGAGCTTTAAAAACATTTGGTGGTACATTTGATGCTATTTTAAAAAATATGGTAGTAGACTATAAAACTGCTAAAAATCCTGATGTAAATAAATTTGCTGTACAATTGGAAATGTTATTAAGGACTATTGAATCCTATGCAGGTTCTGGATTAAATGATAGTGCAGTGCAAGAATTATACTCGCAGATATCTAAAGCAGGTATTGCAATTCATAATACTCAAACAGGTAATACTTCTGCAATACAATTAACAAGACCAAGTAATGCTGCTTTGGCAAAAACAATGAATTATATTCAATATAGTCAATCTTTGCAAGATATGTCTGAAATTAGAGATCCTAATTTTGTAGATCTTGTATGGACAAAAGGAGATCTTAGAAGATTTTCAAATAATAAATTACAAAATGCATATAGAAATATTAGTGAATTCTTATATCAAGGGTCTACATCTGGTGGCACATCTGAAGAGAATTTTCAAAAATTTTTATCTGGTTTTGCAAAAGATGGATTAACTTTCAAAAAGAATAAAGGAACTTCGGAAAGTAATAAAGGAACTTCTTCTTGGTTTGTAGATGATAATGGACAACGTATGGTTATGAGCGTAGATTTTGCTAATGGTAGAGTGTCAAGTCCAAGTTCATTAAAAGTTAGAGAGCTTATTTCTGATGAAAAAGGAAAATATTTAAGTGATGAACAAACATACTCTCATTATTTAAATGAATATTTAAAAGCATATCAAAGATATAATGATTTCAGTTTGTCAGATGAGGAACAAAGACACGCTACAGCTAATTTTAATAAAATGCGTGAAAAACTTTTCAACTTTGAACAACAAGGATTTTTAACACCTGAAAAAATCAATGAATTAAGACAAGCTCATTTAGATAGTCCTGAAGCAGAAAAGATGTTGAAAGCAATAGGAGAACCTCCAAAAGAAGCATCTCAAAGGAATTATGTAAGTGCATATCAGAGATTATCAGAAGCTCAAAATAAAATAAGATATCAGGAAAGTTTACCTACAGCTTTAAGAGATTCAAAAGTTTATGATACAGAGATAATGAATGCTCAAAAAGCACAAGCTGATTTAGATAAAGCTCGTCTTGAATTGTATTCAAAAGAAGGTGGTGGAGTTAGAAGTGATGTAGAAGTACAACAATTGCAACAAAGATTGCAAGATTATGTTAATTTCCATCCTTCAATGTTAGGAAAAATAATTCCTCAAGAAGCATCTTATGAAGATATTACAAGATTAGCAAATGATGATAGTAAAAGTGCAGGATATAATAAAATTTTATCTGACAGATTAGCAATAATAAAACAACTTGTTTCTGCACAAAATGAATTAAATTCTCTTGTTAATAGTGGAGACAAAAAAGCTATTACTAATGCAACAGCAAAAAGAAATCAAGCACGAGCAGAACTTGACAATATAAATAAAATTATTGGTGAATTAAATCCTTATTTAATAGATGCAAATAAACAAATTGTTTCTGATACAATGCAAGAACAAGATAAAATATTATCAGGCGAATCAGCAAATCTTGAAAAAGGTACAAAAGAGTATGAGCAAAGAAAGCATATGGTTGAAGATTTTAAAAAATATAATAAAGAAATATTAGATTTGCAAGAAAAACAACATGCTATTCAAACTAAAATGAAACAAGGAAAAGCAACAACTGATGATTATGCTCAACTTCAACATATACAAAAACAAATTTCTGATACTCAGGCAATTATGCCTACACTTGATAAAGATGGTTTTATTTCTGATAAAACAGGAGCTAAGTTTAAAACAACTGAAGCTCAACAAGCTGATATTCATCATACATTCGCTCAACAAGAAAGAGATTATAATAAGCGTATAGCTGAACAAACTATGCTTGCAAGTGGTAAAAAAGGGCTTGGAAATTATTTAAAGAATTTAGGCAAACAAACAATTGGATATTTTAGTATGTCGATGTCCTATAAAATTATAGGTATGATTACTCAAATCTTCTCTAGTATAATTCAGAAAACAAAAGAATTTAATAAAACAATGATTGATATTCAAATTGTTACGAGAAAATCATCTAATGAGGTTGGAGATTTAGTTAAAGAGTATAACGGATATGCTAAAGAATTAGGGGTAACAACACAGGCTGTAGCAACTTCTGCAAACCAATTTTTACGTATGGGTTATAATGCTCAAGAAACTGCAAAGTTAATTGAAAGTTCAATGAAATTATCTAAATTGGGTATGATCGAAGCAGGTCAAGCGGCTGAATATCTTACATCTGCAATAAAAGGATATCAATTATCTGCTCAAGAATCTGAGAAAGTTGTTGATATGGCTACAACTCTTGATATGAGTTATGCAGTCGATGCAGGATATATTTTATCAGCAATGTCAAGAACAGCTACTTCTGCTAAATTAGCAAAAGTTGAAATGTCTGAATTACAATCAATGATTGCAGTTATTGGTGAAACAACTCAGAAAGATGCATCTGTTGTTGGTGAGAGTTTAAAAACTGCATTTGCAAGATATGGTAATGTAAAAGCAGGTGTTGCAGCAAAAACTAATTTATCTGATTTAGATGAACAAAGTAAAGATGAATTAGAAGCTGTAAATGATATTGAAAGAGTATTAACTACATATAACATAGATGTTAGAGAATCCGATAATAAAACATGGAGAAGTTATTCTAACATAATGAAAGATATTAATGAGCAATGGGCAAAATATTCTGATTATGAAAAGAATGCGATTGCTACTGCTATGTTTGGTACAAGACAGAGAGAAAATGGATTAGTTGTTCTTGAAAAATATAATGAAGTATTAAAAGCAAATGAGAAGGCTATAAATTCTGAAGGAACAGCAAATAAAAAATATGAAACATATCTTACAGGTGTAGAAGCTGCTCAAAATAGATTTACTGCGACATGGGAAAAATTCATCAATAATATTAATGGTAGTGATGGATTAAAAGTATGGTATAATCTTTTAACACAGATTGTTGAAATGATGAATCATTGGAAATTAATCTTAGGAGTAATTGTTGCAATGAAAGCTCCACAGATCTTTACTGCCTTTGGTAAGTTTTCTAATTCTTTTGGTGGATTTTTTACTGGTGCAAAAAAGACATGGGGATCTGCAACTTCTGGTTTTAAAGAAAAAGGATGGTCTGGAGTTTGGCAAGGAACAAAACAAGCTTTTAAAGATAGTTGGGGCGACATTGAGACCGATGCTAAAAATAAATTGAGTTTAAAAGCTGAAGTTCATGAAGCTAATAACCTTTTAGCACAAATATTACAAACACTTCAAGGAAAAGATATTGATGGGGATAATGATTCAAATACTACACAATCTGCAGGTTCAAAATCTTCAACACAAAATAATTTAAATAATCAAAATGTTCCTATTTCATTATTAGGTAATGGTCAATCAAATCCAAGACCAAGTGGGGGAGTTAATATAATTCCATCAGACGGAAGTGTTATTCCAATGGGTGGAACTGTAAAAAATGTTCTTTCTTATGGAAATAATCCAATATTATTAGGAAATGGCTTTGTTCCTCAACCTGTAGGAAATGGTATTATGTCATTACCTCAAGGTAATATTATAACAGATCCATCATTAATGTTACCTCCTGCAATAAGTGGAGGTCCTGTAGGTAAAGCTATTTTACTACCAAAAACAGCAGGGGGAGTTAATGTAATTCCATCAGATGGAAGTGTTATTCCGATGGGTGGAACTGTTGGTAGTGTTATTGATAAAAAGAAAAAAACAACCAATAAAAAAGAAAAAGCAGAAGCAAGAGCTAAAAGAGAACAAGAAAAACAAAAAATTAAAGATGCACAAAAAAGAAATAAAAAAGCAGAAAATGCTCGTAAAGAATATAATAGAACAATAGATAAAGGTGGACCTTTTACAGAAAAAGATAGGGGATTTTTTAAAAACAAAAGAGAAACAATTAAAAACATGCCACATACTTCTTTGTCTTCTACCTTAAGAAAAACAACTATTGATGCTGATATTGCAAGAGTAGAAGATAATATTGATTCTATGTTTATTGGTAGTCATCATAAAAGACAACAAAGATATAATGAGTTATTTCATGCAAAACGATATAGTAAACGTAGTTTTAAACCAACAAAAATAAAAAATGTTCAGAGAAATGCTTTAATTCCAACAACAGGGATAGCTGTTAGTGAAAATACCAACATTCCTAACAAACAAGGATGGTTTAGTCAAAAATGGCATGGATTTAAAGACAGATTAAGAGAAGAAATTGCTTTTCGTGAAGCACGAGGAGAATACAGAGTCGGAAAATTAAGACAAAAAATAAATAATCGTTTTGGGCATAATAAAGGATTTACAGATATTCCATGGACTAATGATCCTTCATTAATGTTACCTCTTGGACAAAATACTAATAACATTCCTCAAAAACAGGGATGGTTAAAAAAAGGTTGGAATAAAACAAAATCCGCTATTTTAAAGCCATATAAATTTTTAGACAATAAAGTAAAAAATAGTCAGGCGGCTGCAAATATGGCATCTACCATAGGAACTATGACTGGTTTTATTGGTGGAGGAATGCTTGGTAATGCTATTAGTGAAGAACATGGTGGAACTATTGGATCATTATTAGGAATTACAAATATGGCAATAACTGCTATTAATCCTTTAATTGGAGCTATAACTGGTGTAGTTTCTACTGGATTAGGTATTATTGTAAATCAAATAAAAAAACATAATGAGAAACAAATAAAGTTGGCTCAAGAGCATTATGAAAAATTACAGAATAAAGTATCAACTTTAGAAAATTCAACTAAGGATTTTAATAGATATGATTTGTTATCACGTGGAGTTAATGAATTTGGAAATAATGTTTCTTTGTCTGATTCAGAGTATGAAGAATTTTTAAAACTTGGAAACGATTTAGGAGAATCTTTCCCTGAATTGATTACTCGAATTGATGAAACAGGAAATTCATTTCTTGGCTTTGATGGCAAGATTGGCAATGTAGTTCAGGGACTTGAAGAATTCACTAAACAATTAAAAAAATCTGAAGCAATTGCGGGATTAAATAAAGATAATCTTGAGGGTGAATATAGTTCTTATGTATCAAGGATTAGAGATATAAAAGATAATATTCAGAGTAAAAAAGAAAGTAGTAAGTTTTTATCAGATTCAGAAATTCAAAGATTAAATAAAGAGGGAAAATTTTATATTAATAAAACAGAAATGTCTGATGAAGATATAAAAACTTTAAAAGAATTAAAAAAAGATAAAAATTTAAATATAAAAAAAGAAGAGTTGAGTAATTCTCTAAATAATGGGTTTTGGTCAAGTGTTTGGGCAGATATTAAGTATGAGTGGGGACTTGGAGAAGATCCATATTCAGATGTTTATACATTTAAAAAAGAAGATCTTGAAAAAAATAAAGATTTAGAAAGATTGTATTATAAATATTCTGGAGATATAAATACTTCTGAACAATCTATAAAACAACAAGAAGCAGAAATAAAAAGAATAAGTGGACAATATACCTCAGATATATTAAACAACTTAATAAATTCTGGACAAGTAAATCTTGATAATGATACAAAATCTATGGTATCTACTTTACTTAATAATTTATTCCCTGATATAGATGAGGCTACTAAAGTTTGGAATAGCAGAGAGGGAGAAGCAGTATCTATAAAAGATAACATATTGGATATTGCCAACCTTATTAGTTCTGGAGATAGTGCAATTTATTTAAAACAAATGTCTTCAATAAATACTTCTGATAATTTACAAAATGCCAATAATTCATTTAATGAATCTTCTAATAATTTAAAAAATGAATTATTTGTGAAAAATTCAGCATTTGTGAAAGCGTTAGAAAATCAAGGCTATGATATTGATTATAAGAAACAAACAGTTACTAAAGATAACAAGACTCAAACTTTTGATGATTATATTTTAGATTTAACTCCTCAGGGTAAATCACTACATAATCTTAATATTCAATTAGATAGTAAAACTAAAGATGGTAAAAATCTTTATGATATTGATGGATTATCCAGAGATGTTTTACAGACAGAATTTTCTCAAGATGAATTAAGAGAAATATTAGGAATGAGTGAATTAGAAGTTAAAAATATAATAGGAACTTCAACAGGGGATGAAGCTATAGATAAATTAAGAACACGAGCAATCATTAATACTCAAAATTCTATGGATGATGTGTCTGGTTCATTTGTTACTGCTTTCAGGAATCTTGCGGATAAAGATGGCAAAAAAATATTTGATGATTTAACAGAATCTGAAATTGCTCAATATGCACAAGATTATTTTGATTATCCTGAAGAAACTTTAAAAAGATTAAATGAACAAGGAGTAACGCTTAATGATTCTATGCTTAAATACCTTGAAAGATTAAAAGAATATGCGGATCAATTAGATATGTCTGTGGATGATTTTGTTAAGAATGCAAAATATGTATCTCATTTAGATTTAAATGGTTTTAGTACAAAAAAAGCATCAGATATTAAAACTGAAATAAATACTTTAATGGAAGTTGCTGATTCTATTCGTCAAGGAAATGAAATTACTGGAGAGCAGATGGATGCTTTAATGAGTTCTAATCCAGAAATATTAAATGAAGCAATGAAAGATCCCAATTATTTAAATAATCCTACACAAGCATATTTATCAGCAATTGAGAAACAATTATCGTTTTTTGAAGGAGCTTCACATAATGTATCTATAGGAGGATATTATGCGAAGGATAGTACAGGATTTTGGGATACATATATTGACCCTAACAATGATTTATCTTGGATAAATTCTTTGGGTGGGGCAATGAATGCTTCTAAATATTTCATAGGAGAAGATTTTAATCTTAATACTAATTATAAGAGCGAAGATTATGATAAAAAATTTACTGACAAAAGTGGATTACAATCTGGAATTCAAAAGATAAAAACAGACCAAGGATTTACAACAGATGCACAGGCTTATGATTATTTAGTGACTACGTTTGGTACATCTGAACAAAAGCAAAGGTATAATAAATTAAGTGGTACAGATAAAGAAAATGAAGCAAAAAAAATTGCTGATGAATTGGCTACACAATATTATGATTGGTTAGAGAATATAACTGATTTAAGTCCTGAATTAAAAAAAATTTTTGAAAAAATCGGAGAAAGTATAAATATTTCTAATGAGGTAGAAAATGCAGAAAGAGATGCATCTAATTATTATGGACTTCAAGATTTGAGACAAAAAATGTCAAGACAAAGAGAAGATTATAAAGAACAATTAAAAGATTTAGAGGTTCAAAAAAGATTAAATGAATTAGAGAACTATCTACAAAAACGTAATCTTTTAATTGATAGATATAATAATGAGATTGCCAATGCAGATTGGGCATTAGATATAATTGCTCCTTCTGATTATTTTGGTAAGATTGATATAACTGCTAATAAGTTAGAAGCTACTTTGAATAAATATAATGAGCTAAAAGCTCAATTTAAAGAGTTATCTGAGATGACACCTCAATCTCCAGAAGAAGCTCAAAAAATAGCTGATACTATGAAATCTATTACTGATCAAATGCCAGAGCTTACAAAAGAATTAGCAAAAGCAGAGGAGACTCTTAAAAATATTGCTTTAGATTCTATAAGTGAAAGTATAAATAATATTACGAGTTCATTTGATCAACAACGAAAAGTATTAAATAATTCTGTTGAAATGTCTTTAAGCTTTACAGGAGTAAGTTCTAGTTTGGATTTATTAGGATTGGATTATACTCCAATGATAGAAAATAAAACTGAAGTAGAAAAAAAACAAGATGAATATAAAACATTATTATCTATGCAAGAAGATTTTCAGGATGAATCTTTAGAGTCTCAAAATACTTATTTAGATTTATTAAAAACAGATCAAGAAGAAGAGTATTTTAAAAATAAAAAGAGACTTAGAGAAGATGATATAGCTTCAATGAGAAGTTATTATAATGAATTATGGGCTTATGCGAAATTAGGTAAAGAATTAACTGAAGACGAAATGAAATCAGTAGTGTCTTATTTTAAAAATGCTGAGGGCATTGATTTCTTACCTGATTTTTATCAAACTGGTAATGGCAAGTGGAGATATTCACAATCAGGTAAAAGTGGAGAATCAGATGATGAGGATACTCCAGAAATAGATAATAATGCGATTGGGCAAATAACGAAAAAGATCTCTAATAAAGAAACATTAACAAAAGATGAAAAAGAACAATATGTTAATCATTTAAAATCATTATATGGGGATAAAAAACAAGAAAAATTTTTTATAGAAAACGAAGATGGATATTCTTTTAATCAGGAGGAATTTCGTAAATCATTACTTCAGCCTGATGGTTCAATATTAATGCCTACATCATCTGCTAATATACCATCACAAGCTGATATAACTAAAACAGTAGAGCAAATGATAAAAACAGGTGTTGAAAATGTTGATGTAAATAGCACAGAAATAAAAACGAAATATATAGCCCCAAAAATTGGGCAATTACTTGGAGCGTTTTTAGATGTTTGGAATGAAGACAAAAATAAATTAGAATATAAACTTACAAAACCATCTCTTTTAGGATTTTCTGATGGGAAATTATCAGCCGATGGAGACAATAAAGGATGGGGTAGTCAAGGTTTAATTCAAGACATGAAAGATGCTATGAAAGAAGTAATGCATGGATTAAATGAAGATAGTTCTAATTGGAAATTAAATGCTCCAACTCCTGATAAAACGTCATGGGAAACATTTGGACAAACTATCGGGGAATATATTTCCGATGGCATTGATAAAGGTGTAGAAATAGGATTAGCTCGTCAATCAGAAGATTCTTTACCTACTTCTGAGGGTTCTGGTTCTGCAGGAAGTATGTCTTCAACAGCTACATCTTCAGGTTCAATTCCAACTGGTGCGGCAATGTATTTTCATTCTCCTTATGACAAAATTAATGGACATGTAGGTATTTATGGTGGAGATGGATATATATATCATTTAGGTAAAGGAGTAAAAAAAAACACTCTTCAAGAATTAGAATCAAAAGGATATGTATACAGAGGATGGGGTTGGAGTGGTGGAAAAGACCAATCTAACCAAGGATATAAAATTGCTGAAGAAGCTAAAAAAATGAGTAGTTATGGATATGCTTCTGGAAATTGTCAAAAATGGGTGTCTAAAGTATATCAACAAGCATTAGGTGGAAATAGATATCAATATACAAGACCAAGTGCAAAATTAGCAGGAGATGAGTGGATTATTGGTAATGCAAGAGATGGAGAAAATTCTTCACTTGTGGGAATTAATCAGAATACAGCAATTGGAAGATTAATTGCTAAAAAAGCTCAAGAACATAATTTGGGATATGGTATTTCATTAGATGGTTTAGGTTTTCTTTCCGCTAAATATGAGGGTGGAAAAGTAGGTGCTATTGCTACAGTAAAAGGAGATCATGGTGGAACATCTTATGGTATTCCTATGTTTGCAACAAATACAGGTTCTGCTGATAATTTTGTACGTTGGTTAAAAAATCAATATCCTGACCTTGGTAAATTTTTTGGTTATCATAAAGCAGGAACTCCTGGATTTAATCAAGCATGGAAGAATGTATCTGATTTATATTCTCAGATATTTGGACAAGCTCAAATACAATATGGAATGGATACCATAGTAGACCCTCAATATAATAAAATCCTTAAAAAATATGGATTAGACATGAAGAGAAGTAGAGCTTTATATGAAGTGTTAATTTCAATGGCATATCAATATAATAATTTATCTACAGGATTATTAAATGGGTATAAGTCAAATATGACAGATCGTGAAATTATAGAATTAATTTATAATAATAAAGCAAATAATGTTAGTAGTAATTTCAAAAGTAGTTCTAAATCGGTACAAAGAGGAGTTGCTAATCGTATCAAAAATGAAAAAATAGATGCTTTAACATTAGCTGCTTATTCTATAGGTACTTCATATCATAAAGGAGGTAAGGCTCTTTTAGGAGATGAGAATCTTTTAAAAGGAATTAATCAACCAAGTCCTGAAACATTAATTTATCCAAATGGAAAAGTAGAAATTATCGGAGAAGATGGACCAGTTATTAAAAATATTCCTATTGGCACTCAAGTATTAACGACATCTCAAACAAAGGCTTTATTTAGGAATATACCTAATTATGCAGAAGGTACAGAAGTTGGCAAAGCATATTTTACAAGTGGTAATTATAATATTAGAAAAGGTCCTAATGGTGAAATTATTACAACTATTCCTAAAGATAAATCATATGGATTCTATTTAATGGATGAAAATGGGGAATGGAAAAAAGGTACATTCTATTATGGAAATGAAGAAAATAGAAAAATGATGGTTGGTTGGATTCATCAAAATGGATTAAAAGAATATAAAGATGATTCTAATAATACTCCTATAGAAGCACATAATGTATATAATGATGGAGAAATAGGCAAAGAATATTCAGCATCAACCATATCATCTCAAGAAAATAATGATAATAAAGAGACTTCGAAAAAGAAACTTACTAAAGAAGAAATTCAAGCAATTGAGAAAAAAGCTCAAGACTTAATTGATACATTATCAATACCATTTGAATCAAAAGCTAAGGAAATTCAGATAAATAAATTAAATAAAGATTTATATAAAAAACCTATAATTGAGTTATATGAATATATGGATGATACTACTACTGATTATGTAGAACGTATACAAAATAAAGCTATGTTGGCAATGTATAAAAAAGAAGGAGACTTAGATACTTTATATCAAGAAGCAAATTTATATAAAGATCAACAACAAGCTTTATTAGAAGAATATTATGCAGCTATAGAACGTGGTGAAAGTACAGAATTTTTAAGCAAACTCAAAGATTCAATTTTGGAATTAGATGATGCTCTTAAGAGCGTAGATTCTGAAATCCAATCATGGGTTGATGAAATGATTTCTTATGCTACTCAAGCATTGGAAGCCTTTAGATCTAAGATTAATCATGAACAAGAAATGTTAGATTTTGATTATAACTTAGGAGTTATTGGTAAAAAGACTGATGAAAACTATTATAAGGTAAGGTCTGAAAATAGAGAAGAATTAAAAAGACAATCAGAAAAATATATTGATTCTGTTGTTAATACTATTGTTAGACAAGCATTAATTGAGGGAGCTTCTGTTGAAGCTGCATATAATAAAGCTTATAATAGTGAAGAATATAAGACTGCCATAAAAGAACATTATCAACTCTTTGAGGCTGAAAAACAAGATAACGAAGATAAATTAGCAAGTCAACGAGAAGAAATAAGAAATAGAGAAACTCTATTAGATTTATCAAGAGAAGAACGTTGGAATAATCTTGATAATATTAATATCTATTATGGGGAAAAAGAAGAAGCTATAGATAATGAAATAATAGCTTTAAAAGAAGCATTAAAGTGGGAAAATCTTTCTCATGAAGAATATGTACAAAAAACTATGGAAATAGCAGATCTTGAAAAGAAAAAAGCAGATAATATAAAAGCAAGATTAGAAGCTATGCAAGAATTCTATAGTAGACAATATGATTCTATGACGTATATGGTTAATGAATATACCGATGCTCTTAATGATGAAAAAGAAGCTATTTCTAAGACTTATGATGAAGAAATCAGAAAATTACAAACTGTTAATGAGCAAAAAGAACGTGGCATAAAACTAACCGAATTACAAACTGCTTTAGATAATGCTAAAAAAGAAAAGAAACGTATATATAGAGCAGGTGTTGGTTTTGTTTATGAAGAAAACAGAGAAGAAATAAACAAAGCAGAAAAAGAATTAGAAGATTTCTATAGTCAAGATCGTATTGATAGCATGAATGAAGCTAAAGAGTTAGAATTAAAAGCACTTGATGAAAGGATTGAAGGTTGGAATAAATATCTTGAAGCAATTGAAAAAGTATATAAAACTGCTGAAAGACGTGACCATATGAAAGTACTTGAAGGCTTATATGGAGTTGAAGGTTGGGAAGGTATTTGGAAAATTTTAAATGATGATTCAAATGAATTCTTAATAAATAAAGAAGCAGGTCAAGACATTTATTATGGTCAAAACACCAATATGTTAGAAAATTATATAGGTGTATCTTCTGAAATTTATAAAAAAATGGATGAAGGTGTACAACTTTTAAAAGATATAAGTGAATATGAAACATCATCTGTAAAATTACAAGGAGTTCCTAATTGGAGAGATTATGCTCATGTTATAAGTGATTTTAATGCAACTGCATCTGATTCTACTTTAATTCAACAGTTAAATGAAGAATATGGTTGGAATTTAACTCCTCAAGATTTAAAAAATATGAGTGACCAGAAATATAATGATTTATTTGCTGAAATAACTCAGTTATTTGAATCTAAAGGTCCTGAAGAGGCAATGAAATCATTAAAATATGTTTTAGAAACAGGATGGATAGATGGAGATTCACCTTTGGGTACGCTTACTTATGGTACATATCAACAAGCATATAATATTGGTAAAGATATATTGTTAAAAAAAGGTTCTCCTTTATATAACACCTTTAACCAACCAACAAACCTTGATTTAAACAAATTAGGTTTATCTTATGGTGTGTATGTTCATGATGGATTCTCTAATAATCTTATCAAAGATGGTAGAGTTAATAAAGATTCGATAGATTATAAAAAATTAAAAGAAGGTCATTTTTCTGATGAAGACATATATAATTTTGCTTTTTCAGACATGATAAAGCAAAAAGCTAAAGAAGCTATCGAAACAGATTTAGATATAAATGGTGTTATTTTACCACAATTTAAAGATGGTAAAACAGATAAGGTTGATGGTTTAACAAAAGATGTATGGGAAAAAATCAGAGTAGAAAAAATTAATTTAATGCATAAATCTGGGGATTTAACAGATGAGCAAAGAGATGCATATTTAAAAGATATATCCATATCTAATAGACCAAAAGAATCATCTGAAGGATTATCTGAAGAAACATCTGAAAATAATTCAGAAATACAAAAAGAAGATATTAAAGAAGCTGTACAAGAAGGCACAAAAGAGGGAATAAAAGAAGCCTTTAATCTTACTGCAAGCATTGCAGAATATAATGAATATAATTCAAATCCTTCATTAGCAAATGTTGATTCCAATACAATAAATAAAATGTCAATTGTTAATGATGGTTCGGGAGTTGTTGCTCATAACAATCCTGAAAAAACAAGTAATATACAAATAGGGCAACCTGTTAATAATAATATTACTAATAATAATAACTTTATTTATAAAGGAAGTATTAGTGGAATTGCATCAGCAGTTAATAAAACAAATGAACATCTTGATGCGACATCTAATACAATGTAACTAACTTTTCAAAAGAGAATAGGAGTAGGAGAGGCTACTCCTCTCCTCTCTTTGGTTTTCTTTTAGAAAGGAGGAATAGATATGGCTGTTTTTAAGCCTAATAATTTTTATCCATACCAACAGGAGATTGATATGGAATCATTAGATGGGAATGTTTTTAGTTGCCAAGTTAATACTGATGGAGCATTAGTCAGTGGAGCAAGACTAAAAATATTATCTGCTATTGATAATACAGAATTATATGAGAATGTATATCAATTTGAAGTAGAGAATGCTACAATCAATGGTACTACTACAATAAGAACACCCTATCGAAACAAAGAAGTTGCGGAAATGTTTGTAGCTCCATACGAAATATTTCCAGAGTATAAAGAAGATGAGAATGGGAATAAAATTTGGATTTTATCCGATATTAGTTTTCAGTCTTTATGTGGTTTAAATATTGATTATAACAAGAAAAAAGATATGTGTCCTTATAATTTCTATCTTGTAAAAAAAAATAAACTTTCATTATTTAAAATAAAAGTAAAAATATTAGACACAGAGGGTAAAACCACTTATGAAGATATTGATTTTTATGATTTTAAAATTATACCTTCAGACAAGGTGGAGAATTTATTTAACATAGAGTTTAACAATAATGAAATATTTAATAAATACGAAGGACTTGATATAAGTTATTTTATAGTGTTAAAAAATAATTATGATTATCTTTGGAATGTAAGATTATATGAACATTATTTTGATGAGCAAATAGATAATGGGACATTTGTTTCTGATGGATATATTACAGGTACTACAAAGAATGTTATTTGGTATAACAACAATAACAATAATAGTAATTCTGATGAATTAGAAACTTATGTAAAAAAAGATAATTATGTGGAAGTCATTGCTGACGAAAGTAATTCTGATATTTTTGAAGATCAAATAATAGAGGGTAAAAAAACAAAAGGACGTTTACAAAACAATAATGATAATAATGATTTTTCAGAAGAACAAATTTTGGACAATATTAATGGATATATTTTAACAGATTTTAATGGGAATTATGTTGTACATTCTGATAGATATACAGTTACAGATAGTGGACAAATTATTTTATCTGATAAAAATGAAAAATTATGGAACCCAAATAGCTATCAAGAGGTCCCAACTCATAAATATAGTGATGGGAGTAAATGGCAAAGATATTATGAAATATATAATACTTATATTACTACAGAATATGAATCTCCATGGTATTTTTTAAATAATGTTACTATTAATATATCCGATAATAAAAATTTTATTCTTGATACTTCACAATCAAAAATAGGGGATATTGTACCTAGAAAAACTGGTATTGCGAGTTCTAATTCTTATAAAGGAAATAAATTAATTTATCCATTATACTCATTGGATGGTCTTCATACTCATGGTCTTTGGACAACTACTCAATATTATGAAAAAGATTTTAAAACAAAAGAAGAATTTATGAATGGTTATAAAATGTTTCCATTTGTTGTCCCTGACTGTAGGAATTATATAATCGTAAAAGAAATTAAAGAAACAGAAGATGTTGCTCAACAGTATGCAATGAATACCAATTCAATGATAATGTCTATTTTAGATAATAATTATGTTGAAAAGAAATATTATGTAAAAATATTATCTCCTCTTCCTTTGTTTTATGAATTTTATCAAATAGAAGTGGAAGAGTATAATAAAGGATCTGGTAATGAATGGTATTATTTATATTATAAATCCAATGAAAATAATTTATTTCCTTTAATCAATGATACTTATGATTATGATATAGATATGTATTGTTTTAATAAAAAAGAAAATGGATTTTTTAATACATATAATGCAATGATTAAAATAGATTTACTATATTTTTATTATAGTGTTGCTAATTTTTTTAAAAAAGATTATTATGCTTTATCTAAATTATGTATTGAACCATCAAATAATATAAATACTTATAATTTTGTTAAGGGATGTACTCAAACTCAAAATATAGAACATTCTAGTACATATAGATGGTCTGGATTCTATAAGTTACCTAGTAATTTTAATAATGACAATTTACCTTATATTTTAATACAGGATTATAATAATAGTTCTTATTCATTAGTTATAGAATTAGATACATCAGAGTATATATCTGATAATAAAATTTATTTCACCAAAGAATTTGAAATCCCGTATTTGCATAATAGTAGTCTTTATGCAGATATAATCATCCCCTCAATTGATACACAATGTCAGTTTGGTGATTTTACTTTAGTCCATCAATCTAAAAATACTATAAATTCTATTAATCTTGATACTATGAATGTAGATTTTATTAATTATATAGATAATATATATATAGAATTTATTTTTAATCCTTTAATTAATTGGGCAGATAGTCATTTTAATCAATTTTCATATTTAAATAATTCGGTGCAAAAAATAAAAAACTTTAACTCTATGGATTTTTCAATTACTTTATTTGATAAAAAATACGAAGAATTATTATTTGGATTTTTAAGTTTGCAAGGAACAAATGATATGATTGATGGTATATATAATGTTGATTATAAAATTATATATAAGCAAAGAGAAAAAATTGTTTGGACAACAAATAAAATTGGGTTATTGTATGATATGAATAAAATTGAGACCGAAAATGAATTTAAGATAAATTTAAAAGACGGAGCAACTATATATTTATATCCATGTTCTGATAAGAATACATATAATTCATTTTTTGGAATAAAGGATGATTCTTTAAATGTAGATAATATATATATAAGATTCCCTGAATATGAAGGAAAAGATTCTGCAGGTAATACTATAAAAGATCATGGAAAATATTATGAGAATGTTTCTGATAATAGTACTATACGTAGATATTTTGTTAATAGAAAATATGAGAATGATTGTCCTTTAGATGTATATGGAGTAGAAGTTAAATCAGAAGCTTTTGAAAATTATATTGATAAAACAGATTCAGGAATTTATAACGGATATTATTGCAAATTATTTAAAGTATCATCATATGATCCAAATACTGGAGAGTTTGTAATAGCTGGAGGATTAGATAGAATTATTCTAAATACAGATAGATATGAAGTATGGCAAAAAAAAAATATCGAGGGTTCAAGTAATGAATATGATATTACAGAAATTATATCTACATATACTCGATTATATCCAAAATCAAATGATATTGATAAAGAATTATATATTGGGGGGAGTAATTTACTTATTGAAGATGGAATAAAAATATCAAATTCAAACAAAAATGGGGTTTTTATACAGCCAAATATTAATTTTTCATCAGATAATAATCACACTCCTTTTTTAAAACTGGATGAGCAACAAGCCATTTTAAATTTTAACTATAAACATTCTATTGATAATATAAAATATCATATAAAAGATTTTACTATTAATAAATTAGATGGTTCTCAATGGTTATTATCGTACCTATCTAACAATCAATGTGAATTAGCTCCAGGAATGACTTATAAGTTATATACAGATTGGTCTGATAGTACTCCTAGTAGTTATTTTTATGGACGTTCTCTTGGTACAATAAATTTAAAATATGGAGAGCTATCAGAGGTTAACCAGATTCGAAACTCTAATAATTTTTCTATATTAGATTATGAAGATACATTACAAGAATATTTATATAATTTTGATAATAGAATAGAGGGAGATTATTGCATAATTTCAGGGATGGATATATATATGTTGGCAAATATTAATAATACTAATGTCAAAATAAAAAAATATAGATATAAAATATATAATAATAATATGGAGTTAATATGGGATAGTTTAGAGATATGGGATAATTTGATGCAATATGAAATAAAAGGCTTAGAAAATAATAAAATATATTATATTATATTTGAATGCGAAGATGAATATGGATATCAATATTTTTATGAATGTCCTTTTTATTCGAATTATTCTATAAAAAATATTTCAAACAATCATATTGATGTAACTCCTTTATGTTCTCAGAATGCTATAAAAATTGAAATATATTCAACATATTTTTCATTATCTGATTATGATTTACAAAATATTAATGAAGTAAATATATATAGAAAAGATTCTACAGGACATACAGAATGGATTAATTCAATAAATTTTAATTCAGACAAAGTATATACAGGAGATGGGCAAAATGATTATAAATATGGGTTTATAGATTATGGAGTAAGGAATAATGAATATTATGATTATATGTTTGTATTTGATAAAAAAAAGCATAATTTATCTTATTTTGCAACATATCAATATGTTATTGCAATACAGCCTTTAAAAACAAATTTTGATTCATGGTCAATAGTAGACATAATAAAAAATCAAGATACTGGTATTTATGAAGTTTCTGGTGATTCGTGGTTATTTAGATATAATCTTGAAACTTCCGAAATTACAAATAATACATCAGTAACATCATGGGACACATTAGGAAGATATGCTCAAATGGGTGGAGGAGAGAGAGGATATGATAGTTCTTCTTTAACTTGTTTATTAGGGGATGTAAGTAATTATATGTCATTTGATGGTGTAAAAAATATTTTAAAATATGGATATCATGAAAAAACACCTACTTCTTTAATAGATCAAGAATTTGAATATAGTAAAGGGAAAACAAACAATATAGACAAATATAAAAAATGGAAAAAATATTGTAGAAATAATAATCTTAAATTATTAAAAGATATATCTGGAAATATGTGGATAGTTGGTATTGCAGAAAATCCAACCACCAATATCAATAGTCATAGTCAAGAACAATTAAAAACAATATCATTTCAATGGAAAGAAGTTATGGGTATTGAGGGGAATAGTATAGTTGGTAGATTAACTTCTTATAACAAATCAGATTTTGTATTAAATACACTTATGTCCATGATAAATCCTTATTGGGAGGAATATGATATTAAAGAAGATTATACCGAGTATCAACTGCTATGTATTAAAAATATAGTTATGCAAGAAGTTTTAATAGTTGGATCTGTTGTTTTTGATAATATTAAATCACAAGGAATTTTAGTGACAGCCAAGAAGAATGAGGAAGATGATGATATTAATTCATATATTCCTATATCTCCATTTTTAACTATATATGATAGAACATATCCAGACATAAAAGAATATATTTTTGATGATACAATTAATTTTACTTATAATAGTATTGATGATTTATTTAAAAATAATGAAAAGATAGAATCTGTAAAAATAATTTTAGATGATAGACTTAGTAGTGCAAAAAATGCATTTTACGGATGTGTTAATTTAACAACTGATAATGGCGGTTATATTAAAATTAGTTCAAGTAACTATATTAATACTTTAGGTATGTTTGATAATACAACTCAAAACATTATAGTAGAATGGGACGATTTATTAACTAATAAAACAACAAATTTATTAACTTATGCTGAATTATACGAACAGTATTGGAATCAAGATAATATCACGTTAAATTGTCCTCAATTGGAGTTTAGAGTTAATGATTGGGAACATGCTATTATTGAAGAAAGTGGAATAGACACAGACGATTTAATTACTTATGATAAAATCGTTTATTTGAATAGTTATAAGGGTTATGATGAACAAATTTTTGTTCCTAAATATTATAAAGAAAATATAGATAAAAAAACAGTTATTTATAAAATTATTATAGATGAGAATTTTTCAATAGGATAAAGAGAAGGGGGATAAAAATATGAGTAGAATTTATTTTGGAAAAAATATAAAAACAAAGAGTGGTAATTTTTCTAATGTTTTTAAAGGTAATTTTAAAAATAATCTTACTGATGTATATTCTTTACCCTCAGGATTAATTAATGCATCTAATTTATTTAATGGGTGTACGAATTTAAAAAGAATGGACTATGAATTAGAAGATACTTTATATGATATAAATAATTTTATGTATAATTGTGTTAACTATAATGGAGATATTGTTATTCCTGATTCTGTTAAAAGTATGTCTTCTAGTTTTTCGGGTACTAATATAAAATCAGCACAAATAAGACAATCCAAAAATAAACGATTATATGATATGTCTTATGCTTTTTTAAATTGTAAAAATTTAACATATATTGAGGGGACGATCCCTAACACTATATATAAGTTAGATGGATTTTGTGAAAATAGTGGTTTAAAAGAAGCTCCATTTATAGAAGAAAGTTCAAATATTGTTAGTTATATAGGTGCTTTTAAAAATTGTATTGATTTAATTGAATATAATCATAATATTTATACAGATCATCCCACTCAAATGTTTCAAGGTTGTTCTAATTTAAAAAAAGTAGGGAATATAGATACTGTTGAATTAAGAGAAACATTTAATGGCTGTTCATCTTTAGAACAAATAGGTAATATAGATACTGTATCTTTACATCATTCATTTTTTAATTGTTCAAATTTAATAAATGTTAATATAAATATAAGACCAAAATATGATTTTATTGAGAATAAAATATTGTCTAATGCATATATAAATAATGGGACTTTTAAAAATTGTAATAATTTATATAGTATAAACATTAATCCGTCAAATATTAATAATTTTGAAATTGGTGAAGATTTTTCATTTTTAGATAAAAAATCATGTATTAACATTTGGGGAACAAAACATAATGTTTCTACTGAAATGAATATTCGTAAACAATTAAATAATGTTAATAAAGCTTATTATCAAAGTGGATATGCCAATGTTTTAGATTATGATAGAAGCAAATTTTATATTTTTAATAAGTACAAAGGAAATACTTCAATGCAAAACATTATATTTATGGCAGATAGAATTAGAAATGATATACATAATCCTACTACTGAACAAAGAATTTATTATTCTGATATGTGTTTTGAAAATAGTGATTTAAATGAGGTTGTTTATTATACAGATGTTTTAAACACTATGGGAGATTCTTGTTTTTACAATTCTTCAATTGTAAATTTTTATGCTCCTGATGTCTGTTTGCCAAATAAGAATAGTATTTTTTATAATTGTTCATCTTTAAAGAGTGTGACATTTAAACAATCTGATATCGACATAAAACATAGTACTTTTACTAATTGTTTACAGTTATGTTCTATTAGAAATGAAAATAATAGACCATATGTGGCAAAAAATATTGGTGATTATGCTTTCTATAATTGTGGAAATTTAATAGATAATTCTATTAAATTTGATAATTCTAGAGGACGTACTTTAGGAAAATATAGTTTATTTAATACAAATTTTAAAGATTTACACATAGAATCATATAGTGGTGTGGGTCTTAATGCTATATATAATACAGGAGAGAATTTTTATCTTGCACATTCTTTTAATTTATCTAAGGCTAGAGGCAGTTATAATATTGGTAGAGTCATATATAATGGAACAGGTACTCTTCCAGGTTCTGCTTGGTCTAATATGACTTTTAGAGGTGGAGTAAGAGCATTAAATGTAAATGCTGTTTCTACATTTACTAATGAAAATACTCCTAAATATGGTCATTTGGAATTAAACCATTGTCAAAATTTTCATTTTGATGGTAGTAGTTTTTGTTATGGTTCATTGACAAGTTTTTCTGAAAATTTTGTAAAAATGTTACAGAACTCTACATGGAATAGTAGTGCTTTTTTATTTAATGGAGGGTCAGCATCAACAAAGAGTGGGCTATATTATAGTAATACTTTTAAAAGTGAACAGTATTATGTTATAAATATTGATTCTAATAAACAGCTACCTTTTTATGTTTTTAATCATGGTAATAATACTATCTTTACAGGAAAAGGGTATCTCCCTTATTCTTATGCTTGGAGTAATGATAGTTTTATGTATTGGTTAAACACATCCCCAAATAGTACTTCGTATATTACTTCTATAACTAGTGGAGATGGTGTTAATTCTACGCATATTGTTGTTATGAGTAATAATGTTCAGAGAGAACTTCCTTCATACAATAGTTACACATATTATTTCCCATTTAGTGATACTGTATATTTTCACGCAGGTTCATTAGGTGATACAGAAACTAATATAACAAGGCTTGGTCAGTTATTTTGTAAAAATGCTTATTTTTATAGTGGTGTTGTGCCGAAATTTAGTGGTACTTTGGATGTATATACTATCGCTATAAGGTGTAATAATGCTACTGTATCCTCAAATGCTGTATTATACAATCACGGTTATCTTAGGATTGATAAAAATAGTATATATGAAAATGTATATAATTATTTGCCTCCTGTTTTACAACAAGCATATGATGTATATAATCAATATGGACGAATAGACCCACCAGAATTAAATCAAATATAAAATTTAAGAAAGGAGAGTGTGTTTTTTGAATAGATATTTATTAAGTGCATACTTAGAACAAGATACAAAAAATTTGTACACTTTAAGAGATAAAAACGGAGATATTCTATCATACATTGAGATGGATTTCTCTAATTCATCTTCAAAAAAAACACTATCTCATGAAGAAATAGTAAGATTATTACAAATGCCTTATATATCATATCAACATAGAATTTGCGTGTTAAATCCTGATGATTCTGTGTGTTATCAAATTCCCTTTGAAGATATACCTTATAATGGGATTTCTTATACTGATACTTTACAAGATGGACAAAGAAGGACTTTATCTGTGAAATTAATAAATAAGGATGGAAAATACACTCCCTCAGTAAATTCGCAAAAAGGGTATTATTCTATGTTTTATGATACTTTTTATGAGGATGATACTTCTATACGTAGTAGAAGTCAATATGTTTCAAACAACAATTATACTCGGAATACTGTATGGGGGTCTATAAAAATGTCATATGATATAGGATTAAAAATAAATGAGACTGATTATATATGGTTTAAAAAGGGAGTATATAGAGTTTCAAATATAGATGATTCTCAGGAAGATGGATTAAAAGAAATAACAATTAGTTTAAAAGATAAATTTTCGATTTTTGAAGGAAATACAGGGAAATTAGTTGTATCAACAGAAATTCCATCTGGTTCAGACTGTCGTATGGTAATTAAAGATTTATTAAATGAAGATTTTGGAGATGGATATAGTTATGATATGTTAGAACCTATTTTTGATGAATCTCTTACTGATGTGAAAACATCTGTACTGATTAGAAAAGAAGTTGGTGATACAAAGTCTTCCATTATTCAAGATATTGCAACTCAAATGAATGCTTCATATTATTATAATGAATGTGGAAGACTTGTGTTTGTTCCTATTCAAGATGAATTAAGAGATGAGGTAAAGCCTGTATGTTGGATTTATGAACCAAAAAATATGGATTTAATTCGTATCCAAAATACATATGATATGGATTCAGCAGTCAATATGATAAAGGTTATAGGCGATAATATGGGGGATACAGTGAGTTATGCTCTTGTGGTTAATAATGATCCAAGGTCTCCTATATGTGTTGGGCAAATAGGTAAAAGACTAGGAGAAACAGTAAATGATGCTAACGTTTGGTCTGATAGTATGGCTTTTGATATAGGTAGATATAAACTAAGAAAGAATAGTATTTTATGTTTAAAGACATCATTGCAAGTAAAATTGAATCCATTGATAGAAAATAATAAATTAATTGATGTAATTCATGATAGTTATTCACAAAAACATCAGTTATTTATTGTAAGTAACATTTCATGGAGTAGTGATTCATATCAAATGGCTCTATCTACAATTAATACACAAAATTTAAGTTTCTTGAAAGCAGGTGATAATGGATATGTTTACTAATAATATACAAAATAGTAATAATGATTCAAATAATGTACAAGGCATGAATATCCCAGAGGGATATGAACAGGTAAGTCAAGAAGAATTTATAAAAGCTATTTTAGCAGAGGATAATTATGATGAAATAACAAAAGCTCTAGATACATTAATGCAGAAAAATAAGGTTATGAATGATAAAAGATATCCAGTTATTACTACAGGAAGAGTTGAACATAGTGTTGGTAATTCAAATGTTGTAGTAAAAATGATTGGAGATGATAGTGAACCTACAGAACGTGTAGGATATACTAATCAAACTCCTTTTGTTATTAATCAAGGAGATTATGTAAAAGTTTGTAAACAAACAGCTTCTGATGGAGTAAATAGTTGGATAATGGGCATAAATAATCCTTTAAATAATAAAACAGCTTTTAATTTTTTAGAAGATTGTATTAATTATATATTAATATTACAGAATGAGATTACATCATTAAAAAATAGTATCCAAGAAATAGCTAATTCATTTACTCAAACTGAAATAAAAATTGGAGAGATAACATATAAATTAGCCACAATCAATGCATCTTCGTTGTCTTATGCACAAAGAAATTTAAGTTCCTTAAATAACATTAGTGAAGATGCTAATAGAACAAAAGAAAATTTAGAAGCAATTAATAAACCATAAATGAGGTGATATAGTGAAGAAATATAAATTTTATACATATACTCAAATCTCTGGTGAAGAATCTGAAAGATTATTAGTAAAGTTAAGAGAATTGATTGATAGTGGAACAATTATAGGAGATTCAGATTTAATAAAAAGAATACTTTTGCTATTGGAATATGATGAAATTAATAATACCATCACGATAGATGGAGGCACATATGAAGGTAGTGAATAAAAATCGTATTTTATATTGGGTTAGGGGAGTAGAAATACTCCCCTTTTCTTTTCTCTATGAAAAATAAAAAAAAATAAAAAAATATATATTTAAGACTTGACAAGTTATATTTTTTCTGTTATAATGTAATCAAACATATAGAAGTATGTTGAAATTTTATAAAAAGAAAGAGGTATAAAAATATGTCAGAAAATATTTTTAAAACAAGTAGACGTAATACATTTACGTTTGAAGGACACGCAATTGTTAATGATAATTCTTTTACTATTAACAAGACAAACGAGGCAGGAACATGGGTTTTTAATTCACTTAATGTTGGAGTGGATTGTGGAGACCATGGAATTAATTATGTTAATCTAATGGGTGGATTTAATCCAAATGGTGGCAGTTACATAACAATTCAAAAAGTAGATAGTAATGGTTCAATCCGTCCTAAAGAAGATAACATTACAGTTAATTGGGAAGACAGATTGGATTTTGATGTTACGGCAGAAGATATTAATAAATCAAGCTTTATAGAAGTTACTCTTGAAAAAGACAATAATGGCAAGAATGTATCAAAGTCATTTATTACTGCTTATGATGCTGTTGATTATATAAAGGAATTTATTACGGATAAACTCCCTGTTGTTGTTCGTGGTCATATAGATTATAGACTTAACGGAGCAGGAGATGAATGGATTGCATCTCATATTGTTGACAGTATTCAAATTAAAAATGAAGAATTTTTACAGCCTAAAGCTATTCTTAATTTGATGGTTTTAGTAGATAAAAACACTTTAGGTAAGCCAAACCTCGAAGAAAAGAATGTTCCATTGTTTGTAAATACAGCTTATTATATTTATAAGGTTAATAAAGATGTATATAAACAGACTTGTGCTATTCCTCTCAAAATTTTGTTTGATATGACTTCAATTGACCTTAATGATGAAGCTCAGAAGAAAAAGTTTACATATGGTGTTGAACATTATTTCTCACCTGAAAAGGGCAAAAAAGAATATACAAGTGAAATTCTATTTAGATGTCATTATTCAGGGGGAGTAAAGAAAACTGAAATAAATCTTGAAGACCTTCCAAAAGATATTAGAGAGGGAATTGAAAATGGATTTATTAATAAAGAACAAGTAATGGGTTCAATGGCGATTCAAGGACCTCAGAATAAAGATATTATTTTTGATAGTGTTGTAACAAGAGTAGAAACCACTGAAAATGATGATGGTTCAGTATATACAGTTCCAAAGGTAGTTGCAGAATTTTCTAAATATAAGAATTCCGAAATTGTTTTGTTTGAAGATTTAGAACCGATTGAAACAACTAAAGCAACATCTGCACCTGTTGATAATACTATTAAAATTGAAGATGAGGAAATAGACCAGTCTGCTGCAGATATTATGGCATTGTTCTCAGCAATGGGTAATTAATGGAGGTAATGCAATATGGCAAGACGAATTAATAAAGTAAAAGTTGATTTAGGCAGTTACCCATATTATGTTCTTATGGGTGTTCGAAAAGTAGGTAAGACAACTTTATTTAAAGAATTAGTAGATTATCTTTATCCAAATAATCCTGAAAAGGGGCTATTGATTTCATGTGGTGGTGAAGATGGTTATAAAGCTCTA